CTCGCCACCCCCTCCCGAATATAGATGGCGAAATTATAAACTTAATATTCTTAATTTTTCTAAACTTAAGCGTTGTCTCTGTTTTGTGACTAATTGGGGCCCTTTCGGGCACATCAGCTATTATGATGCCTGTCCCCGGGCCTATTATAAATACTATATGATTACGAAATCTGACTATATCTCCCTTTTTAATCATCACTACATTTATCTTTGTGCTGACACATATATAAGAGAGGAAGTCAAGGACAATTCATTCATTATAAAAAGGCATCAATGCATTTTTTTCCTTATTCAATACAATTGTCACGGTGGTGGCCGGACACAATAGAAGTAGAGGAAATGATAGTAAAAAGAAAGATTGCCAAGTTATTACTGGAAGATATAACTTTAATATCAAAGGATGGTGAAACAACCAGTGACAAAATCTATTTATTATTATTGAAGGATAAGTTCTACCAAGTACAAAGGAAGCATATATAGTTATCGATAGGGGTGAAAATGACAACAAAATATCTTGAGATCGTTTCTGATAAAAATGTTTTTCTTTATGATATGAACTCAAAAAGTACGAAGCCAGTAGCAGGTTTTAACCAGCCGTCATTGAGCAAGAAGTCCTTTGACAATGCCAAAAAGCAAAGTTTCGAGATAGAAGAAGGTCTCGAACCTGATAATATATATAACGAAAATTGTATAACCGGATTATTAAAACTTCGTAATCAAATAGATGCTATTTTTACATCGCCGCCATATTTGTGTTCCAAAGATTATGGAGACAACGTCAGCGATAATTACGAATATAATGACAGCATGCCCTATCATGATTATCTTGTGCTGATGAAACGTTTTATAAATTCGGCCTATGCTGCTCTTAAAGAAGGCGGTGTTTTCGGTCTTAATATTTCCAATGTGATGTCGGAGGGTGAAAAAAGACCCACTGGAATAGATTTGCTTAATATAGCTATTGATAGTGGCTTCACATTTCAAGAACAGATTATGTGGGTCAAACCTTTGGGCGCAGGCAAGCAAAGAACCGGTTCTTATATTATTTCGTATCAAAAATACCAAGATCGTTTAAAGCTTTTAGATATGAAATCTAACTCAGATCCACAGGAAGCATCGCAACAATTAGAGTTGTTTAGAGAAAAGAAGAAGGAAATACTGGCGGAGCTCCGTGAAATAAAAAATACAAATGATGCTCAATACAAAGCCCTTGATTTAGAGAGATATAATATTAACAACCAAATTAGAGTTTTGAGCTTATTCGCACAAGGCGGGACCATCAAGGAAAATAAGGCGATACTAGAGCAAGAGGCGGCCCAGGTATATCATCCTAATCCAATTAGTGAATATATTTGGATATTAACAAAGGGCCCTAACATTACCAACAAGACAACTATAGATCTTAAACAGGCCAAAGACCAACTATATAATGTTTGGTATGATAAAACCGAGCTTCAGTTAAAAGAAAGCCAGACTAAATCTATGATAAGCTCGGATATCGATAAATTAAAAATTAAAGATAGTATTCCAGATCTGGCTGTACAATGGATTGGTAAAACCATGGCCGTTATGGATGGTGCAATTGAAGAGATGGCGGCTCGGGCACTAAATGAGGTTAGACCAAAGCTCAAGAATGGGAGCGCTCTAACCCCAACAAAAATAAATAAAGCTCTTAAAGAAATATATAAGGCAAAAGTGGACGAAGTTATGGCGAAAATGTCCCGGCAGGTTGTCAATAAATTAAAGACGGCCTTGAAGCACAATGAAGGCCACATCAAAGACGCCCTGGCAGAAAGCTTTGCGGTTTTTTGGCGTACCTTTACTGATAATTGGGACATAGCCCCAACGAACACAAAAGTGAGGCATCATCCCGCTCCATTCAGTGTGGATTTGGCCAAAAGATTTATTGAGCTTTATCTGCCTAAAGGGGGATTGATAGTAGATCCATTCTGCGGGAGTGCCAGTACTCCTCAGGCTGCCGTCAGGCTTAATAAAAAGTACAAAAAGGGATATCGCTGGATAGGGTTTGATATATCTGAGGAATATGTAAGACTAGCGAATGACTTTATTAGGAAGGAAAAAAATGGTACTGATTGATGACGATTTAAGTATTAAACTATCAAATGACCGAGCTTTAAGACATGATCTTTCTGCAGCATGGCAGAGCATAACATACATTATAGATGTACTGCATGATATTTTACAGTTAGAGAGTGATGTTGAGCAGACTGCACTAGCTGTTGGGAAATACCAAATTTCAAGAAGTATAAAGAGAAATAGAGCCAATCAGATTGAGCGCACTTATCAAATAATTGATGATGAACATGATGAAATAGCGTCTATTACTTTTCGAGATAATGCATATGTACAAGGAAATATAAAAAGCGATAAAATGAACATTTTAAAAGAGGCGATATCGGCGCTCAAGAATACCGCCAGGCAAGAAATCAAATTATCAAATATTAAAATGAGTAGTCAGCTTCAAAACTTGAAGCAGATATCTGTTTCAGATCTGAAGCAGGCCTAAAAATATTTTTCCTGGGGAAATGTCAATTTCTCCAACTCCTCCTGTCTTTGCCCCATGTTATAGCATGGGGCATTTTTTTTGGTAAATATAATGTTAATAGTCATGCTTATAGCCAAGATAATAGCCTAGCTAGCTCGTCCCTGCGGCGAGCTATTATACTATAATTTGAGGAATGTTTATGTTTCGTTTCGGACGATTACCATTAGGTATTATTATCATCAAAAATAATAAAATAATACAAATGAACAAAAAGGCGCGCGAATACTATGAGATATCAAATGAGGACGTGAGTAACACGCATGTTAATTTTTTATTTCCATCACAGGAAGTTTTTAATCAGTATGAAAATTTAATATCGCATGACGGAATAGGGCATATTAAAACCCAATTAAATAATGAGCATCTATCTATTCATATAGGCTATCTATTTCGTAAGAAAAAGAAGTATGTTATATTGCTGGTGATAAATGATGAGCCACTTAACAAAATCAGAAATGCAGTAGAAAATCCAAATCAGATCGACAAATTATTTCCTGACTTGATATTTAATATAAAATCTCTGTTAGATATCATATATGGTTATTCCCAGATATTGCAAATGAAAATGAAAGAAAATAGCAACTACCAATTGGTAGATGACATGAATACATCATTAAAACAACTAGTTTCGCTACTAGATAAAGTCTATAAGATAGTTCTGGATTATGCCCAAGAAAGTTAAGATTAAACAAAAATATAATTTATACTCAAGGAAAACCAAAGCAAAATATGGAAAAGATTGGCCCACAATAAGAAAAAAGGTTTTGCTAAGAGATGGAAATAGATGTAAGATCTGCGGTAGCACAAAAAACCTGCATGTGCATCATATAGTACCATTAAAAATATCTCACTCGAATGAAGACCTAAACTTGGTAACGCTATGCAGATCATGTCATAAAATGGTCGAAAGTGTTGCATGGAAATTGCTGGAAAATGGGGCTCATAGATATCAAATCTACGAAGCAAGCTGGAAATATATTAATGATCGTCATAATAAAATATTATTAGAAAACAAACCAGAAAATTACCGGTAATGCTCATATAATGCTCCACTAAACTATCTAAAAAGATTGATACTTATCAAGATAATAACAGGAGAATTATATGAATTTATTCCGCAGAATTATATCATTGGTATTCAGGCGAAGCTTCAATGCAAGGGTTATGCCTTTCGCGCCAGGTATGATATATCAATGCACCTACCGCTCAGGCAGACCAGGCTATATTATCCATGATCCGAGACCAACAGTATTTATATTGAGTTCAGATATGCAATATACCACTGGCATTAACGCCCACTATATAGGTGCTATGCAATACACATTTGCATCTTTTATAATTAATGCGAGAAATTCCGGTATGCAATTAAATGGCTTAGTTATATATACTTTGTTAAAGAGAATGTATCCATTTATTACCAAAAGCGCATTCAGAAAGTACTTCACAAACAATCTAAGAGGCAGGTTGGTCAGTCCAGGAATGTCAAATATGCCTCAGCCAAATGCTATCCAAACAATTGCCGAGCCATGGATTAGAAGAATTAATCAAACCCTCTATAAACCAGGTGCTAAAACTTATGCCTCTGATAAGTCAATGGCACAAAATATAGTAAATAATGCTAGATTGACCAATTATCACCCAATTACGAGTTCGCCGTTCAAGCAGCGAATTTCCTATCAACCGCCACCTACCACTCCAGAAGAATAAATTAAAAATACGATGATTTTTCAACAACATTTAAGATAATCTAAAGAGGTGGCAAATGGCAGCATTGAAAGATATATACCAGAAAAACATAGCGGCCGCAACAGCAGAAGTTACTGCTAAAAAGCAGAGAGCATATGAAGAGCTGACAAAAAAGCAGCGTGTTGTTCAAGATACTCCGCCAGAGGTGGAGCTCCGGGATTTTTGGGTTGAAGATGGTGTGTCTCTTCGTCCGGTATATCCATTCAAGCCATTTATAGAAATAAAGCTATTAACTGATATAGACAAAGGCCATGAGGACTATGGTGAAAATATTTTTAAAGTTCCATACAATTTTGTAAGTGATTTTAGTGTCAACACTTATCCATATCCAAAAGCCAGTATTACTTTAGCTGATAATCAATTTACATGGATAGAAAAATTTACAATTCGGGCTCTTGCTCTTTATAATGAGACCATTCTGAAGAGACAGGAGGGGGTATGGGAAGAACCGTTTGCCGCACCTGGATTTGCCAGGTTAAGATGGGGGTGGGAAGGCGTTACAAAACCCATCACAAGCAATTGGCTAACCATGATACTTACAGGATTTAAGTATGGAATAAGAGGGACATGGCTTACAATCAGCCTGGAATTGATAGGGAACAGCCAATATTTCTTTCAAATTACAAAACTGGGAACCAGAAGGATAGATAAAATATTCCCTCTGGATAAAAATGGAGATAAAAAGGATAATGGCACTATACAAGAATACTTGGAGACATTTCTAAAAAGATTTAATTTAAAGAATGGAGTGCACTATAAACTTGGTGAAGGATTTGATCATCAATTTGCCGTAGATACATTCCATGGCTATATCAATTCTTTTCTTAAGAGCGATACATCTCTGATAACATTTATAAATGAAACATTGAAACTGCAAATTTTACATGATAGTGGTACCAAAGAGCAGGGTATAACAACTATAGAAACTTCGGTTGCCAAGCCAGATAAGGAAGAAGATTTTGAAAAGTATGGCTTGATAAAAAAATGGGAACTTAAACAGCCATTAAACAAAAGAGGCAGTAATGCTGCTGGAGATTTTATAAAGAGAGTATATGAATGGCGCGATACCCCGACTTCGGTTGTACAAAGCCTTGAAGCACAAATACCTGAGGGATATTTTCTTGGTTTTGCCAGCCTGAGCTTTCTTGGAGTAACTTTAGATGATAATGGCAATGTAGCCGAACAAATTGTTAGATTTGATAATGGAGAAGTAAAGGCACTGAGCACACTAAAAGATCAGGTAAAAACTCTGCATGATAAAGAAGTACAACTAAAACATCGTGAAAGTGATCCCAAACTATCAGAAAAACTTAAACAAGCCCAAAAAACATTATCTAAACAAGAAGTCGGCTATGGGGGTCTAAATAAGAAGATGACCACATTCTTAAAGAAATATGGTAAGAAAGACAAAAAAGGCAACCTCATAAAAGACGAAAATGACAATTGGATATTAGTAGAACAGGAGAATGATACTATTACAGTTACGGATCCGGAAACAGGCCAGAAAACCACGAGGCCGAAAACATATTCCGACCTAAGAGAAGAGTTCAATAAAATAGCTAAAGACAGACAGGATGGAATAAATAAAGTTGCAAGTGTAAATGCGCAAATAACAGCAGACAAGGAAAAAGCAACGAAGAGCATAGACAGAACTTATGATGACTATATTAAAAACCATAGCGAATTTAAACCAATACCAACAATTCCGCAGGGCACTGATGGAGAAGGCATACAGGATAGAGCGGCCAGAGATGAATTTATATTGGGAAGATTAATGACCACCATCAATGAAGATATGGTCTTAAGACTGAATTTAACAGTATTGGGAGATCCATATCTTGACGGAGTTCGTATTCCATTTGAAACATCCAGAGTTAGGGTCATTGTTAATAGACCTGATGGAAAGCCGTCCTTGCTTACTAATTACTACTTATTTCTCCCAACAGGTGTAACCCATAATATTAGCAGAAATGGATATTCAACATCCATGACCTTAATAACAGCACGCGAAGAACAAACCGAGCAGCTTAGAGTTTCATTGGCCTCTACTGAGGAGGAGAGTTAATAATGCCAGCTGGCGTTGAAACAAAATTAGATTTTATGATTGATGTCCAGAGTAATCTTCAGACACTGGCAGACCAATTTAGAAAGCAGGCTGGTACCATATCACTCGAGCTTACTGATATAAAGGCCAAAACGCAGAATTGGGGCATAAGCCTGGGAGATGTTATTACCATACAAATGGCTCAAAATTTCGCCAAGGCTCAAAAAAGCGGCGCCGAATTCATGAAAATGATGATAGAAATGGTTGGCAAGTTTGTCAAAAAGTCTAAACCAGAAATAGAAGAAATGCAAAAAAGACTTGGCGAATTCACCGATAAGAGTGAAAAATATATGAAAAAGTCCGATACCTTTGAAGACGCTATGCTCAAAAAAAGAAAACAAGAAAAGAAAGATGATGAGAAACTGGCAAAGCTAGCGGAAAATGCGCAAAAAGCTCAGAAAGAGCAGAACGCCAATCTTGGCTTTTTTGGCAGATTAGCACAAAGAGTTAGTAAAGCGGCCGGTGGAATGTTCGGAGTTATTACTAAAGGGGCTGCTGAGTTCGAAACGCAGCAGTCTTTAATGCAAACGGCATTGTCTCACACAAATAAAGAACAGCAAAGCTTATTTAAAAGGTTAAAGGATGGAATGGATAGAGCAATAGAAGATGGTGGTCTTTTGGGAAAGGGCCTTCAGGTTATCCGTTTCGCCTTCAGAACGGCCGGTAAGGCGGCAGTAGTATTTGGGGAATCAGCAATAGGAGCCATGAAAGGCGCTGCGGGCATAGCCAAAATTATGTGGCGCACCATAATGGGCCCGGTTGGTATGGTTATGAAACTCGTAGGGAACCTGTTAAAACTTCTGGGTGGACTTTCATTTATTAACGCAATCAAAAGTTCGGTAGATTTGGATGCCGCTGTAAATGATATAGCAAGAACTATGACCGGTGGAGTTGAGAGTAGCAAGAAATTTGGAGAAACAACAAAACGGTTAATGACTGATATTAAAGACTCTGCGATGGATGCTGGAGCAGCAGTTCAGGATATGTCAAACATATACGCCACATTGGCAGGGCAACATATTCCCGTAGGAGATCTCAAAGGCCTTGCTGATATGTCATTTGAAGCCGCAAAGGGCCTTGGAATGAGCTATGAACAATCTACTCAATTAGTTGGAACATTACAACATGTAGGCAGATTATCCCAAAAAGAGATCAAAGGTGTTCTTAATCAGTTTGCGGCATTACAACAGAGTCTGGGATTGTCAGCTGCTGAAACACAGGGACTGGCTCAGAACATAATGAAGACGACAGGCCGTTTGAGACAGATGGGCGCGACATCCAAAGTAATCAGATCATACACAAGAGCCACAACAAGCTTAGCGGCAACATTCATACAGGTAGGTCTTGAAGCAGATGCCGCCGCGCAGAAGGTGGCAGATTTGTTTAATCCAGATCAGCTCGAAAATAATATAGCACTTTATTCACAACTTGGAATGAGCGTGACTAAAGCCAGCGCCATTATGCAGGGCTCAAGTGAAATACCAGAGGATATGGCTGCTAAATTCGTAAAACTTTCAAAAAGAATTGCATCAATGGGGCCTATTGCTGGTAAGGAATACGCCAAGGCGATGAACATGTCTTATGGAATGGCTCAACAACTCGCAGGCCTGACAGAAGATCAGGTAGGCAAGGTGAATAAAATAATGGGTCGGACTGCAAAAGGGGCCGATGATGTTTTAAAGAAACAGAGGGATAGACAGAGAAAGCAAACTAAAGAGCAATTTGAAGAGGCTAGAAATAGAATGGCTCTACTCATGATAGATGTTATCCAGCCAATAATGGAACTTCTTCGTGATTTTATGACGCGCCTGAATAAGGCCTTTAAAGATGCCAGACCATATATTAAACAAATCGCAGATTGGATGGGCCAAGCAGCAGGAATGATGAGCAAGTTGATTGCGCCATTGTTCGAGTTGGTTGGGAGAGTGGCAAAGGTATTCTTCGGCGGCGGAGAGGATTCTATTTTTAATAAAGCTCTTGTGATAGTCCAAAAAATAGTCGATATGGTTATGAAATTTATGCCAATTGTCGAAAGGATATTAACTACGCTTGCTGATTCTTTCATGACAATAGTCCCGCCAATTCTAGATGCAGTAATGACTGTAACTGACGCATTACAGCCCGCTATTGAAGCGGCCTTGGGATTCGTACAACAGATAATAGGACCGATAACGGATCTAATTACGAGCCTTATTAGTGCGTTGATGCCAACTATAAGAATTATAGTAAAGGCGCTTGGCCCTGTATTTGAGACATTTGGAAATATTATTGGTGACATAATAAATAATTTAAAAGGCCCGCTTACCCATATTTTCCAAGCAATATCTAAAGTTCTTGAAGCCATAATGCCAGCCATTATTAATATCATAAAGGCTCTGAAGCCAATATTTGATGCTTTCTCACAGCTATGGGGCATGATTGGTGACATGATAGCTAAATTAATGGTAAAATTAGCTCCAGCGTTATCGAAGATCTTCGATGTAGTCGCTATGATCATGCAGATGTTAGGCCCTATAATACAGTCCATTGTAGATGCATTAGGACCAGTAATTGATGCTATGATGCCAGCATTAGATCTAGCCATAACACTTACTAATACAATATTAGACTTGCTTGGGCCATTGCTCAAATATTTGTTGAACATTATTGTAATAGTAATAAGATTAGCAGCTAAATACGTAGAATTAATAACGAAGGTGTTTAAATGGATATTTGAAAAATTCGATAAGCTTTTTAAGACGATTCATAGCCTTTTGCATATTGGCAAAAGGGAAGAAAAAGCACCGAAACCATCAGAAGCAGCAAAAGAAGGGTTCTTTGCGGAATTATTCAAGGGCCTTAATTGGCAGTATAATTTACAAACTGGAGCAGGCAGCTTACAAGGCGCCGGAGCTGGTGCCGGAGCAGGAGCTGAAGCAGGAGCTGGAGCGTTTCAAGGCAAAGAAACAACAGTGAAGGCTGTGGATTTATCGAAGCAGATAAACAAGCAAACAACGACAACCACAGAGGCGAAACAGATACAGCAAGAAACCGCCGAGCAAATGGTCTCAAGATTAGATACAAATGCAGAGCTGATGAAAGAATCAACAATAGCCATGAAAGCTGTTGCAGAAAAAATAGAAGACATAAGAGATAACGCAGAGCGAACCACTACATTGCTGGCACGCTTAATGCCGCAAATAGCAGAGAGGGTATAAACAATGGCAGATAAAGATTGTTTAAACACTGGAAGCGGGTATGGAGCAGAACCGCATAAAGATGAGCCCAAAAAAGAACATCAAGAGGTAACTTTGCCTGTCACTAACGCCGCTAAGGAATCTGCCAGTGTAGATATTACAACCAATTCTTCGCATAAAAATGAACAGGTATTAACTCCAGAACAGGGTCCAGGGAAAGAATCAATTAAAGTTGAAAATATCGAAGGAGTAGCAAAAAAAACAGAAGCTGAAATAAAAGAGCCTTTGGAACGGTCTAATAAAACTGTCACAGAAATAGAACAGACACAGCAGACATCCGGAAAACAGGAGAAAATAGAAGAAATTCCTGGTGCATATCTTTGGAAACAATTATTAGATATAAATATTCATGAAAGAACGAGCAGTAAAGAACAACAACCCATAAATACTTTGGAACATGGTGCAAAAACAGAACATGTAATTGAAAGTTCAGCCACTAAAGAAAGCAAAATTGATAGTCCTATTAATATAGATGCCAACTTACAGAAAGCGTCTGTTGATGTTAATCCAAAAGGCAAATTAAACAAGTCAGAAATCAATATAGCGGAGCCGCCTGGCGGTGAAAATAAAACACAGCAGAATATATCAATTCCTCGTTCTGAAAATGATAAGCAACTGCTGGATTTACAGGATGCGCCAGCAGGAACCAACAAAACCGAAACAAACTTTATACCACCTGAACATGATTTCAAAGGTACAAAAGATATCGTCGCTTATGCACATCTTCCAAAGAATTTCATTGATATTTATACCCCTGGCCATGATTCAAAAATTGATAAGAGTATAAAAGAAACAGATAAACATAAATCAAAAGAAGAAATAAATATACCAGAATTGCAGCATCTGGCTAAATCATTAAAAGATGTACTGCCTCCAGAATTGCAAAAGAATAAAGAAGACGTGGAGATATCATGGAATCAGGTTGTTGAAAACATAAAAGACGAAGTTGCAAATCAGAAGGTTCTTGACATAAAGCAATTTTCTCGTTCAAAAATTAGAGAACTTTATGGCGATGTAAGCGAAAGACCAGAATTATACAGCACAAATGCAAAACCAGAAGAAAAAACAATTAAATTAGGCCATAGAAATCTAGAAGCAGATCAAAATTATATCCGAAACAATCCTGTAAATGATAACAGTTCCATTAAACCTTCAAGTTTTGAAGACATAATAGCTCTTGTAGTTGCAGATATTGCTGAGAAAGTGCGTATTAGTAAACAGGATAAGAATATAGCCGATGCTGTTTTTGAAATACCATCTAATGTTGATAATTATCTATCAGACACATTTCATGATTCAGATAAATTAATTAAATCAGATAATTTAAACGTTATTAATGCTTCCATATCAGACAGAGCATTTCTCAGAGGATCCCAACATTTTTCGGAAACAATATCACCTGAAGATATCAGTCAATCAGTAACTGTATCTGGGACCTCTGTCGGTTCTAATAATAGGATCGGTCTTGTGGAGATAGGCTCTCCAGCTAAAAATACCAATGAATTATCATATAACTTTAATCCCAGAATTGCCGAAAAACAAAATATAAATACTATTATACCTGAATACAAAGAGCAAATATCGGTGGTGACAGTAAGGCCATTGCCTTTTGATGCTTCCGGAAGGATCAGTTTGACAGGCGTAACCGCCGGGGCAGGAGCCAGAAATTCCCAAAATCATTTTGACTTGAGCGATGCCAGATTGATAAAGCCGGAATCACAAACAGTATCCTATAATTTTTCACCATTGATTGATAATATCGCCGGCACTAACAAACCTGGAACGCAACAATCTGCAGGAATGATGTCAGCGGCCGGTCATGCTAAGGGAGATTCAATCGAGCCAATGGCGCCTATTGACAGAACTATTCATAAAGAAGCAATAACACCTGGTATTAATATAAATAGCCTAAATAATAGTATGCAATCAGATGCCGGCTTGGTCAAAGGAACAGCAAACGATCCAAGAGTTCAATATAATATTTTAAGGGATCCGGCTCTGTATAGACCTACTATAACAACATTTTCTGAGAATGAATCATTGAATATGATAACAGATTCTGATGTGATAAAATCTAATTCTCCAGATATAGCAAATGTAGTTGTTGGCGTGGATGCTGCAGGCAATCAAATTATCGAAACACCTTTTAACAGACCAGCAGACAGGTACGCTCCAAATACAGCAGAACTCTCAGTGCCAATGCAGAGCTCTGCAGCTGAAGTGAAAGGGACCCAGGGCGCTCCAAGATTGATGGTAAATATAAAAACTTACAGTGAGGCGCCTGAGAGGCAATTTGATAAATTAGGACGGGCGTATGAATTCAATCCCGGAGATTTTATAGCTCCAGTAGCTTATCTAAGACCGGGATCAGTCGGTGCACTGAATATATCCCAAAAGTCTGGACTGTCTAAGGATGCTCCTGACAATCAGATTGATGTAACTGATTCTGTAGATCGAGATTTTGATGATAGACGAACTGTTAATGGAATGGTAAGACAGGTGCTAGCAGAAAGAGGTATGGGCTTTGAGAAAAAACTTCCATTGGATCTTCACTTAAGTGATATTCCTGGTTTTGAATCTATTGGCCAGGCGGCGAGGACTCTTGGAATAGACCCAAAAAAATTAAATTCTCTTCCAGAAGAAATGAGAATAAATGTTGGGCCATTTAACTTGGGGCAGGAAATGCCCTACTATGATCTATATTTCACAGCAAATAGACTTTCGCGGCCATTGGGGCCACGTGGAGCGGTTTCGAATTGGGCAAAAACCAAGGCCAGAAAAATACTTAAAATGGATGGAACCGAAGTGGAAGTTACACCCGGGCAGGTTCCAAAAACATCAAGCGATACGTTGCATACAGTAAAGCCTGTAGTTATTATAACTCCAAATAAAAAGACTTTAAGAGGCTATGGGTATTTAGAAGTATTTTCCAAAGGAAATGTTAATAATTCAGGAGAGCCATTAAATATGGCTGAGGAGGGAGGCTATGGTTCAGGTAAGAACAGTATTTATAGACCTCCAAAACCTGGCGCACGCGCTACTAGATATGGTCAAGAAACCTTGAGCATTCCATCCAGGATTCCATTTCAGTTCAAGCCAGAAATTAGTGGCGATTCTAAATCGGCCAATTGGTCAGCATTACAGATCCTTGGCAGATCTAATAGTCTCTATACATATACAGGTTCTCAAAACAGAAGTTTGCAGATCAATTTAACTTATGCTGTTCTTGAACCGCCAGTTACAACAAATAACCCTACGGAGATAATAGCAACAACAATAAGTGATCTGGCGAAATCAACAATTAGAAAGGGAGCTATGAATGTCCCGAGTGCTGCAGTTAGCACATTGGGGCAGTTAAAAGCAAAAGAGTATCAGGGGATGGAAGATTTAGTTGGCTGGGATGAAGATACTGTTTATTGGATTGCCAATACATTAAGAGGCCTGGTAGTTCCACAATATCATCGTTCAGATAACACAGCTCCTCCGGTAGTAAGACTACATTATGGGCATTACTTTAAAAAGCGCGTTAGCTGGAAAGATAAAAATGGCCAGATTGTTCAAAAAGATGATATAGATCCATTATTCATTGTGACTCAAGTCAGCCTAGCACATGAAGGTCAAATTAATCCAGAAACGAAGAGAAATCAAAAACTCACTATTTCACTTAATATGATAGAAGTTGATGAAGACATTTTTACATACGAAGGATTTAGAGATCTATCAGGATATATACCTTTGCAACCGCAGCCAGGACAATCGGCTACACTCAAACAATCTATCATAGATAAAATAAGGCCATTCTAAGGAGAAAATTTATGGCTTATACTACTTCTTCTAAAAAGAAAAATAATTTATTTACTGAAGACAATCGATATCAATACTATGATATTATATACGATGAGAATATATCTACATATAGAATTGGTCTTGGCTATCAAAATTTGCCTTCATTTCCCAGAGGAGAATTGGATACATTTTACGTTATCGATAATGCGACGCAATACAGACCCGATTTAATATCTCTTAAATTTTATGGAACAACAAAATTGTGGTGGGTAATCGCCAAAACCAATAACATTCAACACCCAATTAAAGATCTTAAAGCTGGAACAACCATAAGAATTCCAGATTCATTTAGAGTGCTTAGTATTTCTGGAGCTTAAATCATGGAAACAAGAACAAGAGCTTCAAATAGTGATTTAACGGTAAAAAGATATCTCCCCGCGGAGATGGATAATCTAAGATCAGGACAATATAATGCCATTTATAGGGCCAAAGTAATCAACACAAATGACCCTCAAAATAGAGGTAGGGTGAGGGTTAGAGTTCTAAAATTCGATACACCATCTGAAAGTGATGAAAACTACACATGGTCTTTTGTTCTTACTCTGAATGGTGGCCCTCAAAATTCTGGAATATGTATTATTCCGCCGATAGGTTCTATAGGGTTCATTGCATATTTAGATGGCGATGGTTCCACTCCAATTTGGCTTGGCACTTCCAATTTACAGAAATTAGATATTCAAAAAGATGGAGAAACGAGTTTTACTATTCCAGCATTACCAGTAGAGATGGACAATGATCCGACAACAATTGTCTGGAAAACACAATACCCAACTCGAAGCGATGATCAATATAATATGAATTTTTATGCGGATGGTGATGATTCTGATTCATGGATTAAATCTGAAAATCTATTAAAACTATCCGAAAAGGAATTTACAATATTGAAATATAATCAAGGCCGGACATCTAATGATGGCTATGAGATCGGATATACATATAATTATGAACCTTATTCTATAGATGATGATGTTATACTAGAAGGCGAGATATCAGATGATTCGGATAGAAACGACCCGCTAAACAACAACTATTCCAATTTTTTTAGAATTCAAGATGATGAAATACGATTATTTTATAAAACAAAAGTAACAAAGAGAAATGAAGATCAGAAAGATACTGAGTTTGCATCTTATAGTTCTGTATGGATGGATGATGATGGAATTCATATGGATGATGTATGGAATAACTCCATAAATCTTGAGAAAGATGGCATCCACATCATAGCGTCAGGTCTGGGCAGTGATAATACAGCTTTTGATATGGAGGATGATTGGGGAAATTTTATCAAAATGCAAAAAAATGGTATGTGGGTGCATGGTGCCAACGCTACTGATAATCCTCAAGTCAGTGATCCAACTGGAAGTTATGAATATGGTGATAGTTTTGAAGTCTTGAGATTTAACAACGAAACACCAGGATTACTCGTTAACACGCTAGGTGAAATAAGCATTAAAAGAGTTGATACGAGCAATAACCCACTGGAGACAATAAGCGTTGATTCTGGAATACTTAAATTTGATACCGCGAATGATAAGGGTTCGATCTCAATAGAACCGCAATTAATAACAATAACAGACAGTCTTGGAACACTTAAATTGGATGCTAATGACACAAAATCTGATAGTATGAATTTCAAAGTGAATGCTAATGCAAATGCTGAAATAAATGCTAATGCGAAAGTGAAAATTATAGGGAATGCAAAAGTGACAATTGGTTCAATGGTTGATCTTGGAGCGGCTGTAGCTTCAATTCTAAATCAAACTGCCCTTATTATATCGCCTCCTGGCGTATCAGGTGGGCCTTGCAGCACACCTAGTGCTGGACAGGTTTTTGTAAAAGCATAAAGGAGTTAAAAATAGATGAAAACAAAAAGATGTTCCAAATGTGGCGAAATACATATGGATCACATTATACCCTGCTGCCGCTTTGATTTGACTGATCCCGAACAACAAAAGAGATGCTTTCACTATACTAATCTTCAACCACTATGGGCTAAAGACAATTTGAAAAAAGGGGTTAAGATGTGGGTTTAACAACCTTCGAACAGAAAAAGGAATCCATCAAAGCTGATGCCCGCGCGAATAAATTCAGCGTTTGGTATATGTGGAACATGGAAAGAATCTCCATACGATCAAATGATCAAGCTAATGGCCAGTTATTTACAGCTGTTGAAAATGCAATTATAAAATATTATGGTGAGAGAACGGCTCTGAATGGCAAAACAGTTAATAAATTTATGGGAGCATGGAATAATTTATCAAGTACATCTCCATGGCGCCTTTCTGTAAAGGCATCTGATTTTGATACTTTTCCGACTTTGAGCCAACAGTATTTGGAAATGAATACATACAAGTTGGCACCGCAAGTTTATACAAATGGAACATCAGGAAGCGGAACTAGTGGTATAGTTGGATTAGTAAATAATTTAGCAAGTGTTTCAGACCAGTTATTAAATGGTTATATATTTTCTGAAGCTGCTTATTCTGAAAGTCGGTGGTCAGCTGCCGCAGGAACTACGGTTACATTGCAATCAGATTCAAATCTGCCTCCTAACTATATAGGAATAAGAGTAATTATTCCCGGCCAGAGTACTCCGCTACAGAATGGTAAGTATTATATAGAGGCAAATGATGTTAATTGGTTAGGATGGCTATCCCCGGTAATGATATATAAGGTATATAATGCAACAACACAATCATATCAGTGGCAAGGCTATTATACATTTATTACTGATCATGAAGAAGGTGGAAATTCAATTCCAGATTGGAGTGGTGGTCCTCATCCAGCGATAGTAAGAAATTATTATATTTGGAACAATAATCAAAGAGCAACGGACAATGACTGGTGGTCTAATAAGGATGGCCTTGGATGGTCAGATTTTCCGGCTGCTTTGACAATCTATTACAATGCATTAACAAGTCTCATAAACGCTATAAATGGAATACCACCAATTTTAATTGATATAATTGATTATTATAAAGCCACAACATCAATAGTTGGTAGCACAACAACTAATTGGGAATTATTAGGTGGTACTGGAACATGGGATAATTCTGGAGACATCGCATTTGGGTGGACAGAAACAAATACCTTTTATACAGAAGTAACGACTGGAGGTGGAAGCGGCTCATGGGTGAGCCAATTGAGCGCGCACTTGCCGGCAAGCCCCACGCTACATGGTCCTGGTTATAGCGATAGCGAAATAGGGGCGGTAAATGCTTTAACTAATGATTTCAATACAAAGATAAATAATAGAATGACAGAGATAGAAAATAATATATTAGGGCAACTTAGCCCTGTGACCGCGGATGGCTCATTTTCGGCACTACGCGCAATCCGATATTTATGGGTAGATGCGCGGATAAATAAGTCAGGTGGAACATTGGTAGATAGATTTTCAAATGATCAGGGCATTGATATTTTGACAAAAAAATCTAATTTGCTCAATGATCAATTGGGTTCTCTTAGAATACCCGACACCGAAAGGGAGCCAAGAACGATAGATGTTGATTGTAGTAGAATGGAATTTACAGATAGGATTAGAATTACCTGGAAAATGGTCATGCAGGCAACGGGATACGATATATACAGATTTGATGCTGGTACCGGAGATGCCGCGAGATTATATAATACACCAGATGGTCCTCCAGACAATTTATTTGTAATTATTGATACGATCGATGCTATAGATTCAGATGGATTACCTGTAACTAGATATGACGATACATATACTGGATTAGAGACTGAACATTATTATTACTATAAAATAAAGGTTCATAATGATGGTAAGGGATTCCCTCCACCATATAATAGCAGTAAAGAATCTACTAATCCTGAGGATGCCACGGAAAGCTTCTTGAGTTTGAATTTTTATGATAGCAAAGTGTGGCGCGCCGTAGTCAGCGGCAACTTAGTAATACTAGACGGTTTTTTGAATTCCGGAGCATTGAGGGGATAAACTATTATAGGAATAAATGATGAGTCCAGGACTTTATAAATGGTATGAAGAGGAATCTACTCTCGAGGACAATCGAATTTTCTTTTTTCCAATAAAAACGCCGAAACGTTTTGACTATGGTACAATATATGTAGTAACAAAGCCAAATGGAAATTTAATGACGATGTATATATCAAAAATGCCTGTTCGTCCGCATGAATTGGAATATGTAAAGCCGGCGGATCCGAAAATAATTGCGAGATTTATAAGAGGCAACAAAGGAATAGTTATAAGACAATATTTTGAAAGATATAGCTGAGAGGAATAAATGGTAGGTCCAGGATTCTATAATAACACATTTTTAAAGATTAAGTCTGATAAGAATTTAATATCAGAATCAATTTCACGTATATTAATGACGACACCGGGAGAACGAGTTGGCAGGCCAAACTTTGGAAGTGGGCTACGTAAGCTGCTTTTTGAAACCACTAACGATATTTACTTGCAGGATCTTAAAAGAATGATAGAGAGCGCCATAAATTTATATGAACCAAGGGTTAATGTTCGCGATGTAGTCGTCAATGCGGATGGAAATATAATATTTATGAAAATATTGTTTAATGAAGTAGGCAATCCACTGAACGAAGATTTAATAGAATTTGAAATCAATTTAGAGGAAGGGCAATAATGGCCACTGATGATTTAATAGCTCTACCGCGATTCTCATATACGGCATTGGATTTTGAAACAATAATCTCGGACATTAGGCGGATAATTATCGAAAATCCGGCCTATAATGAATCCTGGGAAGATTTCTTAGAATCCAATGCAGGGAAAATGATAATTGAGTTGATATCCTATATTGTCGATATTCTGGCTTTTAGGGTTGACTGGAAAGCGAATGAGAATTTCATTGGCACAGCAACTCAGAAACAGTCAGCTATAAATCTACTAAAGCTAATTAACTACCGGATCACATTACCACAGGCCGCATCGGCAAAAGTTGATATGACTTTATCTAATTGGGTTGAACCATTTGATTTGCCATCTCTCATGTCGGTAACGGCAACAGATAGAAATGGAGATCCAATTACTTTCGAGTTAATACCCAAGGATGCAGACGGAGAATTTATATACTTTGGTGATGACGCAATAGTCACCGTAAATACTGGTACTATTACAAGTCAAATCATATCATTTACTGGGAATGAAGGTCTAACATTTTTCGAAGGAAGCAGCAGAATTCAAAATGAGACAATGCAGGGAATAGATAATGAAACTATAGTTTTGAATGATTTTCCCGTAATTGAGAACAGTATCCAAATATGGACATTGAACGCTAATGATGAGCCGATCGAAAGACTGCCTCTAGTGAATAGCTTTGTTGCCGAAGACGCGCAACAAAAATCCGATGGATCTCCATTATTGGTTCCACCTTTTATGATTGATGTAGATGCTGATAATAAAGTAACGGCGAGATTCGCGAGCTCCGCTATAGCTAACATATTTACAGCTGGAGATTCTATCAGAATATATTATAGAATAGGCGGAGGCTCAAAAGGCAATATTGTTTTAAATTCTATAAGAGAAACGAAATCATTTGTGGTTGGCGGTAATTCTGTGTTGGCAACTTTTACAAACAATGAAGCCGGCTCAGGTGGAGCTAGTTCCGAATCAGTCAATGAAGCAAAAAAGAGAGCTCCGCTTTATATCACAACAGCTGATAAAACTGTTACACCATTAGATTATAAACGTATTCTACTACTGCATCCAAATATATTGACTACAGCTGCATATGGCAAAGTTAATGAACCAGCTGCAGTTTCAGATGAATATGGATATACAATTCCGACTTTTGAAACTTGGATTTACGCAGTTCCTTCATACAAAAACTGGTCAGTTCTGGATCCAAGAACTGAATATAATACAGAACTCCAGCTGACGAAGCCATATGAAATAAAAAATGCCACTTTGAGTTTTTCATCTCCATCATTATTAACAGGCACTATTTCATTTGATCCAGCTGGTTTAGATTCAACGAAAGTAACGGGCAATGGAACATTATTTCCTCCTGAGCTTGAACCGGATGATGCTATAGCAATTCCTGGAACTGGAACTGGTTCTGAAATATTTGTTGGCGTAGTGGATACTATTGAAACTGGCACAAATGATATACTACACCTTAAAAATCCTCCACTTTTTGCCGCAACCAACCAAAATTTCGGAATTAGTTCTTATGTCTTGCAGTTGCCAAGCGAATATGTTCCTGTTTATCCGAGATATCCTGCCATAAATATTATAACAGGAGGTTTGACGACTTATTTACAAAATGTTGATTATGTGTTTGATTATGATAAAGGCTTAATTACCAGATATAATTATATGGGAGGATTCGGCATCCCAGTTAACACACCACTTTCTATAATGTGGTGGTATTGGGATCAACAGGTAGATGCTGTTTCGGATGTAACTACACTCGAAAATTATTTAAAAAATAAAAAAATGGTAAGTATAGACAATGTATATATAGATACGCTTTATACGGCTTTTGATATCAAAGGTATTGTATATGTTGAAAAAAATTATAATCAGAATTTGGTAAAAGAACAGGTTGAATCATTATTATTCTTGAGATATAGCCTTCTAAACCAGGATTATAGCCAAAATGTACAGTTGCCGGAAATAATAGCACTTATTCAATCGGTTGCTGGAGTTAGATATGTCTCAATAACTTATTTTGGTGTTGATTATTCCACATACAAAAATGATCCTAACAACCCACCAGATTCGGCCAAAGATTACGGCCGTGAACCAATAGAAGCAAAATATAATGAAATCATAGTTCTATCGAAAAATGAATTCATAGGAGCGACTCAATCAGTGGAATTTCAATTACATGGAATGATTTTAGATTACACCGAGGTGGTTGAATAATGACTGCCGAAAGAGCAGCGGCACTGCAGAACAACACTACACTCAATGATCTATTAGAAGATTTTGAGAATATCACAAAAGAAGTTGTCTACGATATAGCTACGCTCCTGGATGTGGAGAATGCTGAAGGCTATATTACCAATACCACAATACAAGACCTCTATTTAGATGAACAGCTGATGCAGAGGATATCAGACAAAGCTGGTTATGGATTGTATAATCCGGATGGAAGCGTATTTGTATCCCCTCAAAAGGGAATTCCGGCGCGCTATTTATATATCTATATGGTTTATGTATACAAGTTCGGTTCCATTGAGCCATACTGGAATGACCACATACTGGACTTTCTCCCAAGATATGACAATGCTCAGATATCAGAACACGATCAACTTAGGCTATTATTTGAGGCAATAGGCCTTGAATTTGATAAAATTGAAGAACAGATAACAAAGATTACGCAGCTGGGAGATATTAATGAAATACCAGACGAATATCTGGCTTATCTGGCTCAACTGCTTGGCTATGAAAAAGAAGATTTTCAATTAGGCGATGTTTCTTTCAGAGAGATAGTCAAGAACGCTCTTGAAATATATAAAATAAAAGGAACTAATTACAGCTTTAAATTCTTCTTCAAATTCCTTGGTTTTGATTATGAGATAATTGAAAAATACTTTGATAGGGATCGCGATGAGCCAGGAGAGTCTCCAATCACGGCCGCAAACTATCTAACATCTGTTGATCCAAGAAAAAGATTCGAGACAGACCCCAACACAGGAGAAGTAATTTCAGCACCTATAAATCCTGCCCTATTTACCGAAACAAAAAATCTGGAGATGTTTGACTGGTTGGCTGATCCGGCGGGCCGGGGGATTGATCTTGATTTGTTACTTGGCAGAGTGGCTGGATTTCCTGATCCATATACCTATTTTAAGACTAACTTTGTTCAGCAGGAATTAACTCAATTCTATCAGGGTGATACAGAGCTGCTGCCGAGTGATCCTGATATAGTTGATAAAATAATTAATAAATATATTAAATTTTTATCGCCAAGTTATATACAATCTTCAATAAATATTAACCTAACGCCATATACGGACGGGCCTATACCGGTTTATGAAGAGTTTACAATAGAATTAATTAAGAACATTTATGATTTAATTGGTGTTAATAGCTCCGGGAGTGAATGGGAACAACTAAAATCAGACTATAACACCACAGATACAGAATACGATATTCAAACCATAGAGGCTATTGATGAACAATTATTAAGAATACTAAATGTAACTACAGAGGGCGCGCCCTTAAGTGATGAAGAGGATAGAATTGGTGATTATATCAGACATAATGGAGTCCATGCAAGGGGCAAAAATAATATATCACACATTATAGGATTGCAGCACGTATTAACCTTTGAGACAGCTCTCGAAAGCGTAATAGCCAATGTTAAACATACAAATTGGGATTTCTCACTGACAGGAGACGAGTTCTTGGAGTGGCTGAAAACGAATCCATATCCAACACATCCTATAGTTCCAGATGCGGCAAGCTTGCCAACATTGAACCCGGAAGATAATGGATATGTGTATTGGGCAGTAGCTGAGAATAGTTTTTATGAATGGAGCGGTACAACTTGGGGCCAGATATAACGGTATCTATACCTGAATATAAATCTGAAATTTATATTAATTCAAGTCGGTTATGAGATTAGTATCGGCCGAATCCTCCGAATGGAAAGGAAGCTTGAAAGATATATACAAACAAATAACTTTTCGTAATATTTAAAACGAAATGATATTATAGCATAGGGAGTAAATAATGGCAATGAAAGATAAAGTAAATTTGCCAACTGATTCATTGACTATAAAAATAAAAAAAGCAAGTAAATCGGAGAAATATCATGAGAAAATTCAAACATCCGGCCGACAAACTGATATACGAGAGAATCGGTCTGGACCCAGATCGGATACCGACACCCATAGGTAAATTAGATATTTATGTTCAAGAAAGGGGTAAAGTGATATATGAAGATCATGGGCCTAATCAAATTATGAGTTGGCTGAAACCGTCATTGGCGTATTTAATTGCCGGCTATCCATTCTCAAGCTTTGGAGAGCATACAGGATATTTAGATGATAGTGGGCAAATGCAGGAGACAGTGCCCTTTACAGCCCTGCAGGACTACTATGTTGATTCCACTTCTGGAATTGATAATCCACCAGCGGGTAGTACCACCCAGACATTCGGGTGCCCATGGAAATATCGATCGGGGTATATAGATAGTACTGCTAATGGCCAGGACAAACCATATGGGGTATACGATAGATTGGTATACAACGATAAAAATTCATGGACGGGTGGCTCAAATCCGGATTCAAATCATACAATGTTGGATGGGGGCAATGTATATCCTTTTATGATTGCCAAATATTTATTTGGTAAGGGCGGCATTCCAGGTTCTGCAATAGATACCGATAGAACTGTATTAGAAAATCCAACAGACGCAAATGATAATCCTGCTCCATTTGTTATGATCAATAGAGAACATGATTTTCATATCACAGTTGGCGCGACCCAGGGTTCATTGGCTAGCAATAGAACAATATATTCCGTTACGCTTCCAGATTTAGCATATGGCGCTACCGGAAGTGGTAGTAATTATCCCTATGATGGAGTTAAGATTAATGAAGTTGGTCTTTACTCAAGCGCCGGTTTGGTTCTATCTCCCAATACTCCTGGTGAAAATGCAGATATGGAAAGAGGGATGTTGTTGGCAAAAAGGTATTTTAATGGAATAAAAAAAGAGCCAAGCGTGAGTTTTACATTTGTCTGGTCAATTCTATTTTAGTTGACATTTTTATAAAAATAAGGCAGATATTATGCGACTTTATGAAAAATTAAAACGAAAAGAATTTGGTTATTCCGGCAGCCGTTCCGAATACGTTATACATGATCCAACTCCAGATCTGATAGTTCTAGATAATAATTATAAAGGTAATAGTTTGCTAGGCTATAATCTAAATTATTATAATGGAGATAAAGACCATCTTAAATCGAGAGTTGATAGATTTCTTAAAAAAGAGGTAAAGCTTTTTCAGAGAAAAAAGAAACTAAAAAGATATCAAGCGCTAAAAGAGCAATTTCCATTTTTATCAAAGTTTATAAGAAGATATAAAAAGTCGGCGATAGAGTGAAACTAAAAAACAAGAAGTAGAAAAGATAATCAGCAAGGCATGACTGAGAAAACGGTAAATAAGGATAAATCACAAAAGGTTTATTATAACAATTTTAAATGGGGATTATAATGAAACTTAATAAAATATTAGAAAGAATATCGGCAGAAGTTTATAGTAAGGATAAGCTTAAGATTAAATATTTATCCCCAAATCAGCAGGTGTTAAATATTAATACTAGTATCAATCAAATAGACAATGAAGCAGCGAAATATCCTAATTTAAAGAAACATTTGATGTTAATAAAACAATTTATTAGTAAGCTGGATATAAATACACTTAAAACATTCAACATCAATCAGGCTGGCTGGGACATTGACATAACAAATAATAAAATTATAATTAAAAATGATCAAGGACAAACTGTACAAGTCCTTAAATTATAACATGGAGTTACCTCGATGGCAATAATTAAACGGTGGAGCATTGGTGAGCTTGGAAAAGGACCAATAACCATAGACAATGTAACTTATACACAGGGCCTGGATAATGAAGGCAAGCCAGGTGTTCAGGGTTATGTTCCTACTGATTTTGTAGATTGGAGAACTGACAACAGGCCACTCATAGATCTTACAGATAATGACGAAAAGCTCAACTCTAATATTGAACTTAATTCTTTACAAATAGGTAATGGTATATTTCAAGAACTTGGAAATCAATTTCTTGCGAGTATTGTTGATAATAAAATGACTTTGAGCGAGATTTATGATATAATTAGATTTGCAGAGGAACGTTTCAAGGTCATCAACATGCAGTTGCCGAAGGGCTATCGTTATTTCTGGACTGATATAGAAGATAGCCTCTCTGAAGATTTCAACACAACAATTGGTTCTGAAAGCACAACAGATACTGCACGATGGTATTGGAAAGAATATGTAGATGGAAATCTGACCGATCCAACATTCGCAGAAGTAGATACCAGCACAGTTATAACAGATTCTGGAGACCGAGAACTTGTAAAAGAAGTTCTGCAAAACAGAGTTCACCTGGAAGGCATAACTCCGTTGCACATATCGAGTGGTGTTGCTTTTATTAATGGTAACTATTCCACCATTGCCGACGATAAAGCCGTTTATGATGAAACTTCATATCATATGGTTGGCTCAGTAAAACATTATGATACATCCTCCAATGTGGATACATTGATTAAGGAGATGGAGGATGAAATAAAACTTCGCTATCCAGATGCTAACCCAAACACATGGGAAGTCACCCTGGTAGTAACTGAAGAAGACGTAACTGGAGTCGATCCACATGATGAGTATGATTTTTATGTCACCATAGGATCTAGCACAATAGTATATCATGGTCAGTTTATTCCACTTATGGTTGCTAACATAGCTTGGGATAATTCACCAAAATTAGATAATTTATATCAGATGGCATTCGACATTGGTGAGATTATAGTACCTCATCCTGCTCAAATATACAATATTGATCGTGAAAATATATCATTCAGAGAGTATGATCCGCGATATAAAGTTCAAACATCAGGATATGCTTATCAACAATCTGCCGATCCTAATATCATCATACGACAATCTGGCCGAAACTTTGATTGCGATGGAAGAGGTATTCTACCTGTAAATAACGTAGTAATGCAAAGAGAGTTCGAAGCAAAAGAAGCAACAATTGATACAAGTGGTGCAGTTGGCGGTGTAGCCAATGTTCTTATTCCAATTCAAAATCAATCTACGCAGCTAGAACTCAGTTATGAATTTACGCAACATATAATACAGGGCGAAGGCCGATGGGATGATTTTTATGGAACCTGGATATCAGGTTATGAACCAGATCCTTATGCTATCAAAAATGTGACAACTATAGCCGAATTCGATAATGCCATATATTTTGCGTATCATCACAAGTTATACAGACTGGTTCAAAATCCAAACTTGCCATATCCACACGAAGGGCCATCACTGGATAATATTTCAACTTCAATTGATGAAGGTGAATTTACATTTGGGCAGAACGTAAGCGTTAATGACAATAGAGTTGATGGTAATGATTCAAATGATTTTGATGCCACAAATTTCATATCTTCTATTGTTACATATGATGGATGGCTATATATAGGCACATCCAACGGCTATTTATACAGATTTCAACAAGGAGTTACAGGAGGAAACAACATAATAGAGCAGGTCACTGTGATAGGGAATCCAGCAGATCTGCAATTCATAAATGCATTGTATGTATGGCAGGCTACAAATCAGCTCGCGATTGGCACGGATCAGGGCTTTAGACTTTTAAAGCACATTGGTGGAATTCCTTCAAATGTAACAATCGAAGATCTTGGAACAGAGTCGCCACCTATTTCATTTACAAAAGTTACGGCTTTTACCGAAGTTTCCAAATATGGAGCTGGATTTGTCCAAACTCTTATTATTGGCACTCAGAATAAAGGTATTTATTATTATGGCGATAGAGATTTCAATTCAGGAAGAGAATTCCATCATGATGATAATTATACAAACTTCGTTCTTGATGGAAGTGGCGATGTACAGTTTGCGCCAGATTTCTCTAATAATTATTGCACCATAAAAAAATTCATTAAACACAAATCTCAACAGGATTCAAATATCTATATGCTCGTTGAATTAGATAATGAGATATCTGCATCTGATTGGGATGATGATTTTGGCCATCATACGGTTGACGATAATGAACTGTGGAGATTAATTGATGGAAATAATGAGGGCGATCACGAAAGTTTTGCATATCAAAGAATTAATCTTTATGAGAGTACAACATGGAAAATAGGTAATCTTCTAAAAAATGCTGATTTCGAACTTGGAGTTCCACCCACCAATTGGTCAACTCAATTAGGCAGTGGAACATTTACCAAGACAGAAAATGGCAAATTTAATCTTTACAAGGGCCAGATTCACAATCCGGCGGCCAATAGCCTAAGAGTCTTTCAGAATTATGCACCAGCTGGTGGATTGGGCATAACAGCAATTGAATCCAAAACTTTCACTTTTTCCATCTATATGGATAATTTAAACGCCAGCTCTGCCAGTGTGACATTTGGCATAGAAGGCCTCGATGGTACCGGAATAAATGTGCTAGATAGCCAAAGCTCAACAATATCTATTACATCACAGAATGTCTGGAACAGATATAGCGTATCTGCAACATTCTCTAGCACTGCTATTGTTCAGGCAAGGGTATATGTTGAAGCGACAACAGCAGTTGATATAGGAATAGATGCCGCGAGATTTGAAGAAGGTGCGGTAGCAAAAGAATTTAATTCCGGCGGCATTGATGAAACGGATTTTACACCATCTAAACATGCATGCTCCATAAACGATATGATTTCATTTAATGATCATATAATATTGGGCGGCGAAAGAGACATAAAGGGCGAATATGGCGGTCAGAAAGATGAGCCTGGATATACATACCCTCCAGGAGCTCCTGCTGATGAAGAATATCCATCAAGGCCTGATGGTGGTATTAACTCCGGCATAGATACTGTTGATGGAAACTCAACCAACACTATTGATGAGGATGTAATAGATTATCTATCCAGCAATGAGGGATTATATTATATTGACCAATTAATGCTTTATAACACAGCATATGGCACCGATTTTTTTACTTTCTTCCAAGATTCGCATGGTACGGTGTGGGCAGGCAGTAAATCCAGATTATTTAAGGTTCATTCAGAAGTTGAAGCTAGCTCCAGCGATTATGTATCTCTTTATGATGATAGTAATGTTCCATTGACATTTAGAGCTATTATAAAAATTCCAGCATCAGACAATATTATCCAACTTACCGATCCGGCTTCACCTCAATGGCATACGTTCATCTCAAACGCATTATTACAAGATGTCAATAAAGACAAAATAAGACTTATAAAGGGCTCAGTATTTGTTAGGAATGCGCCTAACAGTAGAGTAGACTATATAGAGGGCAGAGACTATGAAATAGAATACGATCCTAACAGCCCTAACTATGGTAAAATAAAAAGGAAGCCAAATCCACTATACGAAATGACCGGTTATGGAAGAATTGAACCAGATCAACAAGTATATATTGAGTATAAATACTTCAAAATCTATGAAGAAGTAGCAGGGTCTGAAGAAGGATATAAAGACCTCAATATAGAAGATAGAACTGCTACAATTAACCTTCCAGGAAGTGTGTTGGAGGCTAACTATGAGCTGTTCTGCGATTTTATTTATACTAAAATATTCAAAGGCATAGATGATACCAATGTCAATTTTAATACCCCTATAACCGGCATTAAATATAATTTGAAGCCATATGATTATGTAACCGATTTTATTTCTGCGCATGTATGGACTGAAAAGTTTCATATAATAGCCTATAGTAGGAATCAGAGAATACATCCAATTTATTCAAGCTATAAATTTAGCATTCCAAGAGTTGATATAATTCAGCTGAATGAGAATTGGGATGAAGAAGGCTTTGTAACATCTATTACAATGGGTGAGCCAGAAGAAGGCGCGCCTCAAGAACCAAATCCATCTATATTTGATGAAACAGCTCTCGAAGATGCTATATCAGGAAGCGGTGGCACCATAACCAGACAGCATGTGTGGGAAGGCTATGTACCTACAACAGCAGCTATCAAAATGTATACAATGAATGTGAGTCAACAAGATTACTTCCTAAATGATATTTATGATAAACGATATTATATTACTAAGCTGCAATTATGGGATTATTTCATTGGTATTAAATCCGACACAGCAGCATATTTTCCATTTTCAAGAAGCTTTGTGTCTTCCAATGGCAAATTTATTCCAGAGCCTAAAGTTCCTGGCGATCCAACAAGTGCTGTCCAAAATTCAACTATCGAGGAAATAACAAGTGAGAACTTGATCGAGTTCGCAGATTTTCCAGGGGAGTTTGATGAGCAGGAATTTTATGACAGCGAATCTGAGTTCAAGGTCTGGTGGGAATATACACCCGATTACTTTGGCTTATCATTGGTAGATGAATACGGCGTCAGAAAGTGGAGAGCAGATGGCCTACCGGATAATCCTGGGATTCCAAGGGGTCTTTATGTAATAAGTGCGAAAAGTACTGGTGTGGCGTTTGATAATAAGAATGCCTTGCAAATCAATAGAAATATGACAATAAGTCAAAGCTTCCTGGATAGTTCCAGTAATCCCACATTGCCAAAAGACATTTATAGATTTGATATCTGGTATTTCTTGGAAAATGCTTACAATGCCAGCTCATCAAGTTATATTGAATTAAGAGTATATTATGATGAGGAAGGGGCAACAGGCGAGCAGTACTACAGCACAACAAGAGCATACACAGGCAGCTCGGATGATCTAATAGAGGATAAATTGAATCTTATCAGTGTTACCACTGAAGCTGCTATAATACCGAAAAGAATAGAGATAATCATATCTGGCTGGGACGAGTCAGATGAGTTTGGCGGAGGAGACCCTAGATATGTAGGCGGTACGCACTTCTTTGCTGGCAATTATAAAGCCAAGTTAAATCTCTATCTATCAGGTTCACGATTTTATAGAACTGGAATAGATACAACTAAGTTCTATCAGAGTGCAGCGAGAATTGGCGAGAGAATTACATATCCAGTTCCATTAAATGGCCTGGCTGGTTCTATGTATTTTAAATTCAAACCACTATGGCGTTACAATTTAAATGAAGTTGATAATTCGAGTATTGTTGTCTTCGATAGCAGAAGCATAACTGACACTGAAAACTACTTCCAGGTTATTTATGATGCAAAAAACTACAACACGCAGGAAGCTTTAGCAAAAGATGACTTTTATAATTTAGGCACAGATACAAATCCTTATCCTAGATGGCCAGCAGAAGGTGGCAATTACTACAACTCATTCAAAGTTGTATTTTATGCGCGCCAAATGAATATTCAACAGGGCGATATAAACTTCAAGTATAGAAGCTATGCTCTTGATACAAACAGCACAGACAATAAAACAAGATTAAAATACGATAACAATGAAGATCTGCAGTTATTTCACACATTTTTGATTACATGGCAGCGATTGGATGAAATGTATCCTGATGAAGCCAGATTCTCTGATGGATTTAACAACTGGCAGTTCTTGATGACGCTCTTTCTTGATGATCAAGATCCTATCAGTAAATTAATAATTATCGATCCTAATTTTGTTGAAAATTTAACTGAAAAAATTCAAATTGGTGGTGGTTGGCTTAAACAATCATACAATCCGGCCACCGAAACCGTTACATGGCGTGAAATTATAGCGGAGGGATTTTTATCAGAATTTAGAGTTGAAAATACATCTATTAACTACGACAAAGCCAAACTTTGGATTAACAAAAGACTCCCATTTTTGGATGCGAATAATATTCCGGTATTCGATAATATAATAACTCTCGGTAATGAAACAGAGCTTATAAATGGCACCACAGGAGCGTATGCCGACATGAGGCTTAATGATATGTTTGTTGAAGGGGATCTGTATGTAATGGGTACCGAGGTTATCAACAATGTTAGCAAGATGATCATTGAAGACAATATAGTTGAAGTCAATAGAATACAGGAATTTGATGAAGACGGAAATTGGATAGGAATACCAAATATATCAAGTCCAGCTCAGTCTGGTCTTAAATCCTATAGACAACCGGATGAAGAGACATACGATTCATCATTTATATGGAATGAGGTGAATGATGAATGGGATTTAATTGAACTTAGCAAATTTGATATACTATATGGTGACAATGTACTTGCAGGTGCCTCCTGGAGTGTTAATTCCGGCACTGGCACAGGTATTGATAATTCAATTTACACTATAATAACCAAATCGGACAATAATCCGACACCTATGTATCAGCATTCAGAAGGAACCTGGACACTGCAACTGCAACTCAAAAGCTCAACCACTCCGTTATATGCAAGGATATATACTGTAGCTCAACTGCATGACCTAACTGAAGTGGAGCATCACAGTAATGAATTTCAAATTACCACTTCTTACACCGACCAATTATTTAGAATAATATATGAAAATAATGAAGTTGATCAAATTACAGTCTATATAGAAGTAATAACATCGGGAGCTTCCTCTGCCAGCATTCAACATCAAAATGAAAGCTTTGCGAAGACCACTATAGATTTGACAAATTATGAAATTCCTCATGAAACACAGGATTTAAGATTACGAAAAGTTATTATTGCCGCACCTATCGCCAATCCAGCGAAAGAGGCTTCAATAACATTTGAGAATGGTAAAAGCGCAATCAAAGTTTTCGCTCAGGATGGTATATATATCAATAATGACACTCTTGTTGATAGTATGGTATTGAGAACTGAGAATGATCCAAACAGCAATGTAGAATTGCAAGTTTATAACAGTGGAGGTTCACTAGGTTCATTAAGAATGAATGCGGTAAGACCAAATTACATAGAAAGTATTGTTGATAATAGTGAAATAACCGTATTCAGTGGCAAAATTGGAGGCGTTCAGAAATATAACCTTCAATTAAGTAAGAGCGGTCATATTGAGCCAGGAATGGACGCTAACAGTGTGTATTTCTCTGTGAACAATGATACATGGCAGACACTTAGAATCGATCAAAATGCGGAGCTCTATTTCCGAAAAGCTCATTTGACAAATGAAAGTGAGCCGAACTCAGCCTCGCCTCTCGTTGCAAACGTAATAGAATCAGCCTTAGTAGATCTGAATGACAATCAAGGAGCGCAAGATTGCGTAAAAATAACAAAGGATCAATCAGGCACAGGCGCAGTTGAACCATCACCGATTATTATATCCGAATTTGCTCTACATAATAACAATAGCTCCAATGGCATCAGATATATGCAGAGTTATAAATTAGTATTTAATGGACGTGTATCAGGCGCGCCGGGCCATACACAGGCAAGTATTAATCATAATCTCAATATACCACAAGAGCGTATGGTTGTGAGCATCGGAACCTCAAGCCCATTAAGGCATGTGTATTGGGATCCGGTATTGAGCAATGCAAACACATTAGTTGTAAAACTTGATGATGAAAACACCATGATAACAACAAATGATATTAATCCTAGCAATTGGATTGATCCTAATGATGGCAAAATTATTGTATTTGTCACGATAAGCGAACAAATTCCAATAACATCCGGCATCACGATGAGTTAAGATATGATAGAAAAATTTAGAGTTACACTGGCACACAGAGACACTTTAGGTATCTTAAAAGGCTATCCTACTGTTATCGAACCGAATGATTTATTATTCAGCAGCGATGGAACTGCCATCGCCGTTGATGGCAAAGGGCATGAGATGTATCCCAGCAATAATGTGACTACTCCGTATTTTGGTATTGGGCGCTTTGGGCAGAGTTCAATGGCAATTGAAGCCGAAACAAGCAATAAAATTACCGATAGCGCATTTTTGGATACTGTTAATTTTGGCACAAACTGGTCTACGGTACCAGGGGGCGGCACAATAGATGAGAACGATATTTATAAACCTGCCAATTTCGCTGGAACTACAGAAAAAACATTGCGCAATGATGGATTTGGGGCGCAGGTTGCCAAAAGTTATAGCCAAAATTTTATTTCTGGTGTTATAGCAGGCGATACTATAGTTCAATCATGTTGGGTTAGTACTGATGCGACTGCTATTAGATTTTCAATATACTCAACGGAAACAGGACATAATTATGATAACTATATTACCATTCCAGGCGGCAATTGGTTCTTTGTAGAATCAGCTCCTTATACCATTAAACCATCAGATCTGGCTTCTGGCGGGCAGATAAGACAATTCCATATTGAAACATCAGCAGATGCGACTAAATTGCTTATATTTCATCCACAAATAGAATTGCATGAATTTGCAACTTCCTGGACAAGTGGAACAAGAAATGAAGGTATATTATCTTATAGCAATTCCTATTTTTCGCCGGATAGTTTTACAATAGGTGGGTGGTTCTATATTAAAAATTTCGATGGGCCCAGAAATGCATTGTTCAGCATCTGTAATGATTACAATGCACTTTATAGACTTGTGGCATTTACGGATAACATAAACAATAACAAAATTATAGTGCAGGGCGCAGATCATACAAATCAGCTTTTTAATATAAACTCATCATATAATGTCGGCACAGGAGCATGGTTTCATGTAATGATGACGTATGACGGTATTAATTACAAATTGTATATAAATGGAATTCAGGATGATGATATAACTGAAAGTCGTAAGCTGCAATTCAGAGCATCTTCTCAATTCTATATCGGAACATGGTTCGAAGAAGACTTCATTAATGGATATATCAATGATATTATAATCAGTTCAAGAGTTTTTGATGATGCGCTGATAGAGCACTTATATATAAATGAAATGCCATTGTATAATCCATATTACTATGTTGGACAGGTATAAGCATGCCAAGAGAAATTACAGCACATAAAGATAGCTATCTGAATTTAAGCTCAGAAGTGCTTTCTGTATATCCAACTACCATTTTTTATCCGTGGCACGATGTAATATCCGCTGATGGAAAATACCCAGCACTGAATGGTGTTTATAGTTTAGTTGGCTTAGAGAACAAAACTGGTGGTTATGTCCTGGCTGTCGAGGAGGATACGCGGAACTCTTTAGAATCTAATGGTGTCAATACGAGATTTACCGATTTGAGTGGCTGGAATATCATCACAAATACTTCCAATGATTTTGCGACAACATTAGTTGCAGATAGCCCAACAAATCAAGCCTTCTATATGGTGAGATTACAGAGTGATCAAGATATAACTGATGCCGTTATTCTTAAAACTGACACTTACGCTTTCATGCCTCCACTATCTGAATATACTTTGTCTTTTTATTACCGAACCGCGACAAATACCGAAACTGGAAAATTGAAAGTCACAGTTGAAGATACTGTCGATGGAAAATATTTAGATAATGAAGAGTTTAATTTAACGGATAGCTGGACGCGGGGCGAAGTTAGTTTCACAACCGGAGGCGGGGCTACAACACAATTTATTCAGTTCAGCATAAATTTTGATGGTTATATCGACATAACAGGCATACAACTGGAAAGCGGAAATCATGCTAGCGCCTGGTATGACCAATCCGGAAACAGGGGAGACGGCTATCTCAAACTTTCGGACTTTGAAACCTATCCTGCATTCTTCCCAGAAGATCAAATAGCTATTTCTACATGGGTGAAATTTACACATTATCATATTGGTTTGGCACAAACCATTATTGGCTGCGCCACTTCTGGATATAAGCTATGGAAAAGTCCCGCAGGTGTTATTGAATTTGCTGTACATCTATTTGATGGTTCATTCGCCCGGGCCAGTTTTGATCTTGATTTGCTGCCGGAAAATGAATGGCATATGGTAACAGGCATATTCTCCGGAAGAAAGATATCTATTTACTTGGATTATATATTGAGAGACAGTAGCACGACAACATCTGAACTTATATACTATTTGGATGATAGTGTTAATAATATCGAATCAAAACAATTATATGTTGGCAAAGATCCTAATCTGATATCATCTAATCAAATAACTACGATCTTCTTATTTGAGCCCAGGGATTTGAATGATAAAGTGAAAGTTGTAACTTTCAATCCGGGCTCCGGATTATTTTATGACAATCCATCAACACAGCATATAATAGATTTCAACTTCCAGGTTGGAGCGCCAACAAACAATTTTGATATTCCTATAGGTGAACCAAGCGACAGCAATAATCAAGTTTGGGTATTCTCAAATGGTGTTTTACAGAAAGAATCGTCTGATTATACCATAGTTAATGCAACCGGACCGCCGGCGCCATTTACGGTCTCATTCAATAGTGCCAGGGGGCAGGGAGATGTAGTTCAAATATATATAATCCAAGATTCTGTGGGGGCTAATGTAGTTCGTTATGATTGGACCTCTACTCCGAGTCAGACGGTTTTTACGCTGCCCGTATATACGGCAGATGGTTCTCATCTGCTTGTGTTCTGCAATGGCATATGCATGACCAGAGGAGCTAGCTCGGATTATATAGAGACTAATACTACGACTTTTACCTTTAATTCTCCTCGCGAAGCGGAAGATACAATCTCGGCTTTTAAATTTGCTGGAAGTGATCAATTTGAAGTCCAAGACTTCACGGCCACTCAAGGGCAGGCGGCTTTTCAGCTGAATCCTGTTCATCTGCAATCAGATTCTTTGATAGTATTTTCAAATGGCATTTTAAATATTAACACCTATGATTATACCTCATCCACTCAAGATCTGTTAAATGCCTATCTAAAAAATACGCGAATTGAGCCAGGGCGTGTAAATATTTTACAATCATTTGTAAGATTTATCCAGGCCAGGGAGGCGGGAGATTACCTGGACATTTTACACATAGATCCGGATGGCAGTGTTCTTGGCGCGTTTGAATTTATATTCCAGGCCAATAAACTAATGAAAGACTTTACCATTGATATGAGTCCTCCGGTCAATTTAGATGATCACCTTCTAGTATTTGCAAATGGCATATTGCAGCAAAGAGGGCCGACAAATGATTACACAGTTTCATCCGCTGGTGAACAGACAACGGTACATTTTGTATCAGATGTTCATATTAATGACATAATAAAAATAGTCGTAATAAATGAAGATACATTAACATTTCACAGAAATGATTATATAAGTGCAGGGAGCCAAAGCACATTTAACATCGGTGCCTATACAAATGATCATGAGCATTTGATGGTTTTTACAAATGGCGTGATGCAAATTGAGGGCAATAGGTATACCGGTGATGCTTCAAGAGATTATTATGAAGCTAGTGGCTCCACAATCACATTTAATACACCAAGAGAAAATGGTGATTTTGTAACAGTATTCAAGCTTGATGGTCCAGCACGCATCGAACATGATATTTACGATATAGTGTCAACGCAATTTAAATTCAATTTCACCAATGAATATGCATATTATGTTTACAATATGATTAATAGCAGCGGCATTTTACAATCATTGAATATTGATTATTCCACAACTGAAGCGGGAGTAATAACAGCCATAAATGTCAATTCTCAGGTAGTCCAAAGTTGGTATGAAACAGATATTATTTACGACTGGCGCTATAAGAAGGTTATTATTTAATGAGTTATCGTTTAATGAAATTCAAAGATCTCAAAGTTGGGATGGTTTTCCGAAATAACAGGGCAAGTTTGGACTTAGAGTCCTACATATTCATTACAAAAAAAGACGATGCGGTGGTTGGTTCATTGACTATAGTCTATTATGGTGACACACACAGGGTGGCGTTTAGCGACCGTCAAATCCCAATAAAAATATGGGATGATGAAGACAGATATCTATTCAGCTTGCTTCCCGTTGTAAGTAAGGCAGGCTTAAACAAGCTAAAAAAAAGGATAATTAGGATCACGGCTTAAATAAATTCTATGGGAGATTAATAATAAGATGGCGCGTCAGGTTAGTTTAGCTCATTCTAAATCAATATTAGATCGACAGCGACATGTTATGTCAATAGGCTTGGAAAATAAAGCCTTGATGCATTATGACATTAATGTTAATGATGCTCTGGATAGATATTTAGATCTTAATACGATATTAGATCCCGATAAATGGGAACTAACTGGCGGGACAACAAATAATATAGAAATTCAGAATGATGGAAGTATATTAATAACTGGAATTATTGGCACATTTACTTTATTAAGCAAAGATTTTATAGAAATAAATCCAAGTAGTAAATTTTCTCTCATAATTAATCTTCTTAATATAAACGATAACACTGTCAGTAACAGGGTTACAGTCGGAACAGTCAATTATACTGATCTGAATACCAAAATTCCACAGGGCCGACCATCAGGCGTAGATTATGATAAGTGGTGCATCAACAATGAAGCAATTCCTTATGGAGGGCCTGACATATTAAGCTGGCAATTATATAATAACAAGGCATTGATTGATGTTTCTGGATATCGCTACAAAACAGGAGAATCTAGTTATCAAGGTGACATAGAAAAGTGGCCAACTGATACAAAATATGCCAGGATATTTATTCAATTCGATAATTTGACTTCTGACATGCAATTTGGAATTAGACAATTGCAAATGTTCTTTAGAGATGTGAATTTAATCGATAATGAGTTAACCCCAAAAACCTATTTAATAGACCAAAATGATGGTAATTTTGGCGGCGCAGTAGAATTGGCCGATATTATGACCAATATGGTATGGAATGGAGATCTTAAATATGGGACAGAAGCTTGGTCAGTTGGCACAAGTGGAAATGGCAGTGTAATCGTAGAACAGGATGATGACGGTTCTTTCAAGGTGTATTTTGATAACATTCAGAATATTAAAAATATCATCCAAATAGATATGCCAAATGGCTTGTCTCCAGATAAAAACTATACGCTTTCGTTTTACGCCAGATCAACCGCTCCGATTGGATTTCGCAGAATTAATGTTATTAATCCTCTTACAGAAACTGTTGGATGGGAAGCTGATGAAATAACCTATCTGAACAATGTTTGGAGAAAAATAGTAGTTAACGGTATATCTAAAACCACAGCCACGAACAGCATGGATAGATTGGTTATAACAGAACCTGATTTATTAGAAGCTGAAACTCTATTTGTATATTATAATGGTATCCTTTTGAAACGCGGCGATGATTTTACAGAATTGAACGACAATAAGATTGAATTTGAATTTCAGCCGGGTGCGAATGATATAATTAATATATTATCCAAATCAACATCCAGTTATGATACAACAGCCTATAGAATCACTTTTAATGATCCAGTACTATCTGGCAATAAAGTCCAAATTCGGCATTTTGTCGATATATCCACCGGCGCTGCTATTTCAGCAGCTGCTGAAGAAATGTACAAAATAGTAACTCCTGTTAACACAATTAAAACAGGCAATTATGTATCAGATCCGACAAATAGATTACACGTTTTCCGTAATGGCCAATTACTGAAAGAAACTGTAGATTATAATACTACGCTGGAGACCTCAGTTTGGAGAATAAATTTTACATATAATCTATTGGCAGATGATATAATAAAAGTAATCTTCTGGAAAAACGCCGTCATTAATAGATATGAATATGAAGCCGGAACAGGGCAGACAGATTTTGATCTGCCCACAGGCATTACTTATGTTAATGATAAGCAGCATCTACTTGTATTCCAAAATGGTGAAATGCTCTCGGCCGATGACGATTACCATGAACTTAATGATAATACCGTAAGCTTGATTTATGCGCCATCGGCTGGCGATAATATTACAATTATGGTGTTGGGACCAAACTACGAATATAGTACTGACACATGGGAATTGGCATCACCAGAAACATTGTTCTCATTTGCTGTTCAAGAAGATGAAAATGTGTTTAGAATGGTATTAATTAATGGCATGGCGATGTCAGAAGATTATGCCTCAAATGTATTAGATTATGTCACAAATATATTTTCTGCTGGTAATGGTTTCTACTATGAAAGATATGATTATCTACCAGCAACAGCGGGCCAGGTTACATTTAATGTGCCAGGCGGATATGACCCAGAAGATGATCTATATATTTATCGCAATGGCCTATTAATGACAGAGGAAGATGATTATGTAACAAATCACTTCAGCGATTCGTTTCAGCTGATACTGCCGGCATATCATGGCGAGTTAATTACAACTTTAAGAATTATATATATATCAGGCACGGGACCAGGAACGAAACAGTATGTAAGAGAAGATTACATAATGGATGAAAGCATTACGCTCTATAAAACATCTCAACCATATACAGAAGGCGATAATTCGCTGATTGTCTTCATAAATGGTATGTTGCAGAGAAAGGGAACTACATATGATTATGTTGAAAATTCAGACAATCAAACAATTGATATTAAGGCGCCATTTTCTTCAGGTGATAAATTAACAGTTATGATCGCTATCCCTACTGTAGCTAATACCAGCTTTTATTTACAAGAAACTCATTATGGTTATGATGTTGATTCCAATTCTATTTTGGATACACAATACACAACAAATTACGTAGAGGATACAACAGGCACAGTATGGATTAAAAATGTTAAACTGGAAGAAGGGCCACCATCAAAAGACACCTATGTATCTGGCAAACTACAAACAACAAACTTGAACTATAATATTCATACAGATGAGCGTGAGGGGACATTAACATTCTATATAAAACCGTATGCTATAGATTTAATTGATATTATTGATTATCAAGGTGAAGTGACGAATTACACGGCTTTGTCGGGGATCTCAGCAATCACAGGCAATGTTTATAGAACAGTTGACACATATGAATATTGGAAGTATGACGGTAGTTCATGGATTCATATACAGGGACCAACAGTTTTATCATTTACCTATAACACAGCTTCTCAATGGTACTGGACTCTATGCAAAATTGAAAGAGATATGAATGAAGAGAACAAATTTCGCGCAATAATAGGTCAAGCGAATGACTATACAATTATTACTCTGCCCGCCATGCAAACAGATGCGTGGACTTCTATATCTATGACATGGTCACTCCTGGGTGTGCAGTGGTTTCAGATTGAAGTGCCAACACAGGGAGATCTGCCAGCATTAAGTGCGAATGAAGATGGTTATGTATATAAAGTCAAGGATACCGGGGATTATTGGATATGGGATGGTGGTCATTGGGCAAAGAAAGCCCCGGATGGGATTTATGATAAGTATACCGATTTGTCTGCTTTGACGGTTTGGGAAGATGGCTATGTATCTGTTGTAACACAAGAGCCTAAAAAATATCAGGCTACCACTTATCCTACGCTTGCCGCATTAGGAATAGCTGTGGCAGGTCATACTTCTGATCAAAATGGATGGGTTTACAAAGTAACAGATCCTGATCCAGATGAATTCTATGTTTGGGATTGGGACTTTGTAAGTAATAGCGGAAAATTAAGAAAGATAAATGTGAACTATTACTATCAATGGCAATGGAACCCGGTAAATCAATCTGGAAGTTGGAATCAGAGTAATAACTTCAAAATATATATAAATGGCGGCTCTGATGGAACATATACAAAAACTTATAGATCAGTAGCAAATAGTCCAGAAGGTTTCATTATAAATAAAAATCTTTTTGGCAAAATGGATGAATTAAGATTAGATAGCATTAATCGTGATCCGAGAGAAATTATGACATGGTATAAATCAGATGCGCCATTTTATCCGAAGGGTTTTAAGTCTATTATAGTTTAAGAAAAATAATAGATAGGAGAATTGTAATTATGGGAATTAGCAAAGGATCAGAAGCCAATTATAAGAATTTAAATCAATCTTTTTTATCATCTACTGGTGGAGGCACAATAACAGGAAATTATGTTGTGTCAGGCAATTTCAAGGTGGGCACAGCAATTGAATTAAGAGGTCACAATAATGGCTCACTTGGCTCCGACTTATTTTTCTATAGTGATTCCTTCATCTCCGCCGAAGACAGTATGATTTTTGTTATTGATAATGATAATAGCACCACGAATGAAAGTTTCCAATGGAGAAAAGATACTGATACTTTTCCTGGTGGCTCCGGTTTAATGGAACTGAAAGAAACCGGTAAATTATATATTTATGATGCTACCGACAGTGATTTCTCTCATGATGGGGCACTTACTATAGGAGCTGTTGGTGGATATAATATAACATTGGATAGTGATGAAATTATGGCAAGAAATAATGGTGCCGGTGCGCCATTATATCTCAATAAATATGGCAGCATAGTTTATATTGGCAATAGTACAATTACTCTTAACTCTAATGGAGCCATTTCAACAACAAGTACAATAAATGCGGATGGAACAATTACAGGTCCCAATGATGGCTTAATTCAATCACTGTCTACGGTAAATTCTGATAACTCTGGAAGCTTTTCACAATTAGAAATAGATTCTATACACCTTTATAATAATTTAGATGGAGAGCTTTACATAGAAGGCGCAAGAATTGACGGCAGCACAAGAATTGGTATTGGGACAGGCGAATCGGGCGCCGCGGCTGGAAGCCAAAGTGCGCAGAATGTTGAGATTGGTGGTAAAGTTAGAATTACAACTTCCGGCGGCTGGTTAGAACACAATAAAAGCGATCCAACTGGAGAAACTGTGTTGGGATATAATGGATATTTCTATGCCACCAGATTTTACAACGCAGTTTATGGAGACCTTGCTGAATTCATGCCTTATAAAGGCCCGGTTGCAAAGCCAGGAAACGTAATGATTGATGTTGGTGATAGTATTATCATTTCCAATAAAAGAGCTGACATTAGAGTCATTGGAGTTTATTCTGATAATTACGGTTTTGCTCTTGGAGGCGATAATAAGTCAGACAATAAAATACCAGTTGGTTTATCAGGCAAGATCAAGGTCAAAGTTAACGGTAAAGTAAAAGTTGGAGATGAACTGGTATCATATAAGGATGGAAGTGCCATCAAGGCGAATATATTAGAAAGAATATTTCATAGAGGTGCAATAATAGGGAAGGTACTTCAAAATGGTGAAAATTCAAAAATTTGGATGCTAATTAGGTAAGAAGAGCTATGGCAACCACCCAGAGATCAACTATTCCAAGAGGCAGTCACCTGTATCGTTGCCTGGTGTTTGATGTGCCAGCTAACAATGTTTATGATGTTAGAAGAAAACATTATAGAAAAAGCCAGGCTGCTTATACTGACGCAAGCATTTATGTAAGCGCCCCTTGCTATGTACAATTTCACAGAACCGATTTTGATAAAATACCTATTTATAATAACGAGGAGAGCTTGACATTAGGTAATTTTAAATTTAGGAATATTTTTATTGGAAACGAAAACGATTTTACTATAAGAATACGTTTATTACTACTATCTGATAACGTAGTAGCATAAGAAGGCATAAAATGATAACCCATATATTTCGTGGCGATACTTCAGATCAAAGTGGCTCAACAAATCTTACGATTTCTGATGTCACTATAGGCGCGAATTCTATGATCATAATAGCAAATGCCTACGAAGATGGTAATGGGAATCCAACTATAGCATGGGGCAGTTCTGGTATTCCACTTACGCATAGAATTTTAGGTGGCGGTATATGCTTACAACTCAATTCGAGGCCAATAATTATTGCGGGAGGTCAAACTCGTGATATCACAATATCATGGCCAGGACCAACATATCCTGCTTATAAAGTGGCCATAGTTCTTGAATATAGCAATGTTGATGTTTTTGGATCTAAAAAATTCGTTGATTTAGGAAGCACATCAAATCCTGATACCGGAGAGGGAAGTTTGCCAGGCCTTAATAATTTAGCTCTTGCTGGATTTATAGCAACTAAGGGCCCAGATACTGATGATTTAGGTTCTATTCAAAATGGATATAGCAGCGGAGACAGTATAGGCACATCTAATACGGAAGCAACAGATAATGTGACACTACATGAAATATATAAAATTACTACCGATGCCGCCGAAAAGCCCAGAGCATATAAGACAAATATAACATCCAGGTACTGTTTAGCTGGTGCTTTAGCTTATCGTTTGGGAAGTTGGAATAAAATTGGCTTGTCTCCCGGAGACATCATGTATGCTTATACCCAGTTTGCCATTAAGGGTTATGATATATCTAAACATGCATTTATATTCAATCAGGACACGGGGGCTTGGGAACTATGGGCTAATATCTCCTTAGATGGGGCCATTTTAGTTGCAAGAAACACAGTAGATAATGGTTGGATTGAGGAGAGTTAATGGCAGCTACAGTAGTCTTCAATGGAACAAATATAACAACTGCCGAAAACACAACTGGCTGGTCCAGTATGGGAGATGGTGGTCTTGGTGCACCTGTTCAAGAAACAGATATTGTTCTTCAAGGCGATTATGCTGTATCAATGAAAGCCTCCAACAAAGATGGTGCCCTTTACTATGATAATGGAACTGGGTTAGACTTCACTACAACTTATGCAGGTCAGCATATTTTTATCTGGATGAACTGTACTACTCTTGGAGCTATAGACACTGTCGCAAACGGTGGATTAAGAATTTGGTTAGGAACAGATACAAATAATTATGCTGAATGGTATATATTAGGGAATGATACATTAGATAGATACAATGGTGGTTGGATAAGATTGGTTATAGATCCAACCTCTACACCAACGGCGACAACTGGAACATTTAACACAGCTTCTGTTCAATTATTCGGAATTTACATAAATACTACAGGCGCCGCAAAAGCCGAGAACCTAATTATTGATAGAATAGATGTTGGCTGGGGCCTAAGAATTTATGGCACTGATACAGATGGTTGGCAAGATGTTGCAGATGCTGACATGAACACCAAGGCCAACAAATATGGCATACTTCAAGATGTTCAAGGCATTTTTTACTGTTATGGTAGATTAGAAGTTGGTGATAATATTGGAACTAATGGGACAACATTCACTGATAGCTCACGCACTATCAAATGGATAAGCCAAGAATATTGGAATGGAACATCATGGTCTCTTTCTATATCTAATAGTTTTCAGAGATTAGATATAGTAGGTAATGCTACGAATGCAACAACATTCCAAGATGGCGTTAAGGTCGGCTCCGGAGATGCGGCAAGTGGCCGAAATGGAAGTACATTTATTGGTTCTGATCTGCATGTCACAACTGTTGATTTATATGATGGCAGTCACGCCAACAATTTAGTTCAACTCTATGGCACTACCTTGAGACTGATGGGCGGAATTAGTTGGGGCAATGATTCAAATCACGAATTCATAGGAGCTATTGTTGATCAATGCGGGCAATTTGACCCAGTAGGCGCAGTATTAATTCGTAATTGTACTTTTTCTAGCACTACCGATAATAATAGCGATGGCTCAGCCTTATTATGGAATCCTAATATAGATATTAAAAATTGTAGTTTCATCGCTAATACAGATGTTACAAATGATCCTCATGCTATCCAGCATGATACAACCGGAGAATTTAATTATTATAATTTACAATTTACTGGTAATGATTTTGATATAGATAATACAAGCATTGCGACAGTTGCTGATTCATATTCAGAAGCGAATCAGGATGCAACTCAAAATCTTGGAGATGGAACCACTACTGCAGTAGGGCAATCATTTAGCTCACTTGGAACAGGTTCTCCTGCTAAAATTGCAAATGCGCTCTTTTATCTTTCAAAGACCGGAAATCCGACTGGCAATGCTATTGCAAAATTATATGCTCATAGTGGAACATATGGCACAAGTAGTGTGCCAACTGGAAATGCTCTGGCCGCAACTCAAAATTTTGATGTATCTACATTGACAGGAGCATTGACACTAACAACCTTTGAATTCTCAGATAGCTATGACTTAACAGCAGATACTGAATATGTTATTACTCTTGAATATAATGGTGGAGATGGTGCAAATTATATAAATGTTGGTGTAGATGCAAGTACACCTACACACACTGGTAACTTTTCAACTTATACCGAAACTTGGGCGGCCAATAATGGAAAAGATGCCGCCTTCTATGTGCGAGTTGGCGGCGTAATTGTAATCACACTATTAGATGGTTCTAATGCCTATACTGGAGAAGAAGCTGGTGCAATCCCTGGAGCAACCATATTTGAAGAGAGCTATACACATACATTAACAAATATAGCCGCAGGCTCCGAATTAACTTACGTTAGAGTTTCGGACCAGGAAGTCCTTTACCATATAGAAAGTGTAGACGCTGGTGGAGAAACTCAGTATACTTACCCCTACAAGGGCCAAGATATTATTGTAGATATATTAATATGGAATGTTAATTATACGCCGGAATCCGGCACTTTTGAAAATATCACTTTAGCAAACAGTAATGCAAATTTAAGGGTTAGTCAAGTAACCGACCCAAATTATAGTAATCCGTAAGGTAATAAAACAGGAGGGTAAAATATGGCTAAAATTGTTGATCCTGATCAGCTGAATTTAGCTACAGAGATTGTTGTTGATGCTAATGCAAAAACAATTCAGCTACTTGGAGCAGGTAACTTAGATGATAATAGCCCGGGTAAAACCTCAGGCGTTACCCTTCAAGCGATATATTCATTCTTGAAAGAAGTCTGGCAATCTAATCCGAGTTATAACAAATTTAAGTTTCCGCTCAAGGCAATTACTGAGGCAAAAATGGATGTTATCAATAACTGGGACTGGGCCGATCAGCAAACTAGAAATTTAATCCGTGATGGTGGCTGGCATGAGATCTTGAATGATGACGAATATGCTGGCATTATATCATTGGGTGATATGAATGATCCGAATAGTGATCAAGCATACTATCAGCAAATCACTGGTTTCGATCAATCCGTTGTTAATTTTGATAAAACAGGCGAGCTCAATGAGGCAATTCGAATCTATGATGGCACAAATGATTACACTGGTTTCCTAAAAGTATATCTTCGCGAAGAGGCTAAGTTATATTCAGAAACTAATCTTCTTGTTGATCAGGATTTATCAGCTCTTGATTATGCTGTGTATAGATTGCCTCTTGCCAATGCTACAGACATTAAGGTAACTCATACCGACAACGATATTGATACTACAACACCTTATACGACTATGTCGCTTGATTTCCTTAATGGCTCCGGTTTTACAAGCTGGGCGGCTGGTTCCTATGACACAGATGATGTAGTCACAAACGGCGGTAGATGGTGGAGATCTCTTACAGATTCTAACAGTGAAGAGCCAACAACTCCAACAGCTAATTGGGAGAGATATCCTGGCGAGCGACAGATTGGTACTAATTGGTATGCATTCAATAGAATAATTGATGCGAATACCGGTACAGGCACCAACCCCACAGCTGAACAGATTTACGAATGGGCTGAGAGGCAGCTCAGAAAAAATTCAAATATAAACTCTAATGACAATGGCGATAACTTTGGTACTGTCAATGGCAATGTTGCTGTATTATTATTAGGCTTCTTAGGTGACACACTACAAACTCAACCTGGCGTCTATGTTGATGATTTTAACGTCAACGACCAGAACAGAATTGAGTTTTTTGACATCACAGCTGATGGTGGTGGCTTAGATACTGAATCTGTACCTGCAACAAGCACAAAAAGAACATTTCCATTTGTTTCTGCTGGCACTCTAGTATTCTCATCTAATCTTGTTAATGAAACTAATGCTAATACAGTTTACACAATGTTCTTTAAAAATGCTAATGGTAATCAGTATGATACAACTAATGCCATTATTGTAGATGATGGTGATAGTCTTGACATTACTGGCCAGGTATCACAGCAAAACATTACATTCAGCTTTGATTATGATACAAATGTGCAGGGTGGCAGATCGTCTGGTACCGATGCCGATGTTGTAGTCATCGCAATGGGTTTAGGTAGTTCTGAGTGGGTTGAGGCAGAATTTACGATCACAAGAGCAACTGGGTTAACATTCCCGGTTAATGCGCCTGATGAACGTAACTATGCTAACCCAGCATAATAAGGAGATAATAATATGGTGTTATCAGATCTTTCCAGGAGAGATGTACGCTATTGGTGTTTTAGATTTCAGACCGAGATTAATGATGGCACTAGTTCTAAAGGTGCTCCCAGAGGTCTCAAGAGGTGTATGGAACACCAGGAGGAGTTCCGAGGTTGGCGCGAATTCGCGAAATCATGGGATGTATCTCTTACTCAACCATTAGTAGTGGTTGAACGATACTTTAGTGTATGGGAACAATGGGAAGCAAAACTGAAAAGAAATGTATCACCATTACCAGCAACGGAGCTGAAGAATAATGGCAGCGAAAATAACAATAGATCCGGTGAATAAACTTATTATAGTAAAGAGTGGGATCACGTCTTTAGATGTCAAAGTAGATCTTTACTCTGATATGAAAGAAGACTGGCTGGCAGATTCGGAATTACGTAAATATGAATTTCCGTGGCGAACTACTGGCGGCGATGCTATTGGTGAAGGAAAATATTCCGGCTCTAAATACTTTCTTAAAAGTGGATGGAGAATTCGTCCCTATGAAGCCGATCATGAGCTTCTGCTGCAAGGAAATTTATATTCTAATGAAGACCCGCCAGAGCCTTTAGCTGTTCCGACATTGGGAGATTATACAGTTAATGTTATTATCCAAAGATCTATTGATGCCATCGCTATTGCCATTACGTCTGTGGGCACACAGGTATGGGATGCGGCCGGGCCAACCCATAATGCGCCTGGCACTATGGGCTATTTACAGAATAAAACCGCCAGCAAAGAGGAAATTGCCGATCAGGTCTATGACGAACAAGTTGATGAACATGATAACTCCGGCTCCTTTGGCGCTTTATTCCAGCAAATAGTAGATTCTGCTATTGATTATGATGAGGTAGCAAACTCTGTTTGGAATGCTCTTAAGTCTGGACACCTACAGATAGGTACAATGGGGGAGTGGGTACAGATAATAGAAAGACTATTGGCAAATGATGTAACAAAAGATGGAAATATAATTAATATATATAAAGAGGATAAAACAACACTATGGAGACAATATGATCTTGCTAACGGAGGCAGAAGGATTGTATAATGATTTTATGGGTTGATGATAATGCTGGTGTTTTATTTATCAAAAAAGAGGTTCCATTCGCAGTTGTCAGGGGCGTGGAATTTGGGAATGTATATCACAGCTACGAATTCACGGTGCACCCGCAATCTTTATATGATGTATTTACTAATTTGTATGCTGATACTAATATAATGTGGGAAAATGTCAATATAAGAACAGATTCATCTGTTGATCGGCTGGAACCAATTTATGTACAGTTCCATAATCCGAATAAATATGATAAGATACCATTATTTCCTAATGAAATTAATTTAGCGCTAAGTAATTTCAAATTTAGGAAAATATATATTAAAAATATGAGTTCAGAAGATATTACAGTTAAAATAACACTAACTTCGAAAAATGAGTATGCGACGCCATGAATATAGCATTTACAAAAAGACTAACAGGCGGTAATAAAGCTACACTATCATTCACAGCTTCCGATTGGATCCATGATAATGGCAGTCTCTACTACATTGATTTCGTGTATGAGGTTAGCTTGGTATTACACACAACTAATGCCTTGGTTGGATTATATGAAGAAAACGCCGCAAATGATTTTGATGAAATATTTCCTGAAAGAATAAGAGTGTTCTTTGACTCCGGTAATTTAGACAGAGCAACAGCAAGAGTGTGGGCTAGACAAGTTGGTGGCTCAATGTTTGATGGAAAAATTGTTGTAGTAGCTTAAAAGGAGAGAAACTATGATTGCATGGTTAATTTGGAAAATTATAGGTATTGCCATTGTTGTCGGTGTTATTTCTGTATTGTTCGCAACAGGAAAACTTAATCCACAGCAATTTGTAACACTCGGCAATAAGATTATCGCAGGAATAAAAAAGGCATTTGCTTTTGTAAAAAAAATATTCAAGAAAAAATAACTTTCGTAACCAAATGCTGGCCGGATATTTAACCCAACTCCAGTAATCTTCCCAATATCCATGTTTTTTTCATTTCTTCATCGGGAGCAAGTGGGACTGTCTTGTCCTGTCTAGCATAAACAACGTCATTATAACGTATTGAATTCTTGTTTATTGCATAGATATATTGCAAATCCATTTCACGCTTCATTTTCTTCAAGGACCCAGGCAATGATTTACAATAGTCTGATTGCGGCGAATATTCTCCGAGTTTGCGCTGCTTTATAAGCCTTAATTGACGCCAAAATTCAGGCAGATGCAGTTTTAATTTTCGATCGGAACCTTGACCTATATAGTCAATAATGGCACCGACAAAACAAATCGACCTATAGCACTTAACCTTTTGCATCTCTTGTTTGAACTTTGGCCATCCAAAAGCATAAACCAAAAACTTAATGTTTGGAATGAATGCGCCTGGATTAGCATCAAAATTCACATAGTTGAAATATTCTTTTCCATTCTCTCGAAATCCAAAAGCTCCTGAAGTCGACACTCATTCGCTCCTTCTATATACTAACTTTATCTTGGCAAAAAACAATATCTTTTTAATATTTAACGACAAGATATTTTCAAGGCAATGCGGCTTTCGGCCGTAATATATGATCGAATAATGCCTTCCTACTAACGATCAGGAGAAAGCCCTATGAAATGGCGAGGAAATATAGATTTGCAGGGGGCAAGTCGTATCATCAATATGCCCCCACCAGAAAATCCTACCGACGGTATATCCCTTGAATATTTAGAAAATGCAGAATTTGATTTTTCAGGCACTATGGATTTCTCAAACAGTCAAATAATTCTGCCCAAAGACTTATTGCCTCCAACCGGGCCACAAGAAGGCCAAATATTTTGGAATACTAATGAGAGTAATATGTATGTGTGGGATGGCGCCACATGGGTCAATATAACATTAGCAGCGAGCCTCCCAAAAATAGTATATGTTACCATAGAGGGCAGCGATATTACCGGCAATGGCACAGTAAGCAGGCCTTACGCCACAATTAAACATGCTTTATCAACCATTACCGATGCGAGTTCTATAAATCCATATACTATCATAGTATCCCCTGGAATATATACAGAGGACAATCCTGTAAATTTAAAATCATATGTTAGTTTAAGAGGCTCTGGAGGAACAATAGCCAATACAATAAAAGCTCTTAATACGAATCAAGATCTTATTAATGGAATTAATGCTTCTTCTTTGAGATACTTTACATTAGAAGGAGCAACAGGTGCGGCCGGGTTTCTGATGAATACTCCTGGATATGCTAACATAGTTGATATTAAAATTAAGAATTGCCAGAATGGTATAATAGTCAGCAACGCATATGCGGCTGTAAACTGTTCAGAACTGGAGGGTTCAACCACCGGTGCAAATGTAATTTCCAATTTGGTATATGTTACAGCTGGTGCTATGGCCACTGTGCATGTTGTAGCATCAATGACTTCTAATATTACATCTGTTTTTCACGCAGATGGAGCCAATGTGGTAATTCAATCTGGTCAATCCATTATAATGAGTAATACAACTAACGGATTATTTGCTGAAAATGGAGGTAGCATTTCATGCGCCGATATTGGTGTGAAAACTGCCACTTACACAATTAGAGCGAGAACAAATGGAGAAATTAAAGGTGACAATGTATTTTCTGGTAATATTTCAACTTATGATATCTTTCAAGAAGACAGTACTGGAATTGTCGCATTAACAAGCAGCACTCTTGATGTGAGAAAAATTAGTGTAGTCGACTGGAGCAACATAACTGTCGATTTTGTTAGTCTTCAAGAGGACAATCCAGGACATCACTTTGCGAAGACATTAAATGTAGGGATAGCTGAAAAGGGATATGATACATGTCTAGGGGAAGGATTCCCGACAGTCAGAGGCATGAGGATATATAATTACGACAATGCCGCATTCACTGATATGACTATTATAGCTGCCAGCCCGAGCGGTTCAACATTTACAATGGGAACCGATGTTGATGACGCAATCTATATTACATGGGATTTAATCAATTCAACAACATCCGATTACTCCAAATTTTTTGGAATTTATACTGATGTGTCCAGCGCTTTAGTCAATGGAGGTGGATACGCTATATGGGAATACTGGAATGGAAGCAGTTGGGCAAACATCAATGAAATGGTCACTCAGGCAGAGCCGGCATATTTTCCTTCCGATGGTCATAGTTTTGAAACTACTGGTCTATCGAATATAAGATTCAGTAATTATGAATCAAATCACAATTGGCAAAAAAACAACCCTCTTGGCACTGGAAACAGCACATACTGGTTAAGATTCAGAGTTGTATCTGCTATTACTACCGGCGCCACAATTCAATATATTAAAATACATACAAATAGAGCAAAAGTAAATGGGGATGGTTGGATAGAGTATTTTGGAAATGCCAGGCCTGTAGGTAGATTAGCCTGGGATTGGGGTCTCACAGAGGCGGCTGGTCAAAACAGTCCAGATAATCAAGAACTTTATGTGTCTGATGACTTGAGCGTAGGACGAATTGAAAATTCATTCTCTAAAGGTGCACTAGACAAAGTCGGATTTGTAACCAATCTGCCATTTGATTTAGATACAAGCTGTCCTATTAATTTAAGCTTACGATTTATATCATCGTCTGCGGGCGGAACTGTAAGATGGGTGGCCAAGATAGCAAAAACAGCTGACGGAGATGGTGTGTATACTAGCACTTCTGCCGCCCCGGCAACGGCTCCATCAGAAGTTTCTATCACAAAAATAGTCGATGTCCCATTATCAGAGACCCAAGTTACAGTAAATATCCAAATTAATATACGCGACATGATTTCCAGAAGAAGTGGCGGCACTGGCGACATGCTTTGGATAGGAATTGAAAGAGATGGCTCTCTGGACTCAAATGGAGGCAACATCTCAGTAATCAATTTAACTCCTTACTATACGAGATGGTGCGAAGGAGGACACTCTACAGACTGATGTAATAGTATCAATAAAGGGGGAGAACAAAATCATGAACAGATACGATTTAGTTAGAGATCTTAAACGCGCGGATATCTTAGTCACGTGCAATAATACGATTTTGGGAAAACTGATTGAAAAATTCACAAAAAGCATTTATTCTCATGCCGCAGTCTATATCGGCGGCGGAGGCATTGTGGATGCTACTAATAAATTCGGCAAGGGTGTTAGAGTGAGAACATTAAAACAAACAGCTCAAAGGTTTTATAGAATTGATATTCTTAGATATCCAAATTTATCCGATGATAAGGCCGAAAAAATATGCTCGGAAGTTATGAATCATGTAGGAGAATCTTATAATTATATAATGTTATTTTTGTTTCCACTTATGGCGTTATTGCCGGATAAATGGAGAAATCCTTTTGTTGAAAAAGAGGCTAAAATCTGCAGTGAGCTAGTGAGTAGAGCATATAAAAAGGTTGGAATCGATTTAATACCAAATAAAACTGAAGGCCAAGAGAGTCCGGCCGATATTGGAAGATCAAAAGTATTAAGATTTATTGGCGCATATCTTGGCATGCGGCGCACGAAACTAAAAAGAGGAAGACATCCAGAATGAAAAAATTTTGGGGCAAAACTACTAATATTGCTAGGACAGGTCTTAAAGATGAAATAGACATAAGTTATAAAAAGCTGGTAGGCACATTTGGAGAGCCACACTTCAGCGACGGTTTTAAGACAGATGCCGAATGGGATCTAAAATTTCCCGGCGATATGGTGGCCACTATCTATAATTATAAAACCGGCAAAAACTACCTTGGAGATGAGGGTTTGGAAACAGAGAACATAAGAGATTGGCATATAGGCGGCAGCAGCAAGTTGGCAGGCTTATGGGTAGAATTGGCACTTGAACTTATAAAGAAGCAGCAATTTATAATGAAATTATTCGGAGATATGCAGCTATGAAACTTAACAAACCACGAGTAGGTGATGTGAGAGTAGCTGCTGTTCAGTGGGGCTATGATAGGTATAATATTTCTGTTGTTAAACTACTAAAGCTATTGTCATCATCTTCCGCCAATAAATGGTGGAATTCATGGATTGTTAAAACAATTAGCGACATTAACCGCCCGACTGTCGCAGGCCAGGATCAGGAGTTTGAGATTCACGCAAACCATCTCAAAACTGGTAAAAACAAAAAATTTGTTATTAAACATGCTTTTGATATAATACATTAAGAAGGAATAAATGTCAGTACGTTATGTAATAGTCGACGAATATGGACGATTTACAGCCGTTAGCAATGTTCATCCGCCGAAAGTGCACGATGATCGCTACTACCGCAAAGATCAAACATATTGGCTACAACCAGTATCCGCATTTGACGAGCTGCCTTTATCAGGAAATAAGCATGGCGATGCACGACTGACATTAGACAATAAAAAAGTATGGATTTGGGTTGAGGAAGCTGGATTCGATCAATTTGGCAACCCAGTATTTATTGGCGATTGGCTTCCAGTTATAGGAAATTACTGGGGGGAGCCGGTAGAGGCATATGGCGATCTGCCATTAACTGGCAATCTGAATGGAGAAGCAAGACTTGTATTAGAACTTAATACCATATACCGTTGGAATGGTGAATATTCGGTATGGCAAACAATATCTGGCGGCGGGGGCGGTGGTTCATGGTGGTTGGCGCCTGTAAGCTCTGAAGGAGATTTGCCATTAACTGGCAATATAGATGGACACGTTAGACTGACAAAAGATACAAATGACGTCTTTAGATGGGATCAAAGTCAAAGTGACTGGATTGATATACACGCCAGCTTAGCCGCTAAATTGCTGCCACCAGGACATGATCCACTATCTGGAGATATTCCAATATCGCCTGTCTATAACGGATTCTTGTCCGACTATAGTGGTTCTGGAACATATTTCGTAGATTATAGTCCAGGAGACGCTCATAATGGCATTATAAACTCATTACCAGTCAATTCTGGGAATATAGATTTTGGGCCAGCAGATAAAGGGGCATTATACTTATATAAGAATAATATTTTAATAGATACTTTGGATCTTATTAGCAATTTTAATGAAGGCGAAAGAGCCGGGAATCAGTCTGGCGTTCCATGGACCAGTGGTAATGGATATATAATAGCCACATTTATAGGCATGTATAATAATGTGCCATTCAATCAATATGGTACATTTCATATAGTGTTTAATAGTGGCTGGATTGTACCTGGTGACAATCCCAATATAGAAGTTAGACATCAATACTGAGGAACAAAGAGTGAATACTAAAAACATTGAAATGAAAGTAGAACATTTGCAAAAGTTACACTCTAATGATGTGGTAAATATTATAGGTTATGTATTTTTTAAAAATGACCTAGCTATGGTATCTGGTATAATCAAAACAGATAACCCAATCACAAGAAACCTGAGGTCTTTTAAGATATTGCATACACCAGATAAAAACAGACGGCTTTTCGTAAAGCTGTGTTTTGAATATGAAATGCATCTTGAACCAGTTATTAAAGCAATAATAGGAAAATAATATGCCTGGAATCAAAGGTTCTCAAATTAGAGATGATTCAGTTGAATCTGTAGACATAAAAGACGGAACTATAAAGAATGCTGATGTAAATTCCGGCGCAGATATAGCTCAATCTAAAATCAATAGCGTTACCGGTTGGATTAGCGATTCATTGGGCAGTCTTAAGGGCAGTGTTGATGCTTATAGTGATTTGCCTGCAACCGGGAATTCTGATAATGATATAAGATTTGTCAATAATCGAGAAGAGTTTTACCAGTGGGATTCTTCAGCATCTGAATGGAATGCTGTATCATTTTCTGGAAATGTTGTAAACACAATTCGCGAAGATTATGTTGTTTCCTCAGGACCTGGACAAACCACCTTTACTTTGAGTCATGATTATGTGCCCGGCACGGATAACCTACGCGTGTATAAAAATGGTCTTTTGATGAAAAATGGCGCAGGCTATGATTATACTGAAACTGATGAGCACACAGTAACATTCGAATACACAGTCGTCGCAGGCGATGATGTATCATTCATAATAGGCAATCCAAATAATAATTTTTATGGTGAGGTAGAGAGTTTTACGGCAACAGCCAGTCAAACTGTGTTCAACACTACATTTTCATTTACTCATGGCAATCAAGAAGTGGATGTATTCAAAAATGGTCTTTTGATGCTGGAAGGATCAGGTAATGACTATCAGGAAACTGCAGATGGCCAAATAGCTTTTAATAATGGCCTGGTCAATGGTGACATTGTAGTTATACGCAAAGCCAGGGATTATACAGCATCTGGTTCATCAGGAACTTCTAGTAAAACATATACCGCTGGAGAAAGCATCGGCGCCTATAAAGTTTGCGCCAAAAACAGCACCATAGATCAGGCTGTAGCCGCCGATAAGCGCTATAGTTCTAAAATAGAAGTTATAGGAATTTCAACTGCCGCGGCGAGTTCATCACATAATGTTACGGTTCAGGGATCTGGCCTTTTGGATGGCTTTACTGGATTGACGGCTGGAGATCCAGTATTTCTTGGCGACAGTGGAGCTATAATTCAGGATACGGATTTAATATCCTCTGATGAATATAGAGTATGGCTTGGGGTAGCCAAATCCACCACCGAAATTGATATCAATGTTGGCGAAGCTACTAAAAATGATTATAGTAGTTTTATTACACAGAATATAACTGATGGTGATACTACTCATGCTCCCAGTGCAGATGCTGTATATGACCTTATTATAATAGGTGCAATCACAATGTATGGGGCAGCAACAGCTCCAACAGGATGGCTTCTTTGTAATGGTGCAGCAGTTAGCAGGACAACTTATGCTGCTTTGTTTGCTGTCATAGGAACAACTTATGGGACAGGAGACGGCTCAACAACTTTTAATGTACCCGATATGAGAGGGGCATTCCCAAGAGGCGTTGGAACTTCTACGAAATTTACACAAAATCATACAACAGTATTAGGAACCGCAGAAGATGATAGTTTTCAGGGGCATTGGCATGAATTGAAAAGCGATAGAGCTACCTTTATAATAGGTGATCCTGGTACAACGGACGGAGATGCATATAGTTATACTGAGGTTTCGGGTACATTTGAGCATATAGAAGCAAGGAACATTATAACCGACGGAGCAAATGGAACTCCGAGAACGTCAAATGAAACAAGGCCTAATAATGTAGGGGTTAATTTTATTATAAAGTATTAAGAATAAAATAATAGAACTTATAGAAGCTATAATGAATGCTGAAATAAAAGGGGATATAAAACAGCAGAAGAAAGATGACAATATTCAAAGATGTTTTTAAACAAGGGGTGATTATTATATGTCAGCAACACAAGTCAAAGGCCACGATATAGAGACAAGCAGTTTTGAAACTAAAGTGGATACTGCCGTAACATCTGGCGCTGCAGCGAATGATGTACAACCCGCTTTGCCGGTGGGTGTAATTCTAATGTATAATGGCTCTGGCATTGCAGATGCCGCCTCAAGAACTGAAGACATTGGAGACAGGACCGGAGATACGATATCTTTGCCGGGCTGGAAGGCTTGCAATGGCAACGCAGGTACACCAAATATGCTTAATAGATTTCTAAGGATGGAATCTGCCTCTGGTAATACTGGTGGCAGTGATGATGCAATAGTGGTAAGCCATACTCACACAAATTCTGTTGGAAATCAAAGTGCAAATCATGACCATAATGTTAACCTTGAGACTGGCAACGGTTCATTACTTGGTTATGCTGCTGCATCTGCAGCTACATGTGAAGCAATAAATAGTAGGGTAGGAAATAATAATCAAGCTCATAATCACACAGTAACAATAGATAATGCTGGAAGTTCAGGAACAGGAGCGAATAAACCAGCATTTTATAGTTTAATACCGATAATAAAAATGAGTTAAGGAGTCTAAAATGATAACAGTTACCGAGAGAGAAAGAAAAACAATTCAAAATATCATTGATAAAAAGATGGGAATTGAGGAGTTACTTGATAAATTGCTCATGAAAACAGTACCAATTAAGAATAAAGAATTGCTATATGAAATATTAAATAAATATGTAAAGATGAACAGATTGAGCGAAATATGGTGGGAGAAAATGGGAAAGAAATACAATTTTGATTATGTACAACCGCATAACATTAATTTCAAAACTGGTAATATAACATAAATTAAGGATTGAAAATTAAATGAAATTATTTAAAGGAATTAAAATATTTGACCATTCACTTTATGTGAAAGATTATTTACGTAGTAAAAACTTAGTAGGTCACAATGATATTATTAATGGGGGTCTAAGATTTTGGCAAAGAGGAACTAGTTTTGCTTCAATACCTCATGCTACATATAATGCTGATAGGTTTCGCTATACTAAAAATGGTACTATGGTTCATGACATTACTCGTGACACAGATATACCAAATAGTGATATTAGTTATTCTCTTAAAATAGATTGTACTACTGCTGATTCAGATATTGATGCAGGTAATTATTGTCAATTATACCAAGCAATAGAAGGTTATAATTTTAAGAAGTATGTAGGAAATTATGGCGTTCTATCTTTTTGGGTTAAAGCAACTAAAATAGGAACTTATTGTGTTGGTTTTCGAAATTCTATTTCTGATAGAAGCTATGTTGCTGAATATACTGTTAATGTTACTGATACTTGGGAATATAAAATTATAGTAATTCCATTTGATTATTCAGATGGTACATGGGACTATGCTAATGGAGCTGGTTTATATATAAACTGGACATTTGCAAGTGGTTCAACGTATCAAACTACTCCTGATGCATGGCAAACAGGAAATTATATAGCGACTTTTAATCAAGTCAATGCATGTGATAGTACAGATAATAATATTTTCCTAGCTGGAGTTAAATTTGAACTTGGAAAAATCGCTACTCCATTTATACCTAATGATTATGAAAGTGAGTTAGTAAGGAGTATGAGATATTATCATAGAAAAAATGCTGAATCAGCTTATATAAGGTATGGACAAGGAGTTGGGAATGGTAATGGAGGTGCTTATATTTATGTACAGTTTCCTGTGATAATGCGTACAGCTCCGTCTCTTAGTTATTCAGGTAATTTAATAGTTTTCGATGGAACAGCTAATACATCAGTTACTAATATGTCAGTTGATCAAAGTAGTTCTCATTGTATTGATCTTAGTGTGACAGCTTCTTCATCGTTGACTGCAGGTCAACTTTATCAACTAACTTCTGACAATAATATTACATCTTATATAGCGTTTGATGCAGAATTATAATAAGGAGAATTTAAATTGAGTACAAAACATTTATCACAGCCTATAGGTGGTAGACTTTATTTTGATGATTCACCTATTGGAACAATTATGTATTGGATGAAAAGCAGATATGCAATTACTCAGACTGCTCTAATATCTAGTACAGCAGATTCATATACTGAAAATCATTTAAAGGATTCCTCGGAAGCTTTTTCTACTATATCAGTTGGTGATATTGTTTATAATTCTACTGATAAAATATTTGCAGTAGTACTAAATGTTTCTGCAAATGATTTAACTTTGGATTATAATGCTTTTCCAGATGGAAATGAAAGTTATGCTGTTTATGATGAACCAGAATTACCTTCAGGCTGGGTAGAAGCAAATGGTCAAACTCTTAATGACCCAGATAGTGATTTTGCTGTAGCACCACTTATAAATGATGATAATAGTAGTTTATATGATAGTGGTCTTAGTAGTGAGTATGCTAATGAACTTATTATATCAATTTGTAAAATTAAATCTACTCCTACTCAAATTGGGGATGCGTGGTTTTTGAGTACTTTAGAGGTTAGTGGAACTACGACATTATCAGATACTATATTAGGAGTTGGTAAAAAATTAGGTGATGCAGATGGTGATACTTATATCGAAGTTGAAGAAACTTCAGACAAAGATGAAATTGTTGCAAAAGTAGCCGGTGTCGAAGCACAAAGAATACACGATAATGGTATTATAGATTTCCCAAAGCAGAGTGCATGTAGAATTACAAAAGATGATGTACAGTCGATTCCTAATGATACATGGACAATTGTAAAATATGATGATAAAGAATACGATCTTAATAATGAATATGATAATATTACAAATTACAGATTTACGGCAAAAGAAGGCGGATATTACCATGCAGATGCTGGTTTACTTTCTAACAGTGTAGCATGGGATGCCGGTGAATATTGGCGTATAGCCCTTTTTAGGAATGAAGTTGAGGTAGTTTTTGGTTACAGAAATATGGTTTATGCAGCAGGTACATTTTATGTAGATACTAAATTAGCCACTGATATTTATTTAGCAAAAAATGATTATGTAGATATAAGGGCTTATCATAATCAGGGTGGAGCAGTCAATACATATGCACATGTTGTTTATGATTATTTCAACATACATAAGTTTGCATAGGAGATTATAATGATAACAATATCAGACGAAATAAAAACAATTCAAATAGATGATGAAGACCAACGGGTAATAGAAACAGATTGCTATTCATTTATTGATTGGTTAGAAAATGCTGCAAGAGAAAAAGTGAGACGGGTACGAGATAGAATAATACTTGATAGAACAGATAAGAATCCACAAAAAATATCATTTGGAGAAAAGAAAAATCTTGTTAAGGATATTCCTTTGGAATTAGCAAAAGAGCGTAACAAAAGATTAGAAGAAATGAGGAAAAAATGAATAACTATAAACATTATGTAAGATTAGATGACAACAATATCATAATCCATGCATTTTCAGATGCTTTCGAAACACCTCAACAGAATGATATATGCATCACCCCAGAAGGCACAATTGAACGGCATTATAATCTTATTCTAACCGATTTTTATAATCATTTTCTATATAAATACATAGATGGAGAAATTGTTGAAATAAATATAGAAGATTATTATCCTTTAGCGGAACTTAAAGACGATAGAATTGCATACATTAAACAGTCTGCATATTATGAACTCAAAGCAACTGATTGGAAAGTGTTAAGACACAGAGATCAATTAGCAGATGATAGCACCGGCTCCAGCACAAGTCTTTCTGATAATGAATACCAAGCATTGTTGTTGGAACGTCAGAACATTCGTGATTATTCAAATCAATTAGAAACGGAGATAAATTCCGCTTCAGATAGAACCGGTGTGGAAGCGGTAGTGTGGAATTATTCATAGGAGGAATAAATGCCAGTAACAAAAATAAAAGGCACTGATATAGAGACAAGCAGTTTTGAAACTAAAGTGGAAACTGCCGTAACATCTGGCGCTGCAGCAAATGATGTACAGGCCGCTTTGCCGGTGGGCGTGATTTTAATGTATGATGGAACTGGTATAGCCGATGTGGCTACAAGAACTGAAGACATTGGTGATAGAACAGGCGATACAGCAACGCTTGCTGGATGGAAAGTTTGTAATGGCAATGGCGCTCCAAACCTTCTCAATAGGTTTATTCGGTCTGAAAATGCAAGTGGAAATACAGGTGGTGAAGATACCCACACATTGACAATTAGTGAAATGCCAATACATAGTCATGAAATAAAAACGGGTGGAGAAACTGGAGGGACCGTTGCTTATAAAGGTTATACAGGTGGTGGAATTACAAATGATATACGAAGCGGCACTAATCAATGTCCAACTAACTATTCAGGTGGTGGTTCAGCACACGAAAACAAACCAGCATATTATAGTTTAATATTTATTAAGAAAATGGCATAGGAGATAACTATGACAAAAGGTTCAGTAATTGATAGAGTATTACCTACTTATGAGTATACTTTTGAGATTGTAGACGATTTAGGAAACATTGAAACTGAAGTTGTTTTGTATGATAAAAAACCTACACAAACAGAAATAGGTAATGAACACGAAGAAATATTACAAAGAAGAATAGCAGAACAGGCGAATTTACAAAGTGTATAAAAAATAAAAAGCTAAACAAGAACAACAGTTTGATTTTATTAATAAAATAAGTTAAGGAAACTATTAAATGCCATCTTGTGAATTTGAATGTCTGGTGTGCGAACACAGAATGCAAGTGTATGTATCCCCAGAGGAGTTCGGCAAACAAGAAATTTACTGTCCTAACTGTGGCTCGAAAATGATACCAGTAGATTTTTGTAGTAATGAAGAATTTATCTTAGATCACAATAATGAATATAAAAGGGATGAATAATTGGCTACGTCAAGCACCAATAAACTAGACATATTCTATGATGATAGTCCTACTCGGCCTGGTGTCACTGGCTTAGCTATTTCCGAAAATATGCTTAATAGCTCAAAATATTTAAGTGGCATAAGATTCTATTCTATTAATGATGTATTTAACATAAGTCTTGCCGCAAATAATGTATACAGAAATACTTTTATAAACAATTTAATTCATATAAATGCAAGTCAATTTGCAGCCGTCAATAAAACATTAAGTCATTCCGATAATGAAGCTTCTGGTGTACCAACTCCTCCAGATCAGACCGATCCTTTTTCTTATTCAGATACTATTACAGTGGTTACCAGCGGTGTATGGTCTCCTAATGCGAGATTAAGTGCATATGGAACTGATCCTATTGGAAGCGGCACAACGTCCTATAGTTCTTCTGATAATAATATGGTTCTCACCTATGGCAATGAGGCGGATGACACTAATGAATATTTTAGAGATGAATATTATAGGCTGCCAAGCGCAAGTTATGACAGTGTTCCGGGAGCTATTACAGGTCAATGGAATTCGAACAGCACATTAACAAATGGGAAATTGCAGGTGTGGCCAAATGTTTTAATCTATCCTGATACAAATTATACAAGTGGCTATAATCCGGCCCAATCTGCGGACTATTCAAGTGGATTTACCGGAGAACAATATTATCTAAGAGCTTTACGAGATGCAGGCAACCCGCATACAAATATAATAATTACATTTGATCCGTGGAACGTTTCATCCTGGCCATATTCAAATATTAAAGTTGAGTTTAAACTTCCAACACAAACAGGATGGCTAAGAGGGGATTTGGCATACAACTCTGCCACTTTTACTGGTTCGGATGGCGATGGATGTCATGTAGCATCGCAAAGTTCTGGGAATGATTTTTATTTTACATTCGGTGGATTTTCAACTAATAATTCTGGATATATGATAATAATGAAAATAACATATACCAACAATATTACTCTGAGTGAATTAAACTCGTTATCGGTAGCTAATTGGTAAAATAGTGAGGCGTTATACTTGGCTTTATCTGATAATACAAAAATAGATTTTTCATTCAAATTTTTGAATGATAAAACATTGACATCTATTTCAAAACAAGTATACGAAGAAATACGCTCATCAGCTTTCACTGTTTATGCCAATGATGTTTGGGTTGATGAAATTAATTCTAATCCAAGCGTGGCCGAAACTAATGGCATAGTTCAAAAATACACCCTACTAACATTAACAGAAGATTTCGCAGTTTCAAATCACAAGGGCTGGTATGCTTATTATAGCTCGGATAATCTAACTGGATGGGTCCCCCCAAAGTTTGGACAGGGATATACCGTTAGGCTGTATGATAATAATGATGTAGAAATTTCCAGTTCAGATTCTATGGATTGGTTCTGGCAATACAATCCAGGCTATCTTTTCATTCAGAATTCACACTCATACACAATCCCATTTAAAGTAACTGGATATAAATATATTGGCTCCAAATTATCAGAGGTGAATTCAAGTAATTGGCTTGATCCAGTTAATTCCATAGGTGATCTGCCATCTACCGGCAATAATAATGGCGATATCAGACTAGTATTAGATAATAATACACTTTATAGGTGGAATTCTGGTTTATCTCAGTGGGAAGCTATTTCTGGTGGGGGAGGCGGAATAGGATACTGGCACTCTCCTGTTCCGACATATGGGGACTTGCCGGCCAGCGGAAATCTTGATGGTGATGTTAGATATGTAAAGAACATTGCCGATACTACATATGGTAATAGAATTTACAGATGGAATTCTTCGACATCTAGCTGGGTGATGGTATCTCCTGGCACACACTTTCATGATGATAGATATTATACAAAGACGCAACTTGATCCATCTGCCAGTGTTGGTAATAATGTTCTCGATGATAGATACTATACCGAATCGGAATTACTAAATGGTACTTTAGATGTTCGCTATTACACAAGCGCAGAAGTGAATGTCTTCTTTGATAAAGATTTAGGGCATATTCACGATGGTACAAATGGTCAGGGCCCAAAAATTAGTTATAATAACCTCACTGACTTGCCGGATTTAACAGAAGCTTATTGGAAAGCACCAGTTGCCACCGAAAGCGCATTACCTGCATCCGGCAATTCCGATGGCGATGTCAGGCTGGTATTAAATACCAGCGACGTATTTAGATGGAAATCAACCGGATCTGTTTGGTTACTAATTTCTGCCGGTGTTGAAAGATGGGAATTACCAGTTCCCAACTTCATAGATTTACCATTATCATCTAATACTAATGGCGACATTAGATTGGTGTTAAGCGAAAATGTTCTTTATAGATGGAAAGAAAGCGTAAGCGAGTGGCAGCCAGTAACAGATGTTAAATGGCAGGAAAATTTTAATTTAACAAATGGCCAAACAGTTATTAATCTAACTAATTCATATGAAGTTGGAAATGATGAAATATTGGTGTTCTATAATGGTCTTCTGCAAAGAGTAACCGAAGATTATGCTGAAACCTCTTCAACTTCCATTACTCTTGTCCAAGCTGGTGAATTGGGCGATTATATCACAGTAATAGGCAACCCTACTACTGGAAGCTATCAACCAGAACATTCTTATGAAGAAAATGTAGTAGATATCACGGAGGCTACAAATGACGAAATAGAAAGCAATTCTAGTATATTACCGACCGAACAGGCTGACACTTTAATAAGTCCGGCAACTTTGCGAGGCAGCAATATATTGGTTGATATAGTAATAGATGGCGTTGAAAAATATGATGATGAATGGCGCTATTTTTATGATTCCGGTAATACAAAAAAGTTAATAAAATTCTCCGGTACAGGATTCGGGGGATACGATTTGCAGGAAAATGAAAAAATAAAAATAAAAATAATTAAGTTGTAAGTAACTTAACACATCAAGAAAGCAAAGATAATGTAAAAGTATTTAATCCCACTTTTTTTCTTAATGACATGGAGGAAAAACAATGGCAGCAACACAAGTAAAGCGTGAGCAGGTCCGCGATGGCTTAGTTAATAACTCAAAGGTGTCGCCATCTGCTGGTATAACATACTCCAAGTTAGCCCTTACTAATTCTCTCATAGGCGGCGACTTGACCAGTGGTGCGAAACAAACTGTTTTAGAATCAAAACTCGATGGCTATTTCGACAAAATAGAAAATTTCACGACTACTAGCGGCGTTAATAGCGATAATGTCACTACCGAGGTTGAATCTGCTGCTACAACATTAGCTCATACGAGAGATGGTTCATCTGAAGGTATATTGACAAGTGGCGACAGTAGTGCTGAATGGGGCCTTGGAAGCCAAAATTACACCTGTCTTATGAGATTGCATTCATCATATGACCCAATAGATGATGGTGAGAATGGCCAAGTAACAGCTTACTTCTCTCATGAAAATTTCTTTTCTCTTACTGGCACAATAACGTTTAATACCGGAAGCGCGACAGTAACCGGCTCATCGGGAACCGGTGGAACTCTATTTACAACCCAACTGGAGGCTGGCAGTGTTTTGGTTAGGGTTGATACTGAAGAAGTTATAGGTACTGTCCAAACAATTACTAATGATACTTCCCTGACTTTAACCGCTAATGCAGCATATAGCGGAACAGATAAAAACTTTGCAAGAACAAAGACAAAAGGCACTGTAACGGTATCGCAGGGTGGTACGAGCGTATCCAGTACCGGCACAATTTTAAACACTGATTTCGAAGCTGGCGATGCTCTTGTTAATCCTGCAACAGGAAATACTGTTGGTTATATTGCTGATACAACTGGTCGAACAGACACATCTATGGAACTCACATCGGCAGCAACTGAAGCTCTTAATGGTGTTAACGCGCAGAAGAGAGAATATAAACTTTACTATCATCAACAAGACGGTGATGCATATACTTTTACACAAGCAACAGCAATAGACTTCTTATTTATAGAGGTATTCAATGAATATTCTAAACCACTACTAGCAAGCGCAACAGGTTATGGTTTCACTGATGTTGTTGGTGTAACCGGTACTCATAATCATGATGATAGATACTATACAAAAACACAAATTGGCTCAGTTACAGACTCCAGTTCTGGTGCTGATTTAATAGGATTTACACCATTAGCCACATCCGGCTGGAATACGAGCAACACAGTCCAAAGTGCCGTAGAGGGCATGGTCAGCGATTTGAGTGATACCACAACCAGTAGCAGTGGTGCTACTCTAATCGGTGTTGAGGCAATCGGCAATTTATCTTCTACTGATGTCCAGGCGGCTTTTGAAGAACTGCAGGGCGACATTGATACAATTAACGGTTCATTAGGCAGTGGCTCATTAGATGCCGCATATAATAATGGTTCAACCATTACAGTTGATACTACGGATGTTGATTGGGATTTAAGCGATAACAGAACCTGGATGGTGTCAGGACCTGGAACAGGTAACCCAATACTGGAAGTAAAAGCAGTCGCAACGGGCGATGAAGTAAATGTGGTTGCCGATAAATCAACTTGGACAATTAGCAATGTTGCAGCTGATTCTTTCAAGTTAGACACCCTTGGTGGTATTGATATAGATACTGATGGTGGCTTCACTTTAGATGATGATTCCGGTGCCAGTTTTCAGATGCAATCTTCTGGAACGATTTTCTTTGAGCCAACCTCTAACCAAGATTTCCATGTACAAACTCTCGGAACAAGTACAATTCTTCTAGACTCAAATAATGATGTTATAATACAAGCAGATCTTGCAGCATCAGACGCCATACGATTAAACGCAGTTAATGGCGGTATTGATATAGATTATAGTAATTCATATGATTTCAATGTGCAGGGTGGAACTGTTACATTTTCGCCACAAGACACAGGTGCAAGTTCATTTAAGATTGATACACTTGGCGGTGTTGATATAGATGTAGATGCGGGCATAAATATCGCTGAGAATTCTGGCGCATCTATAGCAATGAATACATCAGGCCAGATGGATTTGCAAGGTGCTACAGATCAAAGTGTAACACTTTCTGCTCAGGGAACTGGCAATGTAAAGGTATTATCTGCAACCGGTACGGCTTATTTGCAAAGCACAGGTAATGCAACTGCAAATGCAGTAACACTTGATGCGCAACAAGGCGGTATAAAACTTGATGCTACTACTGGCATTGGAATAGATACAACTGCCGGTCCTATAGGTATTACGGCTGCTGGTTCTGGAGGTGCTATTACTCTAACCGCTCAGGCTGACGAAGATATAACCTTAGATACCAGCGGCACAGGTGAAGTTGTAATAGATGGCGACTTCAGAGTAACAGGTACTCAAACAATAGTAAACACAGAAACTATAGAACTTGCCGATAATATAATAGTATTAAACAGCAATTACACAGGCGGTTCTCCTTCTGAAGACTCGGGCATTGAAGTTGAGCGTGGTTCTCAATCTAATGTATCCCTATTCTGGGATGAATCTACTGATCGGTGGAGATTCCAGGACCTCACAGGCACATATGACATACTTAAAGCAAGTGAAGCATCGACAACTTTAGATAGTGCGTATGATTCCGAAACAGGCAATAGAATCATCACAATGGATACAGGCTCCGTTGAATGGCAAATCACTTCTGGTTATCAACACGCTTTTGCTGATTCTGTCGGTAATGATATTCTCTCGGTTGAAGTATCGGCATCAGGCAGTACGGTGGATATTGATACCACTAATGGATTCACAGTAAATGATGATAGTGGGGCACAAATAGCTATCGCTAACACTGGCGCTGTCGCGGTAATTGGAGGAAACGACCACACAGTCACATTGGAATCAACAGGTTCCGGAACAATTCAACTTAAAGCTATCAATGGTGGGGTATGGATTATTAACAATAATTCGACTGCAACGGATGCTATTAAAATAAATGCATCGACTGGTGGTATCGATATTGATGCTAGCCAAGGAATTACACTCGATGAAAATGGTGGTTCTTATCTACATATAGGCAATACAGGTGCTATAGATTTAAGCTCTACTAATAACACTCTAACTATTCAGACAGCTGGTACAACTCCAGGTCACCTAATATTAAGAGCAACCGCTGCGTCAGACAATTATGCTATGGATATAAATTCCTCAGGTGGAATTGATGTAGATGCGGCCAATAATATAGCATTCACCACTTCAGGTGGAGATATCACTTTTGATGATCAATATTTAAGTTCAGCAATTCCAATTTCTGAATCTGGTACAACTGGATTAGCTCTAGGATTTACCGCCACTTCTGTTGTAGCCGCGCTTAATGAAGTTAAAAGCGATGTACTCGCCGCTTCCAGCACTTTAGATGAAGCCTATGATTCCGAAACAGGCAATAGGATAATCACAATGGACAATGGCTCCGTTGAATGGCAGATGACTGATAATTATGAACACAATTTTGCAGATTCCCTCGGCAATGATATATTAAGCGTCAAGGCCCTGGCCTCCGGCGATGAAATCCAAATGAATGTCGATGTTCTTAATATCAACGTTTCTAACAATGAAGTTGATATAAACACCACCGCAGGTTTCAGAATTGATGATGATAGCGGCTCATATTTCCAAATGCATTCTGGTGGCAACATCAATGCAGTTTCACCTTCTAATGTACTACTGCAATCTCAGCTAAATGTTGATATTCAGCGATTATCTACTGCAGCTGGCGGCAATATTGATATTGATTCTAGAAGCCCTGATGCAGATGCTATACTATTAGATGCCGTCAATGGTGGTATAGATGTTAATGCTGATGATACAATGGATATTGATGTCGGTATCTTCGATCTTTATACTGATGATCTAAGCGCAAGCTCAGTAAAAATAGACACTCTTGGTGGTATAGACTTAGATGTTGATGCTGGATTTACATTAAACGATAATAGCGGCGGTAATTTTCAACTACAGACATCTGGCAAAATCTTCTTTGAACCTGCTTCTGGCCAAGACTTTCAAGTTCAGGTTCCTGGCGCTGGTAATGTTAATCTTGAAACCACAACTGGAACCGCCAAAATATTTAGTGTATCTGGTGGTAAAGTCGAATTAAGCACAAATAATACCTCAGCAACAGCTATTGTTATAGCTGCCACGAATACAGGTGGTGGTATTGATATAGATTCTGATACAGATACTTCTATTACTTCAGCTAACGGTGATATAACTTTCGATGATCAATATTTGAGCTCAGCAATTCCAATTTCTGAATCTGGTACAACTGGATTAGCTCTAGGTTTTACCTCTACTTCTATTGTTGGTGCTATTAATGAGCTCAAGACAGCCGGCGCTGCTTCAACATTAGATGAAGCATATGATGGTGAAACAGGCAATAAAATAATCACTGTAGACAGTGGCTCAGTCGAATGGCAACTAACTGATAACTATGAATTTAATGTAGCCGATTCACTTGGAGCAGATGTCTTTTCGGTTAAAGCTCTCGTAACTGGCGATGAAATCCATATGGATGCGTATGCTGTTGACATCGTACTTACTGGCAATACAGCTACCGACTCCTGGAAACTTGATACGGCTGGTGGTATTGATATAGATGTAGATTCTGGTATTAATATTGCCGAGAATTCAGGTGCATCTATGGCAATGAATGCAGCGGGCCAAATTGATTTGCAGGGTGCTACAGATCAAAATGTAACGTTGACCACTCAAGGCACTGGTGATGCAACCATCTCTTCGGTAAATGGCAGATCTTATATTAAAAATACCACATCGGCAGCTGCGGATGCGGTCAAGATCGAAGCAAGTACTGGTGGTATCGATATAGACAGCGCGGATGGTATAACATTTAATGATGATAGTGGTTCTAAGTTGCTTTTTGATGCTAGTGGCTATATTACTATGACAAGTGGAATTGGCCAAAATATAGATATAACGGGCTTTAGCGGCAGTGTCAAGTTATCCAGTACAGCTGATACTAAAAAAGTTTGGCTACAAAGCACGAATGCCACTCAAATTGACTCTGTAGTGCTGCAATCTGCCTCTGGTGGAGTTAGAGTACTTGCGACCGCGGCGACATACGGCATATTTACAGTAGATGCAGATCGAGTAGATATCAATGCTAATAATGGTATCACAATTGATGAAAATAGCGGTGCTAATTTCACCATAACTAATACTGGGGCAGTAAGTCTTACCACAGCTTCTAATAGTGCTTTAACTCTTGGAACATCTGGTTCTGGTACCGCAACCATTTCTGCAACATCGGGTCAAATATATCTAAATAACACAACTAACACAAACAATGATGCTATTTGGGTCAGAGCTCAACAAGGTGGCGCAACTATTGATGTCGCCAAAGAAGTTGTTGTTCAATCTAGTTCTGGCGGTATAACATTAACAGCTGCATCAGATAATGACATTACATTAGATACAAGTGGAACCGGTCAAGTCCTAATAGATGGTGACCTCACAGTTACTGGAACTCAAACAATAGTAAATACAGAAACTATAGAACTCGCCGATAACTTAATAGTATTAAATAGCAATTACACAGGTGGTTCCCCTACTGAAGACTCAGGCATTGAAATTGAGCGTGGTTCTCAATCTAATGTATCCCTATTCTGGGATGAGTCCGCTGATCGGTGGAGATTCCAGGATCTCACAGGCACATATGACATACTTAAAGCCAGTGAAGCATCGACAACTTTAGATAGTGCGTATGATTCCGAAACAGGCAACAGAATTGTTACAATGGATACAGGCTCCGTTGAATGGCAGATAACAGACAACTATGAACACAATTTCGCAGATTCCCTCGGCAATGATTTATTCAGCATCAGACCATTGGTTGCAGGTGATCAAATAGTGGCAAATGGCGATCTATTCGACATAAATTCAGCATCTGTCGATATTGATACAACAAATGGATTTACGGTAGATGATGATTCTGGAGCATTTCTAAGGATTCAATCTAGTGGTCTTGTCCAGTTCTATTCAGCTTCTGGCCAATCTATGACAATTAATGCTAGCTCAGCCTCATTGAGCATGCAAGGCGATTATGCCGACATGTCTGGTAACATTGGTGGCGACACAGCTAACGCAGTTAGACTTGTCGCCGGTAACTCAACCAATGCGGCTGCTGTTAGAATTGAAACCACCAGTGGTGGCATCGATATTGATGCTGGTAATGGTATCACATTAGATGATGATAGTGGTGCCTATGTTCATATAGCAAGCGGCGGTGCTATTGAAATCAACTCTGATGATCAACCAGCAACATTTCAGACAAGTGGTGGTACTCCTGGCATTCTTACTATCAGTGGTGGTGCCACAAATCTCAATGCAGTTGATATTAACGCGGCCGCAGGTGGTGTTGATATAGATGCAGATAATAATATTGCTTTAACAAGCGCTAATGGTGATGTAACCTTTGATGATCAATATCTAAGTTCAGCAATTCCAATTTCTGAATCTGGTACAACCGGACTTACTGCAGGATTTACCGCCACTTCTGTTGTAGCCGCGCTTAATGAAGTTAAAAGTGATGTGCTCGCCGCTTCCAGCACTTTAGATGAAGCCTATGATTCCGAAACAGGCAACAGAATTGTTACAATGGACAATGGCTCCGTTGAATGGCAGATGACTGATAATTATGAATTCAATGTTGCAGATTCTCTTGGTTCAGACATTCTAAGCATAAAAGCTCTCGGTGCCGGCGATACTGTAGATGTAACAGGCAATCTTACAGTTACAGGCGAAGCCGCTTTCAAGGACATGAGTGGTACGGCTTTTCTATCGCAATTTACAACTTTTCAGAGCGCACTAGATTATCTAAATAGTAATTATAGTGGTGGAACTTTATATGTAGATGTTGATAATTTTGATCTTACACCCGAAATAGCATCTGCCGGTTCAGCTGTTATACTTTACAGCAATATTACAATTCAGGGATTTAAGGGTAGAGCAACCAGAATAAAAAGCGATAACACCACTTATAGACATTTTGAAGGTACAGACCTAGGCAATATAAAGTTCATTGATTTGAGAATTATAGGTCCGGGTCAAGGTCAGGTGGGTGGCGGTGGTATTTTCCTCACACGAGCTGGCAACACAAACATTCCTCATATATATATGGAAAATATATTACTTGAAGAGTGTGCTGGCGACGGTATTTCAATTAATACACCAATTTTATCCACGTTTATAAATGTAAAAACTTTGAAATGCGCAGGTCATGGTTTTAATGTTTGGGGCGGCACCTCTTGTAACTTTAGAGATTGTTATGGTATCACCAACACTCAAGCAGGTTTTGCGCTAACCAATATGACTTATTCATCTTTATCCGGATGCGCATCTGAGGCTTGTGGTATTTCCTATGACATAGTTACCTCAAATAACATAACACTTGATGGATGTGGTTCTGAGAGTACAGTTAATAGAAGCGGTAGCTATCCTGGCTATGCATATAAAATTACAGGAACTCAAGTAACACTTAATGGTTGTTATGCGACCGCTTCGGCTGATAATGCCGTGCAAATTGACACGGGCGCTGATAATACCACATTGATAGGTTTTAGATCACTAAGCACAAGCGGCAGTTACGCATTAGATAATTCTAATGGCGGCTCAACAACTTTAATAGAGTGCTCATTCGATAAAGCTAATAATTTAAATTCAAATACAAAAACCATAGAATCTGATACAATAGCTGGTTCGGGCGAACTTAAATTTGATGATAGTAGAACATCTGCTATCGCGTTTAGCGACGTGTCAAATTCAAGCTTCGATGATGGAATTTCTACATCAGTTATAGGAGCTATAAATCAAGCTTATGGGCAGGCTGCCGTCACCGAAACATTAGATGAAATATATGATGCTGAAACAGGCAATAGAATTGTTACAATGGACAATGGCTCCGTTGAGTGGCAGATTACTTCCGGTTATCAACATGCATTTGCAGATGCCGCTGGAAATGATATTCTATCGGTTGAAGTCTCCGGCTCCGGTAATGCAATAGACATGAATGTTACAAATGGTTTAACTATAGATGAAGATAGCGGAGCTTATATCCATATGGCACCCTACGGCGCTGTTAACATTAATTCAATAGGCGGCGACGCTACATGGCAAACAAGTGATAGTAACTTAACTATTCAAACTGCAGGTGGCACAGCAGGAAAACTTACACTTGCAAGTGGCCAATCTAGTATTGATGCAATTGATATTAACTCCTCAGGTGGTATTGATGTAGATGCGGCAGGAGATATTGCATTTACCACTTCAAGTGGAGATATAACTTTTGATGATCAATACTTAAGCTCAGCAATTCCAATTTCTGAATCTGGTACAACTGGACTTACTGCAGGATTTACAGCTACTTCTATAATAGGCGCGATTAATGAAGCATTTCAGACAGCGGTTGAAATAGGATACGAAGAACAAACTCCTGATGCTTCAGAAGCCTCGGGTGATTATATTACATTAACGGATGCTTCATTAACAAATCAGCTTCCAACTAGTTCCAAAACAGCAACTGAGCTTAGAACATCTGAACTATATGTTGCCGTATATCTCAATGGCCTAAGATTACTTGATACTGAGTGGAGTTATGGTTATGTATCTACTGAAAAAAGGATTGAGTTTGATGGAACAGGAAGTTCTGCCGTAGATTTGGACACATCTGATGATGTCATTGTAGAACTTGTTAAAACTTCTGCATAATAATAAAAAGCCTCGGGGTCAAACTCGAGGCTTTTTTAATTGCATATCAAACTTTGAGTTGCCACAATCATATATTCTATAATAGCCGGCCTCATCCATAATTTGAAATTCGGTCTTGCTTGGGTGATAATTCTTGAAATTTTTCAACGCGCTTTTTCTATACTTAAATCTGTGTTTTCTTTCTTGACCAAGACTGTACCAATAATTAGGCTGCGTGAAACCCACAAACTGGAACCCCAATTGCTTGTATATTTTTCCCTGACTCCATCGCCGATCGGCATAAGTGTATATTTCAAGAGGCTTATAGTTAACTATGAAATATTTAAGCATTTTAGATGCCAGACCGGGCAGCGATATATTGGCAATACTAGCATATCTGGAAAGCTCATACCTATTGGCAAAACTTTTTTTCTGGCCCAATGATAGTCGCGGCTTAACAAATGTCATAATCCCCATTAAACGGTCTTTATAAAAAGCGCCTATTTTAATACTGGATCTATCAGCTCCTTGCATATGATAAGTATCTAAAAATATGTTTTTGGTAGCAGTTTCTATACTTTGGATATTAGTCAATCTGGCGCCAATTGTTTGATCACACAATCCAAACAAATATTTGAGACGCGATTTAACAATACTTTGCTTATAAATCCATTCATCTTCAAATATATGAATAAGCTGAATGCCTTTTGCTTCACACAATTGTGTTTTCTGCAAGTGATAATTTTTGGGCTTAAATTGATCGGAATGCCAATATAGGCCGTCTATCTCAATAGCAATTCTATATTGAGGAACGAAAATATCTAATTCTTTTGGGTGAATTAAATTTCTATCGTTCGTAATATGAATGATATTCAGTGATGAAAGGTAATCTCTAACTTCTTTTTCAATGGAAGAGGTGTTACTTAAAATAGGGTAACAAACGGGGCATCTTGGAGCACTTCCATAATCCAAATTGTCGTTGAAAACTGTGTTGCATTTATCACAACGCCAAGAAAGCATTGTTGTTACGCCTGTATATTCCTTGGGCGTAAATAAAGGCGTCGCTTCTACAACTCTGTTACCACTGAATATTTCATCCAAAAATTTGTTTTTTTTGGTAGTTGTTATTTTGTCTATAATACTTTGGACCTTGAACGGATTGGTATTACCAAAACGACGTAGCATTGTGAGCGATCTTTTTGCTTTTACTGCTTCTGATTTTGAAGGATTATCTACACCATATTTCTTTAAGTTAGTTTGTTTAATTTTCTCTTGAATTTTCTGAGAAGCAGCCGGATTTTCTACACCGTATTTCTTTAAGTTAGTTTGTTTAATTTTTTCTTGAATTGCAGGGGCCTGAGATATATATTCAACGCCATATTTTTGTTTAATAGTTTCTTTTGCTTTTTGTTTTACTTTCTCGGCTTGAAGAGCGTATTTCGCACCGTATTTTTTCAGATTGGTGGCTTCTATTTTATGTCTAATTTTGGCAACAGATAAAACAGATTCTGCGCCGTATTTTTTTAAATTGGTTGCTCTAATTTTTCTTTTGATCTTTTCAGCTTGACAGCTGTATTTTGTTCCATACTTCTTAAGATTAGTTTGCGTTGATTTGCGCTGCACTTCTGGATTCTGAGTGGAGTATGGAACTCCATACTTTTTCAAATTAGTTTTTTTGATTTTGTCTTTAACTTCTTTTGCTTGAAATGGATTTTCAACGCCGTACTTTTTCAGATTGGTTTTTGCGATTTTGTATCTGATTGCTTTAGTGGCAATAGGATACTTGCCGCCATACTTATTCAAATTAGTTGCTTGTCTGGCACACGAAGCACAAATTAAATTCTTTTCAAGATGTTTTTTGCTAAATTTTTCAGTGGTTTCTTTATTGCATTTATTACAAATATATACCACTTTGTCGCGAGAGGTCAATTTATAGTTGTCGTTTATTAGCAAAGTCTTGTATTCCTTTTTATTACGAGAATAGCATATCTCTTCCGCGGAAGACACCTTTATATTTTCATTTTTAATTATTACAAAAATTAAATTTACCATACTTCTATATATGTTTTATATCTCTTTTCTTGAAAGATAATATATAAGCCAGGCAGCTAAATACAGAAATTATAAAAATTACGCTTTTGTGATTGCTCATGGAAATATAGCAATTCTTTTCACAAGCTAAAAACCTGTGTGCTTCCTTGCTAAGAATTTAATGAAACTATTCAGGAGATGTGTAAAATGGCAAGAACATTACTTAATGCAGAACAGATAAATACAGTTTCTTTTGAGACCAAAGTTGAAACCGCTGTAACCACAGGCACCTCATCGGATGATCTTGTTCAAAAAACCGGTGATATAATGAGCGGTACATTAACAGTGCCGACACTGGAGGTAGATGGCAATCAAATTATTTTTAACAGCAGCACTACAGGTGCACCGGCATCAGATGCTTTTATTACCGCCGAAAGAGGATCCTCAACCGATGCTTTTTTGAAGTGGGATGAGACTAATGATCAGTGGGTTACCAATTTTAAGCTTGCGGTGGATTCGGATATAAGAGTAACCGGCGGCATACAGTTTGATGATTCAATTTCCGGAGATTCAGAGCTAGCATTATATAAAGGTGGAACTGGATTCTTTATAATGAGACGATATGCGGCCGATTATACCATATTGCAAATATGGGCTCCAAGTGAAACCTGGTTCAATCCCTATGAAGCGACATTATCACTAGTGAGAGGCAATGAGCCAAATCAAGAATTTATAGACCTATACAACAATGGGTATCCGACTGAATCTCAATATGGAATACGGATGCAGAAAAGAGGGACTGGATCCTACAGAGATTTTATTTTTGATTATTACGATGGAAATACAAAATTAGAAGTGATGAAGTTGCATTCTGATCAAAGTGTAGATTTTATAGGCAATGTCGACATTGGCGGATCATTATCTGGAGTAGATTCGGATGATATACCTGAAGGATCAACTAATAAATATTTCAGTGGGAAAACAACTGATGACTTGTCTGAAGGTTCAACTAATAAATATTTCAATGGAAAAACAACTGATGACTTGTCTGAAGGCTCAACTAATAAATATTTCAATGGAAAAACGACTGATGACTTGTCTGAAGGCTCAACTAATAAATATTTCAGTGGTAAAACTTTAGATGATTTGCCTGATGGTACGAGCTATGTTAAATTAAACAAAACAACACAGACCGTTTATGGTGATAAAACTTTCAATGATAAGATTTTAGATAAAAATGGAAATGAGGTGATAGCCATGCAAGTAGAAACAAAACAAAATACAGCTTCAATCGCAGCTGATTCATATTATGATGTTGTTGTGTCAGGATTTTCATTTAACCCGACGGGCGTATTAGTTGCTTATGCATGTTGTACAGATGCAGGTTTTGGGTATTTCCAATGCAGCATTGGCGGAGGTGGAGGAGGTGGAAGTTCCGCCGATACACCTCATATTAACAGTATAACATTAGGTACTAATTCTGTTACAGTACAAGTGTTTAATGATCATACTTCATCACACAATTTTGCTGTTATAGTGACAGCAGTAGCTACATCATAATCATATAGAAGAATAAAATGATAATAATTTATTTGCACTTTATAATAGGATTATTAGCAAGCGGCCATGTTGCGTATTTGTATACTATGGGTTATTGAGGTTTTGAACAATGCAATATAAAACGCCTGTTATACATTTAAAAGATTATACACAGATTTACCAGCATATATTGTCCCTGAAAGTGGGTTTGCATGGGTAGTGAAAACTTTCGCGTTGATAATGAATCAATGACACGATTACAGAGCCGAAACCATGAAAATATCCATAGGCAGAGCTATTTCAGCTACATAATTACGCCTACAAAAATTTATTGTAGACGTAGATCTTCAGGAACTTTTGATACAACGAATTTGGATTCAACTTCTTATAATCGTGGTTGGGTAACAATTTGGTATGAGGCTTAATAAATATAACAAAGCAATAAACTAAGTCATTTAAGAATTTTGGATTTAAAGGTAAGTTGTAATGACTGAAGAAAACTTTGTCCATAAATTCAGAGAACTTATCGATGATCTTGATGAGAATTATATACGAGGTTTATTGATAAATGGTGACATTTCAAAAATAGATAGGTTATGTTTCAGATATTTAGCTGAGAAAGCAGAGTTGTATAAAAGAATGAGAATTAAAAATCCGATTAATGGAGCTGATTAAGCAAAATTATATATTTCACAAAGCATATATATACTGGTGACCGATAATGCTTCAATATGAGCATGTAAAATTGATGATTAAAGCCCATGAGAAAGGCGATTACATTACTTTTAATGAACAGGTGGAAAAAGTGTTCTTGCGCCTACATATGTATAAATCTAGGGAAAATTTTAATGATATATTAAAAGATTCTTATGAGGATTTTCGCACATATCTAGAAAGATGGTACTTTTATAACAAAAAATTCATTCTGGAATCATTGCAAATTGCCGCAAGGACAATTAATCACATAGCCGGCAAACATATAATTAACTCATCCTAACAATAAATATCAAACTATAATATGCTGGCTTATTTGCTCCGGTTCCACTACTTCCTATATCGCCAGAATCACCAGCATAAGCTGGTTGACTATAACTGTTAGGGCCATTGGTATTACCACTAATAGCAACACCACTAGCAGTTGCATCTCCACCTGCATGCCAAATATCACAAGCATAATGACTCGTTGAAGTAAAAGAACCCCTGGCTATCCATCTAATATAATTTGCTGCATCAAAATGTACATCAGCATACATATTTGAAGAGCCATGCACATGGCTACTTGTTGCATAACTGGTAGAATGTGTATGATTTATTGTATGGTGATGACTTACCACTATTGCATCATCCGAACCACCTATATTCCCACTTGCATTTTCAGACCGAATAAACCTATTGAAAAGATTAGGAGTGCTGGCATTGCCATTGCAAACCCTCCAGCCGGGCATCTTTCCAATAGTGTCTCCACCACGCTCACCTATATCCTCTGTGCGTATATCGGCATCAGCAATTCCGGTGCCATTATACATAAGAACTGTCCCGATTGGAAGTGTTGTCTGAAAATCGAACCAATCACTGTTGTTATTGGTGAATTGCCATTTTCCGGCGATCACTCTAATTCTATTATTTCCTTGAATCAAGTTAATTGAACTGGTGTCCAGTGTTATGCTGCCTGAGGTATTTATCTCAGCATCAGCAGTGTGCAGTTGGATAACATTACTACCATTCTTAATATCAATCGAAGGAGAATCTAAAATTATATTACTATCTATATCGGCCGTTAGCGTTCCGGATGAATTAAAATCAATTGTTGGTGAATCTAATGTAATAGAAGTATCCACATCCAGTAACAAATCATTATTAACATCAAATGTGACATCATGCGACGCATTAAGCGTATAGTCCTTCGCATTTTGCGTAAAGTCTTTATCGCCTCTTATGGAGATGATGGTATCTGCACTGGAACCATTCCAATACTCTATTTCTAATTTATCACTAACATCATTCCCAAATCTAATATACATTGTAGAATCGGGGCCCGCATAGCTGCCATATATAGTAGCCGTATCTGCACTATAAATACTGTTTAATGTAAACTGCGGCCCTTTTAGCTCTCCTGTCATGGTATCACCATCGGCGTTGACAACTTCCAAGCTTGAAGTGCCGCCGCCCGGGGCCTTGATGTTATTTTTAATTTTATCATCAAATTGTGAATTATCAACCTGGTAATCTAAGTTAATTCTTGTACCCATAATAATCCCTCTTTCATGTCTTAATAATTATCTTTGTATAACGCTACAACAAAGATAAAGAAAATGTAGGAGTTGCGAAATGGTTCTTGATAATAATGCTGAAAACAATTTAAAACAGTTGCTGACTTATATTACCAAGCTTATACATAAAAGTCTTAGCTGCAATATTAAACTAATCAATAGCCTTAAAACAGGCATCATCAATATTTTATCACACCAGAAATTAATTATAGAAAAGCTAAAGCGGCTTGAAGATATAGAAGATAGATTGGAGGGCATCTCAGCTGAGTACAGAGAAGAACAACAAAGACATAATAGCATGTTTCATGAGATAAAAAATATGAAGCTGATAGTTGAGAATTTCCACAATAAAAGCCAAAATATTATCAAGGAAAAAATATCCAGTGTGGAATCTAACCTAGTACAAAAAATGAATGAACAATCCGCTATGAGCAATCAACGGCTAATTAATTTAATACAACAACAATTAGAAACTGACTCACAAGAGAAGTTGGAATCTATTAAAGGCAATAAAGGAATAAAACAGGAAAAAATCAAGAGCAGAGCTGGCATATGGGTGGCTATAATCATGGGACTGCTTAGTAGTGGTGGAATTGTCATCTTTATACTCAGCAAAATATTGGGCGGCTAATATGGTTGAAGCTAAATTGATAAATGATTATACTATTAAAATAGAAAACACGGACTTTCTGATTACGGAGATAAAGGCCACATATGATAGACTTATAAGCAATAAAATAGGTTGGTCGCAATTGCCAGGCATAGAAAAAATTAAGTTAGTGGTATATAACTATTTAGTAATATCTGGCCAAAAAAACGCAAAAATTACTGGTGAATCTGTTAGGGAATTCTATACTCAAATTGATAATCAGAAGCGAGCCCAAAAAGAAAAAGAAACAGAATCATTTAAACATCTATTTGATGGTTATCTTGACAAGGTAAAAATTATAGATGATATCGTATCATTAGTGGATACCACATATTCAGCTATTGAAACTACAGATCAAGAAATCACTCGGCACATCGAAGAATTTAGATCTTATTTAAATCAGAAAGATATCAAGAAGCTTAATGCGATAAGAAAGAAGCTCAGCAAAAAATTGGAGGGTTAATATGTCAAATAAACAACTATCAAAAAATTTCAGCTTAGATGAATTTACATATTCGGCGACTACAAAAAAACGCATCACACCTACAGACTTTCAAATTGAAATGCTCAAGCTGTTATGTAAAAACTTACTTCAGCCTATACGTGATAAATTTGGTCCAATGAAAATCACTTCTGGGATAAGAGATAGAGAAATATATCATGCTTTAATAAAGGCAGGGTATCCTGCTTCTAAAACCTCAGATCACTTTCTTGTTCCGAATTTGATCAAAACCGAGGCCGGCTGGCTGGCCCCTGTGGGATCACCAAATCCGCGAGGTAAAGGTGCGGCCGATTTTATTATGTTAAAAGCAGACGTATGGGATACATACTATTGGATTTTGGATAATTTTAAAGCAAGTCACGACTACAATCAAGTTATTATTTATACCTCTGAGTATAGTGATAGGAGAGGCAACTACATGCACATCTCGAATCCAGCTAGATTATTTATTGCAAAATCAATTATACCATCAAGAAGACCGGTAATGGTATACGTAAAAAGTAATAAAAAATTCATCGGGAAATCTTATGTAACACTCGATGAATTCCAAGATACATTGGGTGACAATTTTAAACAAAGGAGATAAATATGATAAGTACGATTTTGGCTGTCATAGCTGTGCCGGTGGTTTTAGGCATTTCAACTTTAGTTATTATGGCTCTGGCGAAACTATTCTCGTGGCTCAAAGAAAAAGTTAAGAATGATCAGATTCAACACGTTTTTCAAATTGTGCATGATGCTGTAGACTCTGTTGTTAGTACACTTAGCGATGATATGGTGGCTGATTTAAAAGCTAAATGTGCCGATGGTAAACTTACCATGGAAGAAGCACATGATGCATTGGAAGCAATAATTACAAAGGTCAAGTTGATCGTTGGGCCTAAATTTGAGTCAACAGTTAATCAACTTGGTATAGTATTTGGCGATATTATCCTTGCAATTCTAGCTAAACACATTAAAGAACTGTAAGTAAAATGAACAAGGACACTTTAACCAAAGCTTTAACAAGGCTTTTACGCAATCAGAATGAAATGAAAAAAAGCCTCGATGATGTCGTCGAGGCTTTAAATATCATAATACAGATTATGGAATTGCAAGACGTCAAGAAGTCAACATTTAAAAAGAAGCGGCATTGAGGAGGTAAAATGGATCTTTCATTTATTGGAAATCAATTTGATATAGGTATTATAATAGGCATAATATTAATATCTCAGTTCATTAAAGAACGACTGCATAATGGCACAAAATTCTCAAATGATAAAATAGATTATCACATTATGCCGTTTATTCCATTAATTCTTGGTATTTTTGCCGGTGTAACAGTGGTATTTAGAGATGCTCAAATAGCTCATAATTTTTGGAACATTTTCTGGCAGGCAGTAAAGTATTCAGGCGCATCAACTTTTGTATATCATTTGTGGTCGAGATTTGGTAAGCGTGCAGTTGAAAAGATTATCGGTCAGAAGATAGAAAAGTTATAGTGCTCAGCAATAACAGGCTTTTTTACTTTACCATTCTCAACTTTTCCCAACTTGGTTTTTCGCACGGCACTATCTTATCCCTAGACCAAAACTTCAATGAAATTTGCACAGCTTTTAAATCTCTCACCAGTTTTTGCAGGCCTTGCGGTTCCAGGCTTGCCGCATGATCTGTTCCCTTCATTGTGCGGTCCAATGTAAAATGCCTTTCTATTTTTGTAGCGCCAATCATAGCCGCGGCTAAATCTATAGCGATTCCCAAGTGATGACCTGATAGTCCCACTGGTAGGGAGTACCTTTCGCGAAGAAATGTAATATTCTTTAAGTATACATCTTCGAACCGACATGGATAACAACTCGTACAATGGAATAATGTAAGATCTGTTCCATAAAGAATTTCTACAGCATGATCTATTTCTTTGATAGTAGACATGCCTGTACTCATATATATGGGCTTACCAAAACTTTTAACTTCTTCCAGGAGATCATCATCTGTGAGACAGGCAGACGGGATCTTTATTATCGGAATACCTATTTCATTCATCTCTTTTGCAGCTGTGACATCCCATACACTCACAAAATAAGTTATGCCCATATGTTTAGCATATCTCATTAACTTCTTGTGCTGATCCGCACTAAACTCGAGTGCTTCGCGATGCTGGCCATATGTCGCTCCGAATGAATGCGGATTATCATAAGGCCTTTCGTATTGTTCCGGAGTTAAATATTCTTTAACCGTACGTTTTTGAGATTTGACCATTGAGACTTTACAAAAATAGGCAGCCTTGATCATTTCTTTCGCAGTCTCAAAGTTGCCCTGATGATTACATCCTATTTCAGCAATGATTTCTGTTACCATATTAGCACCCCTCATATATTAATATCTACAAGCGGGCGCTTATATTGGTAGCGTTTTTTATAACAAAAAAATTATTTAATTGGTGGTTTTTCGATTAATCCCCATTCTCTTCCACTGTTATTGCGCATAATATTGCTACTAATTTTAGCTTTGTACATATTCCAGTTCTTTCTGTAATTGGACATATAGGGAGTATGATAATTTCTCTTTCCATGATATAGATGTGTAAGAATTAAATCTCTTTCTATCGACCATTTTACCTCTATTGTCTTTGGCCATTGACCCCAATAATTAGGAAGCAATTTGGCAATTTGATCGTGTATTAACAAGTCCTCAGCACCATGACCTATAAACGTCTCGTCATAGCCGCCCAATTCAATGAAGTTTCTTTTAAACATGCACACCTGACTTGTTCCATCTATACGGGGTTTGAGCCAGAGATGAGGATCATTTTTATATTTAATGTAATCCTCCCAGGAGTAATCACTATTTATGATACTTTCCGTAGCCTGCTCATTTAGAAACATGACCGGCACATTAATAGCAAAATTAGGATTGTTCATGTCAAAATTGGAATTAATATATTCTAACAATCTGACATGAGGCACGCAATCCGCATCAACAAACCATATAATATCATATTTTGCCTTCTTCGCTCCAACATTACAGCAATAGCCACGTGAGAAAATGCCATCATAATCTATATTAATTTCGTGCAAATTTGGTGCCTTGTGCTTGTCCAATACCTTGGAGCTTCCGAGATTTACAATAATAATTTCCATATTGCCCTGGAGAAAACCTTGCTGCTTCTGGAACTCCTTAATAAGAAAATATATAGATCTCCTACGATCGCGATATGGTATAATAATACTTATTTTCATTGATTTCTCTTTAGATATTCATATCTTGCTGGAAATGGCTTTTTTCTGGGTCTATCATTTATAGAATTCGAACCAGGCTTATAAGCCGCCTTTGGATTTCTTCTTTGAGATAGTGGCAGATGTTTCATATCAACCTCTATGGCTGGTTTTGACTTAACTTTCCTATTGAAATTGGCTGGTGTGCTATTTATAGGCTTGATGTGTCTATTCGCATTGTTCATTTTGGTCTTTATATCATGTAAATTCCCATTGACCATGGATAATTTAACCTTATTGTAATGCAACCAAAGATCTATTGTTTCGTGTGTTATAGTTTTACCGCGCATGAGCCTGGTGTGCATTGACCAACTTTTTATTGGATTGAGACCGGTCTTTTGATGAAAGTAGCATATACCTTTTATAAGATTATCATTAGAGCGCATTGCGACATTGGCAGTCTTGCCGGCCGAATGGATAACTACAGATTTGGATGTGCTATACAAATCATAACCAGCCTTTTTAATTTCATATGAATGCAAAGGATCTTCCATGCATGGCATGTTTTCATCATATCTAAATTCGTCAATTATTTTTCTGGGATAGAGTGAGCAGCCGGAAGCAAGCCAATCGCACTTGAGAACTGAATTCTCATTTCTCTGAGGCGTTTGCATTCTATAATACTCCTGAAATATTATAAAATAATTATCAGATATCGTATAAAATCCACCCTGGCTATGTATCTTATTTTTATTCTCTTGAAGGATTCGTGGTGATACACCTGCGCACTTATCACTTGTTTGAACTAATTTCAATAATTCAGTTAACCATCCATCAGTCACCATCATATCGTCATCCAATGTGACTACAAACTCTTCATTTTCAAGTTTGCTAAAGAGATAATTTCTGGCTTTGCTTGGATACCAATTATCCGTACTTCTAAAAAAATTTAAATCATATTTATCATCAATCTCATTAAATGTATTATATTCCAACGTGCTGCCATTATCAAGGATATAGATAGAGTGGGCTTCTTTTGTACTATTGCTGATTGTCTGCAACAGTTTTTTCAATTTATCGGCACGATTGTGTGTCAATATAATTATAGCAACTCTCATTATATATACCTTCTTTTCAAAACCCTATACTCACGAAATCCTTGCTCAATATCGCTATATCCATCCATGTTCCATACGATGTGCGGAGTTATGCAATAGCAATTATAGAATGGATGAATCTTATCCTTATAAAACACATCTATGTGTTTGTAATATTTTGGTCCATTCTCTACAATCGTTTTGAATACACGCGAGTGCACAGCATATCCAACTGTAGAATGACTTCCGTGGATTCTAATAATATTGTTGGAAACTTTATCATAGCGTCTTCCATGATTTCCGGTAAAATACAACATATCCCAGGGTGGCAGGCCTTCTAATTGGGCCACTGCCATATCAAACAATTTTTGAGCATCCTGCCTAAATTCTACATCATCCTCCAGTATTAGAACTTTATCATATCCTCGGTTTTTCGCAATATTGATAACCCTCAAATGACTCATCTTGCATCCCATGGCACCCACTGTATAAGTTTCGTCAGGACCATCGGAATGATTTTTGGAGCTAAACCATGCTTTGTATTCGGGAGATATATCATTATAATCTGGTTTGATGGCAGAAAACCTTTCATAATTTGTAATATTCATGTTATCCAAATTCTTGGTCACCAACTGCCATTTATCCTTCCGATGATCTAGATTAATAACAAATATTCTGTCAAAGTATTCATCAATGGTCATCTAGCGCCTCTTATGCGCATTATTCTTGTTTCTATAAGCTCTCGGTTATCTCGATTCTGGATCACCCACCGAATTAATTTGTCTATTTCGGCATCCGTTAATCTTTTCTTGAACAAAAAATTATCTACTGTCCAGCTACGAATTGGATTTAATAGCCAGCGCTCCGTAAAAAGAGCGATAGACAAAAGCAACTCGACTTTGTCTTTACGCACCTGAGCATAACCGGATTCTTTCTCGAGATGCAAATGACGAAAATCAGTAAATGGACAACTATAGAGTCTAAACCCGGCGTTTCGCATTTGGAATGAAAAATCTATATCCTCAAAACCAATTTTATACCCGAAAGAAAGGTATTTAACTTTATCATTGACTTCTTTAGATATCATCATAACGCCGCCTGGGAGCCATGTACATTTTCTTATTACTGCCGGAGATCCTGCTTCTTTGCCTTCATCATAATGTTCTATATAAATATATTTCTTTTTTTTAACGTAATAATATCCGCCATTGGCCTGAATATAATCACTTGTTCCTTTCCTAAATCGCGCAGAAACCGCATCAGCATCCTGTTTATCCATTACTCTTTTCATATAATAGTCCCATTTAGATGTCACTATCATATCCGAATCTAAAAACATCAAGTAATTTCCATCCGCAAGATTGGATAAAATTCTTCTCCCGGGCCCTATTCCTATATTACTTTCATTTTTTGATATATGTATTTTCCGGTCGGTTATACTATCTAGATATTCAAGAAACTTTTTATCTGTAGAGCCATTATCGAATATAAATATTCTATATTTAGCGTCTGTATGATCGCTCAGAGCATCAAGACATTTATTTAATGTTTTAAGATTGTTATGTGTCAGCAGTAAAACATCTAGCATATTATGGGCCTATATTTTAGTATTTTCTTTTTGTACAGTAAGCTTTTTTTATTGGTCACGTAAATAGTAAGATACTTACTTAACCATCTCAAACAGTCTAATACTGTTCTGATATTGTCAAAGGATACCGCTGAAGAATGTGTTTTTAATTTTATGCCTTTATTTTTAAGGCCATCATTAAATAAATTGCTTTCCTCATTTTGGTAAAAATGCCTGTTATCTCTTAAATCCACGCCACATAAAAAAAGCTCATCGGCACCCAAAATTGAAGCAGCATTCATTGCGGCAATTAAAGTTCCTCTGAAACCCAAAAGTTGTTGACTGAAATCCTTTGCCCACACTTTTGCAAAAGATGCTGGAGGCTCAGGTTCGTCATTATACCATATCTTGCCTTTAAATGCTTCCTTGAATGGAGTGTGAGTAATATATTGATATCTCTTTTCCCGTATGGCATCTGACGGCAATTTATGATTTTTTGTAGTTATGAAAAAAGTCTGTTTGAAATCAGCCAGTATTTTGTGCATTGTTTTTCGTTGATTGCTCTCGTGAAAATAATAATATTTTGGCTGGAAAGAACCGTATTTGGCAAACCACGAAATTCCCATGGTATTCTGCTTTTTAAGAAATTCCCATTCCTTTTCTTTTATCTTATTAATAGACGGCCCGGTCGCAAGTATATAAAATCTACTCATAATGTTGATTCCAAAAATTCAGCTGTTCCATTAGCAACAAGCTCTTTCCATGAATTATCATTATTTGCCATTCTTTTTCTTATTTCTGTTGCTGAGATGGCCGTTATATTTTCTGATGGCTTTATTTCCTCTATATTATAACCTACGCCGCGGCCATAATATATTCCCTCTATATCGGGGATTATCATTATTGTTCCTTTTATACCTTCAGCTATCATCCACATCTTAACCAACTCGGCTCGGATATTGGCATTTATTTCATCAAAAGTAGTATTTCTAACCAATATTAATAAAGGAAGATGCCTCTTTTTCATCATCTCCATCATTATATATGTATGTCCCTTGTGCAGTGGAGCCCATCGGCCTATAAAAGCCACATGTGGTTCTTGTGGCTCAGCATTAGTAAAGTACATCTTGTTCTCCTATCAAAAACCTAATTATTTCATTAGTAGAAACATCTATATCTAATTCTGCGGTATTAATAGTTATGTCTGCTTTCATATATGGAGCAGATGGCGGTTCATAAGGGCTGGTTACGCCTGTAAAGTTCTCTATCTCTCCTTTTGCAACCTTGAGATATAATCCTTTTGGATCTCTCTTCTGGCATGCGGCAAGAGGACATTTACACCATATAATATAACATTTTCCGCCAAGTTTTTCTATTTCTTTTTTGGCAAGCTTCCTAGCATCATTAAATGGAGAAATAAAAGCCGTTATTACACTTATGTCATTAGCAATAAATATTTTGCACAATTCAATCAGACGCCGCATATTTTCTTCACGGTCTTCTATGGAAAAACCCAAATCATTACACAAACCTTTCCTCAAGACATCACCATCTAGCAGTACATATTTTGGAAAGTGTTTTTTTATTCTATTTGCAAGAGTGCTTTTGCCTGAACCTGACAATCCGGTAAACCATAGAACATGGGCCATACTATTCCCCAAATTTATAGTTAAAATATTCTATATCTCGCTTAGCATATTTTGCTACAAATTCCCTAGTGTCATTATTGTAGAACTTCCTGTAATTATAATCGCCATTATAACGCAATTTCAAGTTGAGCTCTACGTTTTTTATGCCTGCTATTTCACATAGCTTATAAAAATCTTTCTCATAGTTCTCATATCTTCCAATGAAATCTGCCACTATTTGGCCATCAAAAGATATAAATTCTAGTTGCCTTTTTTTCATAAAAGTATTAGACAAATCATATATATAGTTATCAAAAGAGATCCATTCAAATGGTTCCGCTCTGAAAATGTGGCCAATACTATTCTCAATATACATAGACAGATATCTTTCCCACGGGTTTCTTACAAAAGCCACTTTGAAATAATTATTATACTGTTGTAGCGGTATTTCATCAAAGCCAGTATGATCCTTAAGAAAAGTTATCTTTCCTTTAAGCAATCTTTTAATTGTTGTCCCGCCGGTTCTAGGGATATGTGTGAATAATATTTTTTTTGCCATTTATCATGCCTCCATTTCCTTCCCTATATTAATGTAATATCAAGTGAATCCTTAGCTACACATTCCTCATAAATTTCATGCCAACTATAGGATGTACACCTAATACATTCATTAATATGTTTATTCGCCGCGGCTATCATTTTTTTATGCTCAATACCATTCCATTTTTTTATAATAGCTGGAAGTCCATCTTTAATAAAATTACCTAATGTCATATCTGGTTGATGTGCCGACCATCTCCTATCCGGACAAATTACAATATCACCATCAGCTTTCCAAGTTGAACCTAGTGGACTTGCAATACATCTCTTTGGTGGTTTCTTGGAAAAATCAACTTTAAATTTTTCTCTAATACCAAATACTTCAAACTCACCAGGCCTTTCAAGTTTTAATGCTTTCTTAATTTGTCTTTCTACTACTTTTACATTTATTTTTTTTCTACGCCACTCAGGTAATTCGCATGGCCTTATCTGAAAATGCCTCACTCCGATTGAACTAGCCAATTTTACTCCAACAAAAATTTCATTATAATTTTCATTTGTTATTAAATACTTATACCCAATATCATGGTTAAGATTTTTCTTTTCTATGTAATCATGCATCTTTTCTATATTAGAAATAATTTTATGAAAAGTTTTTTCTGGCATCCCTGTCAATATTGAATGAGTTTTTGCAGTACTAGCATTAACACTCCACCCACTCCACTTACAAGTTTCTGCTACCACTTCAAGTAATTTCTGTGTGTAAAATGCTCCATTAGAAACAAATCCAACTTCAACATTCCATTTCTTACATAATTCAAGAAATTTAATTAAAGTAGAATGTTTATACATTAATGGATCTGAATTATTACCGGCTAAACAAATTGATTTTACACCCCATTCAGAATAAAATTTAGGAATTTCTAATAAAATCTTTTCTGGAATATAAGATATTTTACCTACATCCTCAAGATTACTCATACAAAAATTACAATTAAATCCACCACATAACTTATGATCTTTTGTACCTTGACAAATATCAAGAGCAATATTAACAGGTGCTTGATATTCCCCTTTTTGAATACTTTTCATTCGATCATACCAAGCAAGTATCTTAAATTTTTGAAATGGATTATATGGATTAGACCAAATATTATCATTATTCATTTTTTATTTTACCTCATTTTTAATTTCCTTATAACAAAACATAGCACCACTATCTTTTCATTTTTTATTTTACCTCATTTTTAATTTCCTTATAACAAAACATAGCACCACTATCTTTTCCTTTTTGATTATGCCAGTTTGGATAAAAATCTACTTCATAATCTAAATCAATCATTTCTTTTGGATACCATGTACTTCTATGTGTTTGATAATAATCATTTCCATATCCTCTATCATCTTTAGTTTGAGGATGATTACCTACCGGTATAAAAAATAAGATAAATTTACTTGTGATTTCTTCACAATCCTTTATAAGATTTATAGCATCTTTCTTATCAAAGTGCTCTATAATATCAAATCCAAAAGTACAGTCAAAAAAATTTGATAAAAATAATTTTCCTAACCTTTTTTTCAAATCATAGTTAATAAAAACAATATTTTTTTTATATTTATTTTTTTCTAGTATTGGTCTAAATATATCTATTCCTATCTTCATAGGAGACTTTATTTGATTTAGTATATTGCCTTCACCACACCCTATATCCAAAATAGAATTATACTCTGATAATTTATCTATTATTTCTTTTATCTTTTTTTTCTTATCGTTGTTATTCAATACAATAGATTTCTCTTTCATAATTTTTTCCATCATCGTCTCTTCCTATATATCTTAATCGTTTATTTTTATTTAAAACCCATTCAAATAAATCTTTCTCAGTAAGTTGTAGTTTATCCCATCTACCAGGCGCAATAAATATTTTTTTTCCTATATTAATAATTTTCTCCAATTCTTTAAGAGAATAATCTAGCCCTTTTTCTACAACAGTATGATAAAAAACATCTAAGTAAATAATTACATCAAATTTTTTATCATATTTTTTTAAATAATCAAATATTGAGCATGTATATAATTTTGCTCCCATATTTAATGTTTCTAATTTCTTTTTTACTATATTTGAATAAGCAGGACTTCTTTCAACAAATGTTATATTAAAAGCATGTTGTCCAAAAAAAATTCCAAAATAACCATCATTACATCCTAAATCAATTAATTCTTTTCCTCTACAATCTACTATATCTTCATATATCATTTTTATTCTATCAATACCTTTTCTAATAGGTTTCAAACCAGGTACAGGATTATATGAGCATCCTTTTCTTATTGCCTCTGTCTTAGTTGCTTCAAAATATGCTTTTTGTATTGATTGTGCATTTGTATTATTAAATAATTCTAAATTCTTATATTCAATAGGAATTTCTTTTATATTATTTAAATAAGCACAAACGGCTCTATGGTGACCGCCGTATATTTCTGTTTTTGTATGTAATGGAAAACCAGTTATGGGATTAATTATATCAACACCTTCATTTTTAATTTTATTAAATAAACTAATATTATATTCATTTTTAGTTGTAAGTTTTTCGGGTTGCGATTTATTTAATATTGTATAATAAGCATAATTTTTTGAATATATTTTCTTTTTTATATTTTCAAAATAAGGTACATGAGTAGTCATTTGTGCAATAGGTAAACCCGCTAATCCTAGTGACAAAGTGAGATCTGATCTATTTATTAATAATTTGTCTATATTGATTTTATTATCCATTTAAAAACCTCTTGATAAAATATTATAAACCGACTTTATTGAATAATAAATAAAAGGTCCATTTCTGATTACTGAATGAATAGTTAAATTTGTTTTCACATTTTTATTCCTTATATATTTTGAAATTACTTAGCATTTCCGGCCTTTTCCAATCAGGATTATTTTCATTTGGAATAGGATATGTTTTTCTTAATTTTCTTAACAGAGGCATGGTATATTCATTTCTTATTTTTAAATTTTCTTCTGTTACATAAGTAGTATGCCATAAATGTATGGTAGCATAAGGTGATCTTAATTCTTTTTTTTGTGTTTTAAATCTTTCTATAAAATAATTATCTTCTCCAGCAAAGCCAATGGCAAATTTTTCCTCAAATCCTCTATTTTCTATAAAAGTAGGTTTTAGAAAAGCCATACATCTACCAGATGTACCTCTAGCATATTGTTCTATATTATTTTTATTTTTATATTCATCACTAAAATCTTGATACTCATACCCTTTTTTCATTAAGAATGAGGAGTGCCATATGCAAATATCATTATCAAGCTTACTATAAATCCATTTTAATTGGTCTGAATCAGAAAACAATACTTCTGGATCACTTAATATTATTTTATTAAAACTAGGTAAATTGGATACTAGAGAATTCCAATCACAAGTTGGATTATTTGTTTTTATTTTAAAGGGTAATTTTGATCTATCACTAGTTACATATTTTATTTGATAAAATTTTTCATACCACTTCTTAATTATTTCAATTAAATTATCAGTAGAATTACCGTCTGAAATACAAATTTCTATTTTTTTATTATCAAAATTAGAATTATATATATTAAGTAATTTTCTATTTAATAATTCTGCTCTATTTTTTAAAGTTATACAAATCGATATCATAATGATTTATATACCTCCATGTAGTTTTCTAATATCGCTTCAGGATTCCAATATATTTCCATCCATTCCCTGGACTTTTTCTGTATATTTAATAAATTATCTTGGTCTTTGCATAATTCAATAATAGTTTTTCTTAAATTGGATGCATCACTAACTACCCAAGGGATTTCATCGCAACCAGTAACTTCTTTTATTACGTTTTCCATCCATGATGCAATATTGGCGATTGTAGCTTTTCCCTGAGAAAGAGCTTCAAGCGAACTCAAATGAAAAGAACCACTACTAACTTCATCAATATGAATATTCGCCGGTTGCCTTATCTTTAAGTTTTCCTCAAAAGGTCTATAACCTTGGGATACATATCTACAAACATTTTCTTTATTAAGCTTATTCAGCAATGGTTCGACTTCCTTGAAGCTTTTATATACCCAGCCGGCTTTCTTATTGTTCATTATTTTATTACTTGGAGCGTATGTTATTATTGGAGGTGTATTGGCTTTTATAATCGGCAGAAACAACTCATTATTTATATCCACTATGTTTCTGATGGGAATTATATCCGGATATATCGGTTTTAATTCTACGTATTGATATTGCGCAATCACAAGCAACTTATTTATAGAAACTTTTTTGCTCACAAGCTCATAGGCATAGTTAGAAATGTTCGGTGGGCTATGCAGCTGCAAAACCACTGTCTTGTTTTTAATTATATCCCAGGCCACACTATTTGTATTCAAAGGCGGCGAATTATGCATATGCACAATATCGGCCTTTCTAATTTCTTCTATAAATTCTTCCGAATCTAATATTATGGCTCTATTGGCCGCTCCAGGGAATTTGGGATTGTATTTAAATGGGACCTTTATATCTTCAGGAAATTTTATATTGGTGGGTATTGCCATAGCGCTTCTGGCTTTTATATCAGAGTATTTATTAAAGAACTGAGCATAACGGTAGGCCACTCCAGCCACAGCCGTCCTGGACATATGTATTATATTCACTCGGGCATCCCAAATTCTGTAATATTATTTTTAACGAAATAACTTTCTGGATTCATATTATACAAAAACACGTTTTGCGCCGATAGAAAGCTTTGAATTGCCTTCAGGCTCAAGCTGACATTTCCATACCGTGGATAATGAACTAATGAATCATGTAATCTGTTCTCAAATTTATTTTTTGAGTGTGGATAAAAATACCCGCCATAGCCATCCATTCCAGCTATGTATATTTTAGTGGCTTTTAATATATATGCTATATTAATCGCCCCAATCACGCTGCTTTTGTGCATATAAATAGTATCTTCTATTGAATTGGCCCACAAATTCATGTTATTGATTTCTTCACGTCTAATTGATTTGGATGTTACTTTCACAATATTTGCGTTCTTTCTGAAATGGGCTGGCATCGGCACTCTTTTATCAATATAAAATGTAGTGTTGGGCCATTTATCTATTACCGTTGTGAAGTTGGGATCTTCGCGTATAATACACATCTTATCATATATGTAATAATAATCGGTAGGAATATTTTTTCTGAAAAATTGATTAACGCCAATGGTCTTATATTTTATTAATTGATCCCAATTTAAATTATCCACAGAGGGACCTGTTGCGCACACTATAAATGTCATGTTATCTCTTTTCAAATTAAATATGTAATGAAACCAGTTTTATCCGATTCATACAAGCACAATGCGCATCTAGCATCGGTTATCTCGGTGCTAATTTTTTTTGTATTGCCCTTATAAAACGAGGCCCAAACTTTTCATATACTGGTTTGCTTTTTTGATTCGCAACGGAGCGTATGGTCCTGCCATCACCCTTTATGAATTGAGAAAATTGAGCTAATCTATTAATATCTGCTAATGTTAATTTGTCATAATTATCTCTCAATAATTTTTCTGCTTGTTCAAAGTTGTCTAACATGCATGCTCTTTCAATTTGAACAACCAATTGCTCATTATCCGGATCGCTTGGCTTGGATCTGATCGTTGTCTCTGCCGCATTGCTATCAACCTGATCTGTCGGATTATACATTGGTTCCGGCATTTTCATATTTGTAGCATACACATTTAGTTCTTGTTTGGATTGCTCAATTATAGCTTTTTTTAATTTCATAGAATTCTCCTGTTATCCTTGGCCCACCGCTATCCACGACAGGCTTGCGCTTGAAGAGCCAATTGCCTGTATTTCGAATTGACTCGTTGTTATATTACGTGTTTTCCATGTTACGCCTGATGAATCTGCGCAGGAAGCTGAAATAGAAGGTGCGACATTATAGGATTTCGCAAATGATATAGTGCTCCATGAAGTACCGCTGACAGTATTGGTCCCCCATTGAATTACAGCATGTCCTAATACTATATATCCTGGAGAACCGGTCGCAAAGTCTTGTATTGTTAGGCCTGCAGTAGTGCCGTAAGTAGCAACAGATTTATTTCCTTGGGTCAAAGTTTGACCTTCTACAATCAGGTTATCCTTTATTCTCACTGTTTTGAACCCACTGGATGAGTTGCCAGCTATAACTAATGCTTTTTCTGAACTAATATCATTGTATAGCGCGCTTTCAGAATTGGAAGGTGCCTGATAATCATTAGATGAAAGGATGAAATGATTACCTCCACTTTTTATAGTAAAAGTAGAGTCAGTGGTACCAGTATCAGTATTTTGCTGATGCGTGGAATGATGTATTTGAAAGCTATCGTTGCCGACTTGAAGTTTGCTGTGAGTTCCACCGGCTGTAATCTCAACACCATTAAAATAGCTTACATTCGCAATTCCAGAGGTGCCAATAGTTACTCCATTTAATGATAGAAATGCAGCGGCGCCACTTCCTAATATGCCCCAGTTTGTTGCATTAAGAATAGCTGTTTGAAAATAGATATTGGAAGAAGTTGAACCTATATTAATATTAGGAGACTCAATCGTGAAATCATTAATAGTATTTAATATATGAAATCCAGATGGGCTAGTTCCCCAATTTTTAACAGTTAATTTGTTTAATCCACTATCATATTCAATCCTGACACCCTGCGTGGTATCGCCCAACCTTATATAAGTTCCATCCGGGAGCTCCAGATAGCTGCCGGCTCCGCCAGATACGGTTACATTATCTGGAATAATACTCAAGCCGGATTCAACAGAACTATGGTGATCATCCGGGCCCATTGGAGTATGAAGTCCAGGAGAACTGACTGTTCCATGAGCATGAATGCTCGGCGTGAATGAACCAGGTTTATTATTAATATCTGTCCAGTCTATATATTTTGAATTTACACCATTGTGATTGTGACCTGATATAGGATCAAACTTATTGTCAATAAAATTAGATCCAACTATAGCATCCTCTACCTGGGCATCGAATTCCGTTGCATTGGTCTGGTTTTCTATATTGATACGAGTATTTGACATATTTAGCTCCGATTAATCTTCTGGATACTGTTTGATCACAAATGTCTTGGAAATTTTCTTCTCTGGTTCTTCTTCACCCTCTTCTTCTTCACCCTCTTCTTCTTCCGCTCCGCCGGGTAGCAAACTTTGCATTTGGGTTTTTATGCCTGCCCACAATTTATCAACCAGTTCAGAATATTCCTGTGTGATATGGCTATATAATTTTTTATCTTCATCAGATTCACCACTCACAAATTTTCTCATACTATTACGCACATCACCAACACTACTGCTTAATGTATCCAATTTCTTCCATAAACTTTCTAATTCAGGATTCTCTAAATCCTGTTCTATTCCGGGTTGAAGCATTGAAGGACCATACGTCTCGGTCAGTTCTAAAAATTTGTTAAATTCTTCATCCATGTCATAACTCCTATTAAAATTTGAAAGCCGCAATCACGCCGAATACGGGGCGCCATTCAAGTGTGCCCCTTGGATACCCAATTCCACCATAAAGACCTATATCGAAATTATCTGTAACTCCATGCGCCAATCTAATTCCACTACTTCTAAAACCGAAGCCGAGATCCACATTTATCTTCTTGATTTTTAAAACTTGAATTAAAAAAACTACATCAAAATCGATATTCTTCAAATCTGTAAAAATGACAGCTCCTAACTTCGGTTCTATTTGAAATATAGATTTGTTCTTTGGCTCTGGGACATGGGCCTTGTAGGTTGTAACAATTTTTATATCCGCCTCAAGATTGTAGTTATCATTGCCTATTTTTATATAGGCCTTTGAATTTGGCTTTACATAAACATTTCCTTCTTTATCTATAAATAGATCAGAATAATTTATATATAAAACAAACATGCCATTTTTAACAGTTGAGTTTTCAAGTATCCACAGCTTCACAAGACTATCCGAAAAATCTTTTATAAGATCTTCTTTAGTGGCCTTGGCCACTTCTGCATCAGTCAGCATTCTTAGGCCGGTTTCGAAATCTTTTTTGGTATTTTCTATTGTGGTCTTATCGATAATAACATCCTGAGCATACACCGAAGCCGCACATATTATTATCAATAATATCATCAATAATATTTTTTTCATTTTTTGACCTCGAATTCAAAAATAAGTTGTATAGCTTTAGTTGTACTTACTGGTTCATAATCATCTGAATTTTGCAAAGCATCATAATTTATTTCAGCATCTCTTATAAAATCAATTTTGTTATTCTCGATGACAAATTCATGAGCATATCCAACCTCATTGACAAAGAAGCCGCCTTTTTTACCAACCCATTTAGTGTCATATACGCAATATAAAACCATCGGTAATGTCCCTCTATTATAAAGCCTACTATTATATATATATAATTCTTTCATTTATCATCCAAAAGCATCAAATAAAATTTGTACTATTTCTTTTTTATTTGTTTTCTTTAAGTTATCTAAATAATGTTGGGATGTTAATTCGGTTTTTATTCTCAATACTTCACCTGGACCAAATTCTATAAAATTGATTCTGGTCTTATTGGCGCCGGCATCTTCAATATTCCGCTCTAGCTCTCTTATAACATAACCTATTAATTCTCCGTTTTCTCTGTGCATACTCAAACGATATATCATACAGGATGTCTTGCATTCGTTATTTGAGTTTTATATTTTCTTATTTTATCCAGTAGATTATTGGACTTCTTATCGTGTTTTGGCTCAACATCCACTACATGAACATGTGGCTGTATTATCTCATCTATTTTATCATCGGGAATAGGGGTATCTATTTTATCACCATCCGGAGTTACAACTTCGTAATCATTGTCAAAAGGATTGTGGGGTTTTGGATTAAAAGTATCAGGCTTTACTGTATCATATCCAGGTTTTATTTCATCAGGTTTAACCGCATCATTTTCATCTTGTTTTTGTTTGAATTTTTTCTTTAGAGAGATTATGCCAAATGCTGCTAACATTGCGAGAATTATTATTACGATTGTATCCAAGTATTTCCAAATCTTTTTTAAAAAAGTTAAAGGTGCCATTTTGCCTCCATATATTATCTTTGCGCAAAAAACCCCCGCGCACGCAGGGGTAGCATCAAAATAGTTAAATATATAATGTGATGTTGTTTATTTATTTTCCGGCTTGCTTCCACATTGCTGCTGCAGCAACTCTTTTACCAGCCTCTGCGGAACCATATCTGGCTGCGCCTTTTGCAGCTACTTCTTTGAAGCGCTTACCCGGTTTGCCAATATCTTCGCCCTTTTTGGCTCTCTTGACTAATTCAGTCCTTTTCTTCTTTGATACCTTTTTTAGACCGGGATGCTTGCTTGGGACCTGCTCATTCAGTCCAAGCTCTGTTTCTAATTTTTCCAAAAAGCTATAAAGATCCATCGATATCTACCTCGTTAATATATCATTTATCCTATTATTATCTTTGTGCTAGATGAGCAAAAAGTGCCAACAAATATTCTTGTTTGCTATCAAATACTCTTGGTCTGTCTATAATATACACCTGTTCGTCTGTAGGATTATACAGAACGGAAACGGGAATATCGCCGCCAGAATAGTACGGATCTGGATGTTTCAGCTGGTCTATAATTTGAAAAGGTGTGAACCAATTATTGATGTATTTACTTTTTACTTTATTATTTGAGACGTGCCGGAGCTTCTCTTTGGCGATAGGAGGCAAATCTTTTAAAAAAGATGGCATGGTGTGGAGATTCGGAAAATTACTGCCAGGATTAGTTATAACGGATATTTTCATTGTGATGCCTCAAATATCTTTTTGATATGCTCCTGTTTATTGACTTTTTTTAAACCCTCTGTGGATACAAAAATATTTTCTTTGTTTATCTTATCAAACAAGAGATAGATATGTTTATCTATTATTTTACCGAATGCTGTCCCTTCATTCTTAAGGATCAATTCGTCTTTTTTAATTAAAACCCTAAAAATACTCGATTTTTCCGCGATTGAGCCGGCCGGTATTACTCGCGTCACAATTGGATATCTTTTAAGAAGTTGCCAACTTTCCGGTTTCAGTCTCGCCATAAACTCTTCTACCATATGAATTCTCGGATAATAATTGCCTACGTTTGTAATAATATAATATTTCACGCATATGCCTCAAATAACTTTTGTACAAAGATTTCTTTTGTTCCAGTTTTGAAATGGCGCTCAAAGTCTGAACGAGGTATCTTTGCTTTTATAAAATGTTTTGTTCTCTCTTTCTCTGTTATTCCAACGTATTCACCATCGACATAGCTTCCCTGTTCATTAGAGCCTGAACCTAAATATATAAACGCATACGCCCTGAAAGCTTTCAAAGGCCCGGGATTAATTAAATAAAATATTTTCATTTTTTATCCTATATCAAAAGACAAGGGGTCGCCCCTTACCATTGCATCATTAAGCAGCCATTCCCATTCGGCCTTACCCTCCTCGAGCAAAGTGGGCCCGTCTAACGATATATCCACGCCGGCTGGCCCTGGTATACTTCCATATTTACTTCTAACTCTTCCAAGGGTTTGCTTACTGAGGGCCAGAGTCGCTTTTGTGATCCACTCCTGACTTGCCAGTTGTTCCTCTGATGGCATTACCGCATAGCGAATACCAACCCTAATAGAACCCTGCGGGGTTGGAAACAGATATAATTTGTTACCTACAATTTCCCATGTTGGCTGAAGTCCCAATACCATATTAAAACTTTCTTTGGCCGCCATAGCGATCCATAGATCTGCGATGAACATTCCTCCACTTCTACGATAATAATATGCCAGGAAGAAATCAGATTGTGACTGGACCAGTTGGTTGATGATACTTTCAACCGGCTGATATACGACCTCTCTTGTGCTTGTTAGGACATCCAGAGGTATAGTAGTGGGATTATACATTTCCCATGAAGATATGTTTGGGTTCCATTTATAATTTTTATCTTCATTATATACAAGTCTTATATCACCATCTGTATTTCCAGTTAGCGGCAGATCACTGAATTTGATAACAGATTCTCTATATGTAGTAAAATCAGCTGGGCCGTATTCATTTTGTCCTGCGGTTGTATTGAAATAATAGTAGGCCTCCTGTGGCCTACGATAATATAAATATTTATCAACTGCTGTGCCAAAAGCGTCATCAATCTGACCATCAGTGAGCTCCACGCGAACAACAGGGGCTCCTAAACGTCTCCGAATCCAATCTCTGAGTTGTGCTAAATTCATTTAGTCTCCTCCATCGCTTTTATTATATCCTTCATTGACGGAAACTTGTGATTTTTTTCATAAAGTTTATTGAAAGCCTTCGCAAACTTCATGAAAGCTGAGGCATCATTTCGCTTAAAATCTCCTCTATTCACTAAGTCATACCATAAATTTTTTTGCTTGGCATTCCAAGTTTTAAGTGGAACTTGATAAGCGTATTCAATTAATGCATTCCTGAATATCATTCTCTTGCCAACTCCCTTTCGCTTTGCATTCTTCTCATCCATTTATTAAAATCCTCTTTATTACCATGAAGGATAGTTGTTGCCTTCATCATTATATCCAAAGCGCCGCTGTAAGGATCTTTTTTTCTGGTTTTTATAAATTCACTTTCTGGCATTTTTGCTCTAATCATTATGTAATCATTTGAAGAATGAATACCTGCTCTTAACTGCATCATTCTTAAAGCTTGTGCGGTTTTATCCCCCACAGCAGTTATTCCAGATACGAGCCTTGCCTGGACACGTTTTGCATTTCTCGGGGGATTATTGATGTCTTCCTTTTCTGCAGCTTTGCCGGTCTCAAAAGAATTAATTATCAGCGCACCTTTAAGCGCTGTTTTATTTGGCAGTTGCTTTGCTGTACCCTTTTCACCGGGCCATTCTGTAGCTGTATCTAATCCGCCTCTATCTATAACAGCGATATACTCTGGCATAATTTGTTCCTTTCCTAATCTATTTTTAAGGCTTCATCAAAATCTAAAGCGGCATATTTATGCAGTTTATCTAAGTATCCAAATCTTTCAAGGGTTTTATAAATCAGATTGTTAATAGTATAATTGGCGTTAACATCACTAACCTGAGTTAGAAAATTAGATTTGAAGTTTGGGTTGTCAAATGGTTCTTTACGAAATTGTTTTATCATATGATATGTGATATGTATGGCATCCACATCCGCTTTTATTTCTCCTGTTTTCACATTCAGATAATCCTTGATCTCATCAATATCCGCCTCTAAATCTGTCTGGCCTAAATAATCTTTATATAATTTATACTCCAAAACATCTCTTTTAAGCTCACTAATATCCAAATCCACTTTTCTCATCCATGAGATGGCAATTTCTAAAACTGTTTTATAGTGAATGTTTGTTTCATCTTTTTCGGGTTTGCGAACCCAATCATTTTTCATTATATCATAAACAGAACCAGACTTTGCCAATTTAAAAGTATTAGCTATATAGTAATTAACGGGGTGTTGAGTCCCAGGAATATTTTTTCCATTTGGTAGGAATTTTGAGAGATCTTTTACTTTGTTATCTGGCAAATCTATAATAACATTAACATCTACATCTGAATATTTCGTATATTGAAAACCAGTCATGCTCCCGGCTAAATATACCTTTTTTGGTCTTTTATCTGTATAGAGGGATAACCATTCCAATAGATGGTCTAAAATGCGTTTTTTAACGCTGGCCTTTAGCTTCTTGCCAATCCAAATGTCTTTTGAAAGATCCTTATGAATTGGATCGAGTACACTTTCCTGTATGTCATTGATAAAATTATTTAATTGCATTTCTAATCCTTATTTACGCTTGCTAATAATATTAAGATCTCCATGAATACCCTCAATATGTTCTTTATATTTGTTGAATTTTTTAAGCCATTGTTCCAATTCAACTCTGTTTTCAAAGACATCTGATTCTTCCAATAGAATTTGGCCAAGAAACCGGGAGCTTGTTTTAAGTCGTAAACTGCGTTCTTTATTTTGTATAGTGAGGGCTCTATTAAGTGTAGCATTATCAACCTTGGCCATCTCTAATAGGAACTGTCCAAAAACTGGAGTTCTCATTTTAGTTCACTCGCGACATATATATGTTCATATACATTTATCTTTAGCGGCGAGCATATAAACTGGTTATAATACCCTCCTTAAAAACCAGTTTTTCAATCGGGTCATATATGACCCGATTTTTTTGCGACAAAGCATATATACCACTATCTATTGAAGCGGGATAAATAAACAAAATGATATTAGGATTTATAGGAACACGCAACCGAATGACTGTTAAGCAGAAAAGAGTGTTCGCAAAAACAATAGATGAATTATTGCCAATCGAAGAATTCCACCATGGAGATTATATAGGAGCCGATTGCGATGCTCATGTGATCATAAACACAAAATTTGATATTCCTATATTTATTCACCCACCGAATAATAACTCATTGAGAGCATACTGCAAACAAGCCAAGAAATTATTCAAGAAAAAGCCATATTTGGAAAGCAATAAGGATATTGTTGATGCATGCGATCTCCTAATTGCATGCCCAAAGGAACATAATATCGCAATTGGTGACGGAACCTGGTTCACGGTTGAATATGCTAAAAATAATAAAAAACTGATATATCTTATATATCCTAACGGCAAGCGTGAAGAAATTTAATTCCTTTACAAAAGCACCAAATTATGATAACATAGTTATAAGTTCAGGCATATTATGGAGAATAACTTGGTTAAACTTAATAGTTTCGGAAGATCTATTATCCTTACAGAATTTAATACGCTTCAAAAATATGGTATTCTCGAAAATGATATTTGTGAGTTAGGAAGATTCAAGACGATCAAACAGATGGATAGAGGAGAGATAATAGGCAATTTTAAGATCAAGACTAAATCCGGCCGAATCTTCAACGCGCTTGGAGGCACCAAAGATTATGATGAAGTGGTGAGAGCTATCTTAAAAACCAAATACCATCGCTAATATAATACTAATGACAGGAGGATATTATGATAGAATTAAGAGGACAATACGGCAGGGCTAAGGTCTTCAATGATGCTATTGAAGAAACTGCTGTTGGACAGATAATCCAACTTCTCAGCCAACCAATGGCGAAGGATGCCCACGTAAGAATTATGAGCGATGTACATGCAGGAGCTGGTTGTGTAATAGGATATACAGCTAAGCTAACCGATAAAGTGGTCCCAAATTTAATCGGCGTCGACATTGCCTGCGGAGTAACAAGCTGGAAATTAGGAAAGCGCCACGAATTTAAATTAAAATTTGATGAATTAGATAAATTTATTAGAAACAAGATCCCAGCTGGGAAAAATGTTAGAACAACCACACACAGCGAGCTTAAGAAATTATTTGATACAATCGCCACGAACGAGATTGATACGTTGTCCAAATTTGAAGATGCTGTTAGAGAAATATGTATTAGACAAAATCAGAATTTTGATAGAGTTATGAGATCAATCGGCTCACTTGGTGGAGGCAATCATTATCTGGAACTCGGAGAAGACTCGGATGATAATCTTTGGTTTACTATACATTCAGGGTCTAGAAATTTTGGATTAAAAATTGCCAAATGGCATCAAAATATCGCTTCCAATTCTATTCTTGGAATAGATGAAGTAGAATATAAAAATAAGATTAAAGAGATTAAAGCAACTAAAAAAGGGAAGGAAATAGAAGCGGCAATAAGCAAACTCCATAGGCACCTTTCAAAACACGGAAAGACAACTGGACTTGAGTATCTTGAAAATGATGATGCCGAAAACTATATTGCAGATACAAAAATCGCTCACCTATATGCTAAGCTTTCTAGAAGAGTAATGGGATATGAAGTAGTATCAAATTTTTACAAATTAAATTTTAACGAAGTAGAAGTAATAGAGTCTACCCATAACTATATTGATCCCGATGATAATATAATCCGAAAAGGCGCAATAAGAGCGCATAAAGGAGAAAAAATAATAATACCAATGAGCATGCAATTTGGAAATGTAATTGCTACCGGGAAGGGCAATAAAGATTGGAACTATTCTGCGGCCCACGGCGCTGGCAGAAAGATGAGTAGGCGATTCGCCAAAGACAATATAACTTTAGAAAAATTTCAGAACGATATGAAAGGGATTTGGTCTTCATGTGTTTCTAAATCGACATTAGATGAAGCTCCTGGAGCGTATAAAAATCCAGAAGAGATAATAAAATATATGAGAGAAGCAATTGATGTTATCACTATTATAAAACCTTTATACAATTTTAAGGCATCTTAATCAAGATAATATCATGAAAAGCATTCATAAAAAGCTTCTTCTCAAGATATTATTTGAGAATGGCGCGCGGCTTATGTCAATCGGTATGCCATCGCTGATGCTCAATCTTCCTTATGATATATTTGGGTCAGGTGGTTATAAAACAGGGCAATATCCATCCAGGATGATAGATATTTTGTCTACCGGCGGATGGTCAGAAAATGGTTATATATTATATAAAATAAGAACTTCCGGCAGAGTTAAAAAATATGATTTTGCTTATATTAATCCTCAAACAAAGGAATTGCAAACCAATACTGAATTATTATACTACTTGCTGATATTTATGGGCATTAAGTGTCAGTTCATTAAGCCATTTCCAAGATCATGGTACGTACGTGATGTATTTTTAGTAGATAAAATATCAAGCATTCCAAAAAGAAGGCCTGCCGCATATTGGATCAAACCAGGAATGAATATTTCAGAATGGCCTGTAATATATACACCACACAATACGGTATCATATAGTGTCTATGTGATAGAGCCAAGCCACTTTAAAGAAGTTGTTGATAGGTTGAGAAGATATAAAATACAATTCTCAGTATACAAGGGCCATCTAAGAAAAGACATCATTCTATAGCTGGTATTTGCCAATTCTTGAAGTTCTGGTAAAATTTAAGGGCGTCGGCCAATTGGCCCTGTTCATAAATTTTATCTGGAATAGTTCCTTTTCCGCCATCCCAATATTTCTTTATCACATTATATTCATTGGTAAATAATGCCAGTAGCACCCAATCTTCTCTATTATTAAAAGTAGTCATTAAATCATTTATTCTTGCTATCAAAAGGGTAACGCTTTCAATTGGGTTATTTAAGCTTTTAAGACCCTTGTAATCTATCTGGAATATAGGGTCATGTTTAACTATTGGCAAATTTGCGGCCGATTCTGCTGTTTTTCGGTACATAGCAGCAATCCCTCTTTTATATTCAGAATTATAAACAGGATTAAAATTAGAAGCGACCTTTATATAAGCCACTGGAAGGAAAAAATTGATTGATGGTATCCTTTGGATGCATGCCCAAATTTTATTGAATGTATCCATGATTTGTTCCGTGGACATTCGTTGATCCTCCGGAACAGCATTTGTATAATACCTAACTATCTCAAAATATCTCTCTCTCAATCTTTCTTTGCGCTGCTGAACAGGAAGTCTTTCCCAAGAATTGGCTATCTCTATATCTGATTTAGCTATAATTATTTTTTCTGTATTTTTGATATAAGTTTGGTACATATCATTGATGGTATTTCTCATAAAATAGAATCCGATACCTATTACTACAACAGCCAATACTACGGATGCTATTATGCCCAATCTTAAATATAGATTTGTTGCTTTTAATCTGGCATCAATCTCAGCTGTCACCTGGGCGATTATATTTCTAATAGTGGCATTGGAAGGTTTTTTATTAAAATCTGATTCTGACATTTTATCTCCTTAATAATTTAAAGCTAGAAAGTTCATTGGGTCTACGCTGATATGGTTATGAACTATGGCATAGTGTAAATGAACGCCAGTAGTCTTTCCTGTTTCTCCCATATAGCCTATGACATCTCCGCGCTTTACTTTCTGGCCTACTTTTGCTGTTATTTTATTCATGTGGCCGTAATGTGTCTCAAAACCATTTTTGTGGCTAATCACAACATACCACCCGCTTAAACTGCCCCAGCCCGCGGCTTTGATTTTACCATCTGCTGTCGCTACAATTGGATCATTCAGATTGCCGACTATATCTATGCCTTCATGAAACTCTATCTTATTTTTATCAAACACATTAGTTCTGAAACCGAATCCAGATGATATGTTAAGTGCTCCTTGTACAGCCACAGGCCATATAAATGGAAAGCTCTCAACGAATTCTTTCCTTGCCTCTAAATAATTTTTTACTTCCGCCAACATCCTTTGATCATCTTTCATAGTAGCGACTGTATTTCGTATAGTCAGCAGAGTAACCTCATCGCTGTTTTTAACTTCATTGAATTCCATAGTGCCTATGCCAAGATGAGAATCCTTGCTGTAAAGTAAATCAACTATTTCTTTAATTGAGGCTCTATAATTGTCGCGGATTTTAACAACATTGTCATATTCCTCTTTATATTTCTTAAGTTCTATTTTAAAAGAGTTCACTTGTTCTTTGGCGTTCTGAATAATAACGATGCTCTTCTCGCGTGCAATATACTCCGCATATTTTATCGTTGAAAAAACGAAAATTGAACATGAGAAAAGCACAATCAATGAAAATCTTAAAAGTCTAACGCGTATTTCTATACTCTTCATTTTTATACACCTATATATGTTTTTATAAACTATAATTATCTTTAATCTATATATAATAACATATATATTACAAGGAGCTCTTAGGGTTAGCATGGAAATTAAAAACGGTAATATATTTCATCTAAAATGGAGTTCAAAAGATATAAACTTAAAAATAAATTCAAAATAAGCTTTACACACAATGCCGATTATGATATAATAAAATAAAAAGGAATAACTTATGCAGATACAAAGTGCCAGCTTAGATGTTCCGGGTGGATGTCCGAATAAATGTAAATTTTGTGTATCAAAGCTTAGCAAATCAGATAATATGCTTAACAATGTGTTTAAAAAGGGTGACTATGAACATGCTTCCATACTTGAGTATGAATTTGAAGATAGGCTAGAATATATGAAGGATTTAGGTATAAATACTTTGGTGCTCACTGGTACAAATTCTGAGCCACACATTAATAAAACATATCTGGAACTTTTTGACAGAATTAACAAATCGCTATCAAGTAGATTCAAAAATATAGAACTTCAAACCTCCGGCGTGAAACTCACTCAGCAAAAACTAAATTTTCTTCGTAAAATAGGTGTGAAAACAATTTCACTCTCCTGCTCGTCTCTGAATTCCGATATAAATAATGAAATAAATGGCACACCGGAAAACTTGAAGATTGATCTGCCACATGTAGCAAATTTGATAAAAAGGAATAATTTTAATTTACGCCTTAGCCTGAATATCAACAAACAAGGATTTGGACATTATAAATCATTCGAGAAGTTATTTCAAGATTGTAAAGAACTAGGAGCCGATCAAGTTACGTTTAGGAAACTCTATGCTACAGATGAGGATGCTCCGGAAAATGAGTGGATTAAAAAAACAGCAATGACGCAAGAATGGTGGCACAAACTCGAACAGTACATAATTCGTTTTTCAAGGATTTTGAATAGACTTCCATTTGGAGCAAACAAATATAGCATTCATGGCATTTCAACCGTAATTGATAACAATTGTATGAACAAAGGGGATAAAGAAAATCTAAAATATATTATATTAAGAAGAAACTGTAAATTATATTCCGAATGGGATGATGCGGCTTCTCTAATTTTTTAGGAGACTAAAATGAGTAAAATTAAGAAAGCATTAGAACTGGCTTTTGATTATGGCTCAATTGATGGCGGCCATCATAAGATGTGGGTTATTGATCAAATGGTCAGGGCTCTTTTGGGTAGTAAGAAAGAATATGACAAATGGATAAGAGATTTTTGTAATGGCGAAGATGGGCCTAGCACTTATTCATGGGAAATTGGCATAGCGCCGTAAGGAGAATAAAATGAGTTGGAAAAGCATAAGCACTATAGTAACAGTTATCGCCGTTATTGCCATTTTAGCGTTTTCAGTTGAATACTCGCAGGTTCAAAACCTTAAAAAACATATACTAAAAGAGACCAACAATGGCCCGATTATTTATGGTGATGACATAATTGCGCAGGCAAATCGGCTCGGTGGTAGCTACTGGTCAATTAAGCACAGCAAATTTGGTTATGATATATATATCAGCAAGGATAATGTATATATCAGTTATGATAATCTCAAAAGCTTAAATGATGTAAAAGATAAATTGGATGAAGTAGATAACACTTTCGCTATTCTTGAGTCAAATGGAAAAACTAAATGACAGTTACCTTCGAGGAAGCTCTCAAAACAAAGGACGTGTGGAAATCACCGGAAGATCTTATCTCACCTAATGTCAAAAAGCTTCCAACAATAGCCCAAAAATTCATCAGAAAATTCAAAAACTGGCCAATTGATGTTTATAACTGCAAAGTGAACTACTATGACAGATGGGGCAATCGCCAATCATTCATTCTCGAGAATGGAAAATATCATGAAAACGATGAAGAAGTTTGAATTTGCTAGAACAATACTAAAAGATGAAGTGCTGGATGATAATGTTACAGTCTGGGACGGCGACCCCTATAACAGTTCGTTCAAGACATATTATAAAGATGGCAAAACTATTAAAGCAAAAGGCACATTCAAACATGACAAAATTCAGGGTCAATGGTGTGAATATTATTCAAACGGCCGGCTTAAAAAAGAATGTTTTACACTCAATGGTATATTAAATGGTCCATTTAGAACATGGCACAGAAATGGTAATCTGAAGAACGAAACATGTTTCAATCAAGGAGAACAAGAAGGCAAGGCGACTAGATATTATTCAAATGGCCAGATAATGTTTGAAGAAATGTATATCGATGGCATACTTGATGGAGATGCCATTTGGTACTATGAAAATGGAAACATCGAAAAGATTAAATATAAGAGAGGAGCTGTAATTGACTCGACCGGTAGCACTAAAATATAAAAATGACATATATACTATTAGAGCCGGCTCCTGTGCGTTGAAGCAAGAATATAATATTACAGGACTCACATTGATATTAGATGATACAGTTGCGGACAGTTTTGTTCATGCCTATAATTACAATGAAAAACTTGAGATATTTTATCCCGAAGACAATATTATATATCATTGTGATGGATGCACATTTTTAAGTTCGGACTATAACCAGGAGCTAAATGCTAAAGTTATTTCTTTTTTTGTGGATAATGTTAAAACGGAGAATAAAAATGATTGTGAAATATATTTTGCTAAAACCGATTCATCAAAAAGGGACATCGCCAAGCATTCACTCCTCGGCAAAAAGATAGTATCATAATATTGTTCTTAAAAAGCGCTTTTTAATTGCCTTGTAGTTGAGAGGATATATATTATTTAATATTCCAAGGTGTCGAAAAACATCTGTTTTCTTGTGGTAATTGGGAACATTATGTACCTCCAAAAACACCTTTTTAGACTTGAACCAGTAACCATAACGGAGCTGATGATGTGAACCGGGTCTTCTTTTGCCAGCGTATGCCGCGAGCTCCAATGATATATGCACTGGATTACTTGGTGGGTAACGGCCGAATATTAAATAGTCATCACCAATGCGCAAATCTCTTTCTTTGATGGCCATTATTACACCCCTAATATCCTTAAAAATTATATTTAAAAAATGTTATGTCATCTAAAAAATAATCCCCGATCAATTTTTTGGTCTTACTATTATACATCTTCCTATAGTTATATTCTCCAAAATAACCAAGCCTCCGGCCAAGTTGTACTTCTACATTTAATAGCTCAACTATCTTTTTAAAATCTTGTTCAAAGTTTTCGTATCTGCCAATAAAGTTCACTAATATATTATTGTCAAAAATAAACCACAATTGAGGTTTGGCAATGATAGATTTTCCGGCAACTATAATATCCACATATTCATCAAAATTATTATAAGGAAATATCTCTGAGCTGGTTTTGCATCTCTCATACCAGCCATGATAAGCGGATGCAATTCTGCTCCAAGGGTTTCGTACAAACGCAAATTTAAAATATTTTTCATATTTAACATACAAATCACGCCTGAGAGGCTCATGATGGTTAAGGTATGTAACCCTGTCACCGAAAGCTTCTTTTATAGAATGCCCGCCTGTTCTTGGAATATGAATAAATAAAGCGTCTTTTTTTTGAACTTTCATCTTTTAATATTGAGCCGCTCGCTTACCGTTTTTATAAAAACTATGAATAAATAATTGACCATTTTCATGCCATCTTTTGTATTCACCATTCAATTCACCGTTTTTATAAAAACAATGAACAGCCAATTGGTCATTTTCATACCATATTTTATATTCGCCTTCTTTTTTACCGTTTTTATAAAAGCCACGTTCACGTAATCGACCATTTTCATACCAGATTTTGTATTCGCCATTCAATTTGCCATTTTTATAAAAACTATGAATAGTCAATTGGCCCCTACTATTCCATTCTTTATATTCGCCATTCAATTCACCATTTTTGTAGAAAGCATGATTATATAAT